CATCTCCATTTATTGATTGGACACCACAATATAATAAAATGCTTGAAAATGGGGGAGATGCCGCGAAGACCTCAGAATATTGGGGATTTATGCTTAATCCTGATGGCACATATCTAATGGATGATGGTATGTATTACATTGATTTGGCAGGGAACTTCAATTCTAGAGAATACTTAACTATTACAACGTCAAATTGCGATGGCAGTACTGTCAGACAAGTAATTCGTGAGTATGTGTCGAACGATCCATTCTGGTATAAAGAAATTTGGGTTAAACCGCTTGAAGCGGCAGACCAAGCCCTAGCAGCATATTTTTCTAGCGAGGAAGGATTTTTTTACAATAATGCCGCAGTTCTTACAAATGTGGCCAATGCGGGCGAAGAAGGGAAATACCTGAAAGCTGTAAATGGCCGTTGGGAAGCAGCAGATGCTCCTAGTGGTGGCACGACTTTAAAAGCTATGAAAGATATTGACAGCTATATTGGAGTCCCAACTGCAGATGTTCCAACTGATGGTATGCTACAATTAATCATAACGGGTCACGAAAGCACAGAAATGGCAATTGGTACTATAACAATTCAAGATGGAGTAATCACTACTAACGCTATGATTTCATGGTATGAGGGGAATGCCTCATTACTTGAATCAATTGTTATTGTAGCAAATGGCTTAACCGTTCAAGGATGGAGTGCTGGTAGTTATTGCGGAACTTATCAATTAGTGGCTCAGTAACTTTAGCATTAACAATTTTATGGATAAAAGGGAGGAAATATTATTATGAAGTTATATCAATGTTTATTAGAGCAAAATGACTGTTATAAGAGAGGGGTAAAAATTACTCCGACAAAAATTGTAGTACATAGTACTGGTGCAAATAATAATACAGTAAAACGTTATGTTCAGCCATATTCTGGACAGACTAGCGGCATGGAAGAGTATTTACCGCAAAGAAAAACATTTTCTCGTACAGAGATGTTATCTATTCTTGGAACAAATAATTATAGAAATGACTGGAATAGAGGCGGTTTACAGGTCTGTGTACATGCATTCCTAGGTAAGATATCAGATGGTTCATTGGCAGTAGTCCAAACTCTACCATGGGAAATGCGTTGCTGGGGCGTTGGCGCTGGTAGATATGGTTCTTACAATAATTGTGCAATTCAGTTTGAGATTTGTGAAGATGACCATTCTAGCGCAAGCTATTGTAAAGAGACATTTGAACTTGCCGCAGAGTTATGTGCACACTTAATGCGTGCTTATCCATCTATTACCGAGATTGTTTCGCATAATGAAGCTGGACAGCGTGGTTATGGTAGCAATCATAATGACCCGGACAACTGGTGGCCAAGACACGGTTATACAATGGGCATGTTAAGAAGGCGCGTTAATGAACTACTTAATAATAGTTCTTCAACACCATCGCCAAATCCAACCCCAACGAAACAACTTTACAGAGTAAGAAAGTCTTGGAATGATGCTGCTTCTCAAATTGGGGCATATTCCTCTCTTGAGAACGCTAAAAAGGCATGCAAGGTTGGATATAGTGTCTTTGATGAAAAAGGGAATGTTGTTTACTCTGTTAAAGAAAACCAAAATCAAAGTAAAGTTGATAGTGCCCAGTCATTCGATAAGAGCAAGGCAAGAACCTATATTGTTAATGCAAGCGTTGGGCTACATCTAAGGGCGGGTGCAGGATCTAATAAGACAAGCCTAGGCGTTTTACCATATGGGACTAAGGTGCAATGCTTTGGTTATTATACTGGTGAATGGTTATATGTACAAACGCCTTCTGGACAGGTTGGATTTATGCACAGTGGATATTTAAAATGAGGTGCTAATAATGGAATTTTCCAAAAAGATTCTAATTGTTGCCGCTATTATTAATATACTCGTTGTCGGTTTTTCTTGTGTGATGATTTTTATTACACGTGACCTGTCTCCATTATGCTATTTGATTCCGTCTGTTGCTGGAGAAGTGGCAACTGGGACAGGTTTTTATTATGCCAAAGCAAAGGCTGAAAACAAAATTAAGCTAATGCAAAAATATAATATAGAGATGACCGAAGATTCATTTAGGGAATAATTGATTCAGGAGGTAATACAATGAAAGATTTAACTGATTTAATTCTTGCGATTCTTACTGTGGTTTTCACTGCAATTTCTACGTTCTTAATTCCTTATATTAAGAGCAAGACTACCGCATCTCAATATGCAGAAATTCAGAAATGGGTTACGATTGCAGTAGAGGCTGCAGAAATGATTTATACCGGAACCGGAAGAGGCCAAGAGAAGAAGGAATATGTTCTTGCTTTCTTAAATAGCAAAGGCTATAAACTTGACACAGAGAGCATTGATAATATGATCGAGGCTGCGGTTCTAAAGTTACAAAGTGAAATTAAAGGCGAATAATAAATAACAATACAGGGGGTGGCGATGCTGCCCCCTAATTTTAAATAACATATATCTTATAGGAGTTGCATTGTAGATTTACGTAAGTTTGCAACTCGTAATGTAAGTTTACGAAAGTTTATAATGGATAAAAGGAGGAATTATATGAAAATACTTGCGTTTGATCAAGCTACGAAAATCAGCGGGTGGGCTGTATTCAACGAGGATCAATATATAGATAGCGGGGTTATTGATTTGCATAAAAATTTAGATACAGAAGCAAGAACAAAACAAATGGGCATAGAACTTTGCAAGAAAATTGACGAAGTGAAACCAGATTATATTATTATTGAAGAAGTACAAAATCAAAGCAACGTTTCCACAGTAATTAAATTAGCGAGATTGCAAGGAATGGTGCTTGGTTTTGCTGCCGCCAATAAAATTCAAACGAAGATTTTTGAACCATCTCATTGGAGAAAGATTTTATCATATAGACAAGGGGCAAAAGTAAAGCGCGAGACATTGAAACAGCAGAGCATTGATTATGTCAAAAACAAGTTTGGTTTTGATTTTTCAGAAGATAGGGCAGAAGCAGTCTGCATTAATGTTGCCGCGCAAATAGAATTGAAAAGTTTGGATGATATTGATATTGAAATCTAACGGCGGTGCCGTATTAAATAAATTATTTTAAAGGAGTTATGAATTATGAAAATCAAAGAATTTGTAGAGATTATGGAGGCTAATAAAAGCAAGCTTTATAGTAAGACTGATGCCAATGCAATGTCTAATTTTATTAAAAAGGCGTTGGAGGTTAAGGAGTATTTACCATTACAAGAAAAGAGGAATCTTATAGCGCAGATTATTGACGCGTCTATTATTTACGAGAATAGTATGTACAAATTTGATGAAATTGATAAATATGTACATTTAGTTATGCTTAGCATTGCAACATATACGAATATCGAGCTATCTAATGATATTGAAGATGATTATGACGAACTGTGCAGAAATGGTCTATTGGATACGGTGGTCGATACGTTTAGAGGAGAATATCAATCTGTAATGATGCTTCTAAATATGCAATGTAATTACATTTTAGCTGATAATACACTTGGTGCAAAGTTAGGAGCGTTTGTTGAAGGTTTGTCTAAAAATATCGATAGTTTAGCCGGTGTTTTAAAGGCTAAAGTTGAATCAATGGATTTTGATATATCGAATTTAGACTTAAATAATATTCAGTCTTTATTGGAGAAATTTAAATAAGGTGGCGAAATTATGGCTAGTGGAGTAAAAAATTTGGAACGAGCCTTTAATGATGTAATTAATAATGCCGTAAATATAGCCAATGACGTTGTGAGAAATGTTGGGGAAAAAGTACAAACCGATATGTATGATAAAGCAAATAAGACACTTGAGGCATATTATGCAGATTATACTCCACGTATATACAAAAGAACATATTCGTTAAAGCGTTCTATCAAGCCATATACACAGGCAAAATCACGTGGAGGATTAATCACTTTAGAGATTGGTATTGAATATGATTATAGCAGATTAAGTGGTATGTATGAAAGTAATTCATATTATCATCAACAAGGCATGATATGGTACACACGAAATTCTTCTGGGTTTTATGCACGAGACACAATTAACGGAATGCCAAGACCATCTTGGATATTGAATAATTTTCTAAAAGGACTTCACCCTATTACTCTTGTTAACGAAGGCTTGGATGAAGATAACACAATAAAAATAGAATATGAGTATAAACCATATCAGGGTGCAACAAAACCTTTAAAACTAATGGAAGATTTCGTGAACAAAGAATTAGACTCAAAAATTATAACATATACTCAGGAAGAGCTATGGAGCACTATATCTGAATATTTTTAATTAATATGGTGGTGAAAATATTATGGCTAAAGAAATGAAAAAAGTTGCTATCCAGCTTAGTTTAGATGTAGATAAGCAAGGTGCTATAGCGCAAGTTAAAAATGTTACAGAACAAATGAAAAAGATTTTGGCCGGGTTTGAAAAGTCTGGTGGCACGTTTGAAGTTTTTCAAAATCTAGTCGCATATCTTGGTGATGTCGAGCAAAAAGTTTTAGAGCTTAAAAAGATTAATCCAGTTAAGTTTGACGAGCTGTTTGGCGAAAAGGGTGGAGCCGCTTTAAATTCTGCACTTCAAACTCAAATTTCTAGTACACTTGAAACGGCTAAAAAGTTGCCAGATATTATTTCTGGTATTCAGAAAAAAATTGCTGGACTTCAAGGACAAAAAAGTGTAAAAATAGGCGATATTAGAGAAGTTGGGCAAGATATTAAATCATTATATGCACTAATAGGGAAGCAGCCAAAAATAGATCTTGATTTTGTCGGACAAAAAGGTACATTTGATAAATTAGATGTTTTGGGCGAAGCGCTTAAAGATTTTCAAGTTGATTGGTTAAATTTTGTTAATACTGTTAAAAATAATCCGAATCCACTGTCTGTGGGCGGTGAGTCTGGTGGTTCTGGGAATGGAACTTCTATGACTGCTGAAATTGAAAAACAAATTGCGGCATTAAAAGAACAGAAAAAATTATTAGAAGAGCGTCAAAAAATATTTGCTAAATTTAGCGAGGGAGAATCTTCTAGTTTAGATATAACTAAAAGATCTAGCAAAGAGATAGAGACTTTGGCGACAATGTTTAAGGCGAGCAGGGAAACTGCTTTGCTTGCAAAGGGAACGGATGCATATCCAGAGAAATTTGCCGAGGCATTATCGTATGCGATTCAATTGCAAGACACAATTGAAAGTATTCAAGCTGAATTAGATAAAGAAGATAATGATGAAAATTATTATTCCAAAACGTCTGATAAGATTAGTGAGTGGTACGGAAAGAATGTAGCAAAAAATACATATCTGTCTGATTTAATCGATGGTTTTATTAACTCATGTAATAATGAGATGAGCAAGGCTATTAATTCTTTTTTTGATTCTGCTTTAAAAAATATTAATACTAATATTGCAGAATTAGAAAATAGTTTAAAAGTTGGGGGAGCAAAAGATGAACAAAAGGGCAATTCTGGTCAAGGCCCTAGTAGTTCAAATGCTGGAACAGTAAGCAATGGCCAGCCAGTAGACTTTACAGATGTTACAAATGCAATACAAACTGCTGCGGACACAATTAAGTCAGAATCTGGGGCGATTCAGTCCAAAATTGAAGCGATTAATCCAACTGAAACACTTAATGGGATTCAGACTGTGTTAAATAGTATACAAAATAGTGTCGATAGTTTTGTTAATAAGGATAGTATCGACCCGAAACAGCAACAAATAGATGCAATGAAGAAAAACTTGTTAGAATTTGCAAACATACAAAAAGAAACAAATAACCAAATTATTAATGGTGGATACCAAGAGCAAGAATTAAGTGGTTCTATTTTTGCTAATGGCAAGATTAAAGTTAATAAAGGCGAGAGTGGAAACATACCTTGGAATAAATTTTATGAATTGTTTTTATCTGAGGCATCTACGGCTATAGGAGATATTCATACCCATCCATTTAAGAATCTCAAATCAACTCTTGAAAAGATAATGAATGATTCTTTTAGCTTCGGCAGAGGAGATATGGCCGCTTGGAAGAAGGACAATAAATTAGGCGTTCCAATGACAGGTATGTTAACCGGAGATATTTATCGTATATTAGATATTTCTAAACTGGATATTAATAAAATGTCACAATTAGTTGCAACGTTACAGAAAAATTCTGCAGCATATATGCAAAAATATCCAGATTATATTAGTTACGATAATACCTCTGGCAAAACTTATTTGGGCAAAAATTACCGAGAAAGCTTGTCGGACACTCATATTCTATCAGAGATACGTGAACAAATATTACTCAAATCTTTAGATGATGTTGGTATTTCTAGAGACATATTCCAAAAATATGATATCAAAAATGATGAAGATCTCACGAAATTAGCCACCACTCTGGTTGAGCTTGGGAATGTTGCCAATCAAGTAACAACCCCGTTCGATAGAATGATACAAATTTTTAGTACATATACTAAAGATAGTAATAAAACTAAATCTGAAGGAGCGTTAATTCAACAATTAGCATCTGGAGAGATGGTCGCATCGCAGTTTGCAAAGAATCTAATTGGCAAAGATTCTCAATCTGGATGGGAGAATTTTTTAAATGTGAATTTTTCAGCATATAAAGCTGGGGATGCTGCTTCAATTAAGAAATTTAGAGATGTTTTGTCAACAAATGGTATCCAATCGTTGTCTGGTTTAGACGATGGCACGATTGATAAATTAATAACTGTTATGTCTAGTCAACAAGATCAGGTGCATAAATTACTTAACGTTCTTGATATTACAAAACAGACTGGCGGCTATATGACACAGTTATATGATTCTGCGGTTTCATATAACAAAGGCGAAAAGTCTATTTATGATATTTTTAATAGCTTTTCTGGGAAGTATGGGTTTAATTTTGATAAAGTAAATCCAAATGTTCAAGATTCTATAACTACTATTGATTATCAAAATTCGTTAAGCCCATTAGAGCAAGCGGTCAATGAAATTTCAAGCTTGTTGTCTTCTATTAACTCTGCTGTTAATGCAATACAACAAAGCACAAGTCAAACAACTGTGCAATCTTTAGATAAATTAAAGGAGCAAATATTAACTTCTCCGTATGATGGAAGCGCGACACAATTTAATAGTTTTATTTCAAAGATGGGGAATACGTCACAATATGATCCAAGTAATGCTACGGAATATTACACAAAACAAGTTGTCCAAAATGCTGGTAAAGCAATTCAATCATTGGTGAGCGAGCTTAATAATATTAATGTAAAAGGAATCGAAAATATTGATACTGCGGCGTTGTCTGATATTATTAATAAGTTTAAATCTGCAGTCTCTCTTACTCACGACGCAACTCAGCAAATGGATTATTATCAAAATACATACGGCAAAACGATAAATGGAGCGGCGCTGATAAATCCATATACTAACAGCACTGTAGACTATGCCGATGTTATGAATTATTTTGGTGATATGCTTGAGAGATTTGCATCAACAGACGGCAATGACTCTGTCGCTAATAAAATAATTCCAGTTATAGACGAACTTAAGACAAGATTAGATACAAGTAGAACAGCGGAAGAGAACCATGCAGTTGATGACGCGTCACAAAATCAATCTATAAGTGAAATATTACCGCTTTTACAGAATATTAATGAGGGATTAAATAATTTAACCAGTATTTTCTCTTCTGGTGAATTACGGGTTCAACAAGTCGATCAAAATAATAATAATGTCAATACGCAAACTGCAAACAATAATCAGCAAAATATATCTGACAATACAAATGTAAGCGCTGTTAATGCTACAGATATTGCCTCTTTACAAAACGAGCAGCAAACATTATTAACGTTAGAGCAAATGGTTCTGCGCGTAAAAGATGCCGTTGATGCGAAAACGCAAGCCTTTGTAAATGAGAAAGCGCAAGTTGAAGCAGGCATTACTTCTGAAATCGAGATCCTAAAAGGTTTTGAAGATGTTGTAATTCGTGTTAAAGATACTATTATGTCGATTAGTACAGAGCTAGGAGCTGTGCAGTCTGTGAATTTAGTCCAAAACATTGAACAAGAAATTGCCAATTGTGATAGTTTAAAGACAAAAATAATTGAGATTCGAGATGCGATTAACGATAAAACTCAGGCATTTGTGACGGAGAAGGAAACCGTTGCTTCTGTTGTTTCAGAGGAGATTGATTCTTTAACTAAGTTGAAAGAATATATTGACTCTATATCACAATCAGTGTCTGCTCTTATTAACGGCAAACTTGTTAATATGTCCGATAAGGTTACTAGTGAAATTGACAAGACGAAAGATACGGATAAACCAAAGACAGATACACCTCAAGTTGCCGATTCTAAAAAATCGCAAGATACTTCGTCTAAGGTTAATATGCCAGAAGATGAAAAATTACTTTCAAATATATTAACCGAGGTTCAAAAGATTGCCGGAGCTATGCAAGATGGCGGAGCGCTTTCTGGCATGAAAGAACCGTTAAATCAGATTGCTCAAAAGTTAGATCGTATTATAAGTGGGGTGTCTGAACGCAAAGACGCATCAAAGCTTCCGTCAGGCTCTGCGAATACCAGATTAGCAGACGCGAAGCAATATGACCAAATCAAAGAAGTCGCAATCGGTGCTGTTTCTGATAGGGCAACTGAAAGTAAAATTACTGGCATGAAAGCTCTTGCTAATGGGCTTGTCCAGGTTAATGGTTATATTAAAACTGCAGAAGGCAACTATGAAAACTTTGTTGTTAAAGTTAATGCCGCGAATGAGACTATCGGTCTTGCATTTAGTGAAAATAAAAAATTAACGCAGCAAATGCAGCAAGAGGCGAATGCGCAAGAAGCATTTAGTAATAATTTTAATCTTGTTGCAGATGAGTTTGTTAAATATACTGAGTCCATCGATCAATCAGATCAAGTTACGGCTAAATTTTCTAGCCAAATTCAGCAAATGGAGAATCGCCTTGCGGCTGTGTCCAATGGCGCAGAGCTTGATGCATGGAAAGCTGATTGGGATGCTCTAACCGCTTCAATTGCAGCCGCAAAGCAAGAGCAAGAAAAACTTATGCTTGAATCTCAAAAACGCAAAGATACAGGCATATTAAATGCAGTTGGAAAGTCTACTACTGAGATTTATAAGTCTCTTAAAATAGACCCAACTAAAATGACACCAGAGCTTGAAGAAATTAGAAAAAAGTATCTTGATGTTGTTAGTATTATTGAAGAATATAAAAAGAAACGTGAAGCTTTAACACAAGAAGAAATTAGCGGCTTGAAGCAAGCGGAGACTGAATTGCAAAAGAGCGCCCAAGCATATGCTCAAAAAATGCAAGCAGAGCAACAACAAGGTAATGCGGCGAAAAACGCATATGGTGCGAGCCAAGTTAAAAATATTAGCAATAAATACGTTCAACTATCTGGCGTTGCAAGTGGAGCTGAATTCGCAGATTCTGCAAATATTCAGGCTGCATTATTGAATTTAAAAACCGCCTATGATAATTTAATCGCCAAACAAAAAGAGTTCAAAGATGGTAGCCCAGCAGAAGGTGAAAAACAAAAATTTGCGCAGCTAACAGATCAATATAACCAAGCATATAAAGCATTGGATAATATGATTAAATCGTCAAGAAAGCTCCAAGGTGAAGGTATTGGAGACCCATATGAAATTGTATCTGGGACAAATATTGGTGATCAAAATATTAGAATGCAAGAACTTCAAAATGCTGTGAACCTATTCTCCAATGGTACAGCAAAAGTTGGGCAGTTTAATGCTGCGTGTACTGAATTGTCGTACACAGTAAAGAATGCAGATGGTACTTTTACAGAGTTTACCGCAGTTCTGGATTCTACTGGCACAAAAATTGTTAATGTAGCAGGTAAGACAAAAGAATCAACGAGTTTATTCAAAAGCGCATTTGATTCTTTAAAGAAAAAGTCCAAAGAAATTTTAACATATATGACGTCTATGGGCGTGATGACAAGGGTCATTGGCCAAATTAAACAGGGCATTCAGTATGTTAAAGATATTGATTCCGCATTAACAGAACTCAAAAAGGTAACTGATGAAACTGATGAAACGTATGCAAAATTCTTGAAAACTGCTTCTGCGGCCGGTGCAGAGATTGGAACAACAATTTCTGATTTTACAAATGCAACAGCGGACTTCGCAAGACTTGGATATAGTATAACAGAAGCGACTGATCTTGCAAAGGCTGCAAGTATTTATAAAAATGTAGGCGACGGCATTACAAGCGTTTCACAAGCGTCTGAGAGTATCATATCGACTATGAAGGCGTTTGGAATTGAAGCCAATGATGCAATGGGAATTGTTAATAGATTTAATGAAGTGGGTAACAATTTTGCGATCTCAAGTACAGGAATTGGCGAAGCATTACAACGTTCTGCTAGTGCATTGTATGAGAGTGGCAATACTATTGATGAATCTATTGCATTAATTACTGCAGCCAATAGCGTTGTGCAAAATCCTGAAACCGTAGGTACTGCAATGAAAACTTTGTCGCTACGTCTACGTGGAGCGAAAGCAGATCTTGAAGATGCAGGAGAAGAAGTAGACGGAATGTGTGATAGTGTCTCCGAGCTACAGGCGAAGCTATTAGCTTTAACTGGTGGCAAGGTTGACATAATGCTTGATAAGGACACATTTAAGAATACTACCGAAATTTTAAGAGAAATGTCCCAAGTTTGGGACGATATGACAGATGTCAATAGGGCAGACTGTTGCCCATACGTACAGAAATGTGCGTAGAGAATACGCCTAAAACCAGTAACCCCTAAAGCCCTATTACTACAATACAGATGAAATAAGCTGATATGAATGTAACGAAAGTAAAACAACAATAGGGATGATATATGGACAAAATCCTAAGTATCACAATAATGGGTGTTTGGTCGCAAAGCTCCGAATAGGAGTGTGTCAGACGGTCAGAGTTAAGTCAACTCGTAGACTATAAGCATATGATAGTCGAAACGGCGTACCCCTAACAGGTAATGCTGAGGGTGAAGAAATGACCTTATCTTTATGTGAAAGCATAAGAAATTATTAATCGAAAAAATAGGTGATATAAAATGAAAAAATTTGATTATGAATATTCAACGCAATATGTTAAAGAAATGAAATACTTAGAATCTATTGGAATAAAATATAATTTTGTTAAAGAAGTTAATGGAATTACAACTTATAAATATTCTAAAAGTTCAAAACTATTTAATGCGTTGGCTATTTTTTATGCGCAGTTTGAATAATAGGGAGCGGAAATAATATGGCTCATATTTATACTTATGATGAAATAAAAAAAGAATTTGAAGATCGTGATTATATATTATTAACCGATCACAAATTAAAATGCAATGAGAAATATGAATATATTTGTAAAAAACATCAGGATAAAGGTTCTCAGTTTATTGATTGGGGGCATTTTCATTGTAGCGCCCATGGATGTTCATTTTGCGGACGAAAAAAGTGTGATGATGCAAGAAGAAAAGATTTATCAGAATATAACGGGAAAGAATTGGCAGAAAGCAAAGGTTTTGAGTACGTAGGAATGTCTAGACATGATAAAAAAATATGGGTTCAGTTCATATGTCCAAAACATCGCCAATATGGAGTGCAAGAAATGCCATATAATAATATGAAACGAGTTGTTATTGGATGTCAGCATTGTATTGGTAGAAATGATGACGAAGAAGAGGTTTTAAAAGAAATATATGATATAAATCCATTTCTTGAATTGTTAGACTCATATCAAGGTAGAACAAAACGAATTCGTATGTATTGTACACGGCATAACATGGTCTCACATAAAACTCCATATGAGGCAATTATTGGGAAAGGGTGCTATATGTGCGGCTTAGAGAAATTGTCTCAGCAAGCAAAACTTCCAGAAGGTGTGTTTTCTTCAAGATTAAACAATATTTATCCACATATTAAACTTACAGATGGATATAATGGCGTGACAGAACTTGCTAATTTTCATTGTGAAATCTGCAATAGTGATTTTATTGATTATCCTGCTTATGTAGAGCGTAGAGGATGTCCAGTATGTGATGGCTTTTCGGTTGAACGAAAAATAGGAGTTTTATTAACGAAATATGATATACAATATAAACCACAATATTCTTTCAATGATTGTAAGGATCAAAGAGCCCTTCCGTTTGATTTTTATTTACCAAAATATAATTTATTGATTGAATACGATGGGCAACAACATTATAGGCCTGTAAATTTTGGAGGCATAAGCGATGAAGAAGCATATGAAAATTTTAAAATAACACAACTTCATGATTCAATAAAGAATAATTATTGTGATGTGCACAACATACCACTTCTACGGATTCCATATTGGGAACAAAAGAATATTGAGCAGATAATTTTAGATAAAATAAAGAGTATATAATAATATAAAACGATTAATAATTGGAATAGTTTTGCGAACTATTTTTAAAATTAAATGAGCAGCTCTAGAACTAATGGGCGGGAAACGCCAGGCAAATGTTTTATCCGCCATTATAAAGAATTTCGATACAGTTGAAGATGTTATTCAAACATCCTTAGATTCTGAAGGTAGCGCATATAAAGAGAACGAAAAATACTTAGATTCTATTCAGGGTCGTATTGATTTATTTAAAAATGCCACGCAAACAATGTGGAAAAATACTCTTAATAGTGACGCAGTTAAATTCTTTGTAAACCTTGGTACATCTATAGTAAAAGTAACAGATAAAGTTGGACTATTAAAGGCCGCTATTGCTGCACTTGCTACATATAAGTTTGGCAAATATTTTATTAAGCAGAACTTAGAATTAACCAAACAAGGGGCATCAGCGTCTGACATTTGGAAAAAAGAAAGAGAAAGTGCTTTTGGTCTGAAGAACTTGACGAAAAAGGTATCGCCTGAAGTTGCTCAGGATGATGCAAAAGTTGTAGCGGCAAAACAAGCGGCTGCCGCTGATAATGAAAAAGTGACTGCGGCGCATAATGCAGCCAATGCAGATAACGCTAAAGCTACAGCAGCTCAGAATTTTATTGATTCAATGAACAATAAAACGTCGCAAGACGCTTCTGAAAATATTGAAACAGATGCTGCGGAACGAGTTGCTCAAGCAAAAGAAAAAGAAATCAATGCGGCAGAAAGAGCCGCACAAGCCAAAGAGGAAGAGGCTAATGCAGCAAAAAGAGCTGCAGAGGCCGATAATGCAAAAGTCGGTGCTGCGGATAATGCCGCACAAGCTGACAACGCAGAGTCTGTGGCGTCTAGACAATCCGAGCAAGCCGATAACGCCGAAGCAGTTGCATCTAGGCAAAGTGAGCAAGCCGATATTGCGGAAGCTAATGCATCAAGACAAGCAGAACAAGCAGACGTTGCAGAAGCTGCTGCATCTAGACAGGCTAGTTCCGCAGATTCTTCTCAGGCCGGTTCATCAATAGGAAGTTCTATCGCCGGATCAAGTGCAGCCGGTGCTGCTTTAGGTGGTCTCAAAGGTCTTGCTCTTGGGTTATTGTTAAGTCTCGCGGCTGCTGGAATACAAAAACTTATAGGCTGGGTAGATGATTTAATCCATCGTCAAGAAATCTTACAAGAAGAAGTCAAGGATTTGACAAATACATATAAAACTTCTGTTGATGAAATTAATAGCTCTTTATCTAAATTAACTACTTCTAATGATTCTGATAAGTTTAAAACGCTTGAGGATGAATTTGTGTCTTTATCTGCTGGTGTTGACGCATTTGGAAACAATATTGGCCTTACTAGTGAGCAATATGAGCGTTATAAGTCTATATGCGAAACTATTGTTGGGGTTAATAACAAATTAATAGAAGGGCACAATAGTGCGACCGAAGCAATTGGCAATAATGCAAATGCATTGTCAGCTTTAATTGAATTTCAAAAAGAACAAGCTCGTTTACAGGCAGAAGAATATGTAAATTCGGAGAACTTGCCGAAAATCGCTGAAAACGCGAAAAATGATTATGATGATGCTCACTCTGGCGGTCTTACTTTCCCAACGCCACCAGTTGTTAGTCCTCCAACAGATAATACCTTTACGGGATGGGCAAAATGGCTCGAAGATAATCCTATTCCGCATGATGAATTCGGCGCAAGAGAATGGTTGGAAGAACAACGTGCTGCGTGGGTTGAGGATTATGAGGATTGGTACAACAATCTCTTAAAAGACAATGATATAGCCGCAGATACTCCAATAATGGAATTGCCAGATGATTTAAAAAAACAAGCGACTGATAAACTCAACTATTTTGCCTCACAGTATCAGTCTCTCATACTACAAGTAGATAGATACATTGAGGAACTTGATGCCGAAGAACTAAACGGTATGCGTACAGCAATGTCGGCGGTTTTAACGGCGATGAAAGGTTATAGCGACGCTCCTCAAAGCGTACACAAATTTATGTCGGATTGGGTTAATGAATCTAGCGATTTTATGATTACTGGATCTTTCGATCCAGACAAGGATCCAGAAAAATGGAAAAAACAAATTAAAGACTTTTATCAAAATCTTATTGATAGTGCCAACGATCCATCAACGTGGCAATCCCTTTCATTTGAGGGCGATTCTAAATTTAGTGCGCAACAGCTACTAGACAAGATTTATAATTTTGATCCATCTTCTGTAAGTTGGGAGCAATACCAAGAGCAAATGCAGGAGTTAATTGCCGCATTTTGGAAAGCAATGGGTGTCGATGATCCAACAGCAGAGCAGCGTAATTTCTTTGGTGGAATAGATGTCGATTTTTCAACAAAAAATGATGATGTGACAAAGTGGATAAATGTTTTGTCGGAAAGGCTTGATGTTGACGCTGATACAATACAAGAGAGAATCAATAGAATGCCAGCAAACAAGGTCGAGGCGTTCTTACAAATTGATTGGAACGCGGTTGCCCCAAATTCGTGGCAGGAAGTTGAATCTGCTATTAACAAACAAATCCCTGCAGCCAGAGAGGTCGTTGGAAATACTCTTTCTACATACGCCGATACTCTGGAAAAATTCACAAACGCACAATCTATCCAAAACGAAGTAATTTACGATAATATTAAGCTCACAGAAGATCAAGGCGCGGCACTGAAAGAGCTTATTGGCGGCGAGGAAGATTATGCGGACGCAGTTGATGAAAGCAACGGATATGTCGTTAAGAATATTGAGCTTGTTAATAGACTTATTGCGAAAAAGAAGCAGGAGGCCGTTCAAAACGCTAAGACTGAAAAATCCCAAGCTAGATTAAAGTACTATGAATTGTATAAGAAAATCAGACAATTAACTGGGGCAAACGGAGAACTTGCCCAAGCTAACGCCAAAGAAATTAATGCTCTTTATAAAGAAATGGGGGCAGTTGAACAAACAATTGCGAAGTATAGCATGCTTGAGCAAAGATTGCTTGGCGCTGCAAATGCTTATGATAAATTTGAAGAGGCACAAACTGCGGATCAAGAAAAGGATTATGGAAGCAAAGCAGAAGAAATGATATCTAGCCTTATTGAAGGGCTGCAGTCTGCAAAGATTGGCACAGAAACGTTTAGGGCTGCTGTGTTGGGCATGATTCCAGAAGAAGTATATTCTAATCTTGATACTGTCGAAGAAAAAGTTGCAGCAATTGCTAACTACTTAAAAAATTCTGATTTTAGTAAATATTTTACTTTAACGTTTGGTGACGATGGCACTCTTGAAAGTGCTGAAATGAAACTAGATAATGTTAAGGCATTTATTGAAAGCTCCCAAGAAAAAGGCGTATTCACTAATAAAGGCGACTGGACACATTTTGAACTTTCTGATGACATCAAAACATTAGATGATTTTTGCGAAAAAATGAACCTTACAAAAGAAATGGCTTTTGCAATGTTCACAGAAATTGACTCTTATGATGGCGAATGGTTAAATGGAGATTTTGGCACGATGCTCGATCAACTTGATTTGGGCTTAGAAGGTAATATCTTCATGGCAACAAAAACTCTAACAGAGCTCGATGTTTCTTTAGCTAATAACAAAATAAGTGTGGAAGAGTGGGCAGAAAAATATCAAGAGGCAAATTCTAAGCTGCAAGGATGTGCACAAGAAGCAAGAACAAATGCAGTAGAATATCAAAATGCTACTACAGAAGTTGCAAATTACAAGAAAGAACTAGAACAAGCGACTCAAAAACTTAGTGAGCTGAATAAACCAGAGAGTGGAGCTACGCAAGAGGAAATTCAGGCACAAACAGATAAGGTCAAGCAACTTACCGAGCAACTTGGAGCAGCTCTGCAAAAGAAGTATGGATTAGAAGAACCAACAGAAATGTCTATTCAGCTTGCATTAGATGATATAGATTCGCAAATGACCGTCTGGAAAGCGAACAATAATGAGTTAGCTGTTAAGGCTAATATAGCGAATATAGACGATAGTCAACTTGTAGAACTTGGTGAAGATGGTAAATATCAAATTAAGCCAGATGTAGAGATAACTGATGATGAACGTCAAAAATTGCAACAGTATATAGATTTATTGAATGATCAAGGCACGATTAATCTTCTCGTCGAAAATCAAGAAGAAGCGAAAGCGCAAATTGAAGAAGTTAAAACCGCAGCAGAAGCAGCAAAAAAAGCTATTGAGGCTCTTCCTGATCCAAGTGTGGATAGTACTGCTGCTGTAAAATCAATTAATAAGCTAATTGATGCAATTAACCTGATACCAACTGGCGTTACTATTACCACTACTTATCGTGAAATCAATGAGAACCAAACTGCAACGAAAACTGGTGGTGGGAAACCTGGCAACTCTCGATATAGAAATAATTCACTTCAATATTCAAACGGCACAGCTCATGCGTCTGGCAGTTGGGGAGCAGAAACGTCAGATACATCGTTAGTCGGCGAACTAGGCCCAGAACTTCGTGTACGCGGTAATCGCTGGGATATGCTTGGTGAAAATGGCGCAGAATTTGCCGATGTTAAGAAAGGCGACATCATTTTCAACCATAAACAGACTAAATCGTTGCTGGAAAATGGCTATATTAATAGTAGGGGCAAAGCATATGCAAGTGGGACTGCATCTAGTTTTGGCAATATATTTGATAATCTTAAACTTAAAAAGCTTGCTAAATATGCAGAAGAAATGTGTGAACAATACGAAGAGCTAGTTAACGGCAATGTAGATCTTCGTAAACGTCCGCATTTATCACCATCGTATGAACATGATCTTGCAATGAGCGGAGGATACAATTCATTTATTGGATCCGACGGTCAAATATATGCAAGTACTTCTGCGGAAACTGTAACAATTGGAACGGGCGATAATCAGTATACCATTGATGTTACACCTGTTCTTGAAAATGGTGAAGTCTTAACATCTGATGCACTCTCTGATTATATAGATAGCCTTGTTACAAATGGTTCGACACAAGACCTTCTTAACTCAGATAAGTATAACTTAGTTATTCGTGCAGTACCCGGAGAGTATGATGAAAAAGATTGGACTGGATTTGAGGAGGAGCTTTCTCAATATAAAGACGGTTATCTTGACACGCTTTTAAAGATGTTCAATCTTGGCGGAGAAAACGCTATTGAATCACGTGGGTTTAGCTCGGTTGGTATTGCTGGTGTAGCAAAAGATTTGCAGGGTGATGATTCTTATGTTGGCAAAGAAGTAGCATCTGCTATTGATAGTACTGCTGACGGTATGAGAAACCTTGACAGTCTTATCAACCAATATGTAACCGACGTGCTCAATGCGAAGTCTCTTGCAGATGATATTGGCACAGACTTATCTCAAACAAAGTATGGGAACGTCGATACCGATAATCGTCAAAAACTATACTGGGACGATGATTCAATTGATAAGTATAGCGACGCAATAGACAGTTGGGGCATGAAGGCTGATGATTTAGTTGGCACATATTCCACTTTACTTAGTTGTGTTGGTGAATTTGGCGGTGCAGATATTGCATTTACTCCAATTTTACAGACAGATAGTGGCCCACAATTACTTGACTCTGACACCGTTGATAAATATATTGATGGACTTATCAGTAAGGCAAGCCAAGACAATGGGCAATGGACGAATGATGAGCTGTTTAGACTTGATACCGAAGGACTTGAAGTTGACGGAACTGTCGTTAAAAACCTCCTTGAAGATATTGGAGAAAATGCTGACAAAACTGCTAGATTACTTCATTATGTTGGAGATACTGGAGCAATAGCAAGTCTAGAAGGAGAGATCGAATCTACATCATCTGAGCTTGTAGCAACGGGCGAAAATATCAATGCCGTCCAGGCAAAACTTGATAAATTAAACGCGACGAATATTAGCGATAAGACGTTCACTGTCACAACTGAATATCAAACAATTGGTAGAGGTGCCGAACAAACAGTTCATACTCCTGGAGCAAGCGGACGTTTGACAATATACGCGGATGGAACTGCGCATGTTTCTGGTGACTGGGGATTGCCGCGAGCAGAAAATGATGCTCTTGTTGGAGAACTTGGGCAAGAAACTGTGGTTGATCCACGCACTGGAAAATATTATACTGTCGGAGATAACGGAGCGGAGTTTGTTGACCTGCCAAAAGATGCGATTATTTTTAACCACAAGCAGACTGAAGAACTGTTTAAAAATGGCCATATTAATTCTCGCGGTAAGGCATACGCTGAAGGTAATGCACATGTAACAATCGTTCCAGATTATACGACGCCAACTTATTATAGTGGCGCTAAGAATGATAATTTCTGGACAGATTTGAATGATGCAGCAGATAGTTTATCTGACGCTGGAGATGATCTTTCTGATGCTGCCAATGATTTTGAAGAAATGTTCGATTGGTTCGCAGTTTTGCTTGAAGAGATTGATGATGATTTAAATTATATGTCCGCAGCACTAGAAAATGCCGTAGGTATTTCTGCTAAAAATGATATTCAAGATCAAATGATCAATGTTAATAAGTATAAATTGACAGAGCTTGGAGAAGGTTATAAACTTTATGCGGATTATGCCGCACAACTTTTAGAGAAGATACCACAGCAATATCAAGAGCTTGCTAAAAATGGCGGTGTTGCTTTAACAGAATTCTTAGGAGAAGCTAATCAAGAAGTTGTAGAGGCGATTAATAACTATCGTGAATGGGCACAAAAAGCATCAGATGTAAGAACACAACAGCAACAAGTCAAGAAAGAAATTACATCACTCTCATTACAAAAAGTGCAAACTATTGCGGATGAGTATGATAGAGTTATTACTAAGATTACAACTCTTAACGATTTGCTTCAGGCGAACGTCGATCTGATAGACGAGCAAGGCGAACGTACTTCTGCAGTAATGTATGAAGAAATGATTAAGAATAGCATCAAAGAGCTTGATGAACTTCAAAAGAAACGCAATGACATGCAAAAAGAATTTGATGCTCAGGTTTCTGCTGGCAATATTGATGTCGGCTCTGAGGAATGGTATGAAGGGATCGCCGCAATTCAAGATGTTGATAAGGCTATTATTGACTGCCGTAAAGAGATTGAAGGATTTCAGAATTCTATCAACCAGTTACACTGGGATAATTTTGATGGTCTTATTAAAGCTATTGATAATGTCGGCAATGAAATATCTAATTTAGGCGATTTAATCGATGATGAGGATATTGCCGATGAAATGGGCAATTGGACTAATGAGGGCATCACTAAAATGGGTCTACTTGCCCAAGAAATGGAACGCGCCCAATATAGGGCAAAACAGTATGCGGAACAAATCGAATACCTGAATCAAGAGTATGCTGCTGGTAAGTATAGTACAGATGAGTATAACGAAAAACTACAAGAACTCAAAGACGGACAATGGGATAGTATAAAGTCATATGAGGCTGCAAAAGACGCTCTTATTGCTCTTAATAAAACTCGTGTTGATGCTGCAAAGAATGCGATGCAAGAGGAAATTGACGCTTATAATGAGCTTATAAATAAAAAGAAAGAGGAATTGCAACTTTCTAAAGATGCCCATGATTTCTCTAAGCAGGTAGAAGAGCAACAAAAGAATATCGCAAATATTCAAAAGCAACTTGCTGCAATAGCTGGGGATAATTCCGCAAGTGCTATTGCCAGAAGAAAGAAGCTTGAAGCGGAACTTGCCGCAGCACAAGAAGAATTAGATGAGCTATATTATAGTCATAGTATCGAGAAACAACAAGATGCATTAGACGATCAGGCAGAGAGTTATCAAGACGAAAAAGAAAAAGAGATGGAAGCTCTTGATGAATATCTAAAGAATGTTGAGCAAGTAATCGCTGATAGTTTTGCGACAATTACTGGAAATACAGAAGTAGTTGCAGGGACATTAAAAGAAATTGCCGATGAATATGGCATTAATTTGTCAGAAGCAATTACAAATCCTTGGGAACAAGGCGTAATTGCGATAGGTACTTATCAAGATCAATTAAATACATCTACAAGTGCGTTTACTGCGCAACTAGAAGCAATTAAGAAACAACTTCTTGATTTACAAGCTGCGGCGGATGAGACAGCAAGACATTTAATTGACGCTACTAATCAAAATGCCAACAAGACATCTAGTGCGACATATACTGCTCCAACGCCATCTACCCCACAACAACCTAGTACTCCTCAAAAGCCAGCGGCTCCATCTAATGGTTCTAGTGTTACTGTTAAAAAGTCTGCAACTAATTTTACCAGAGATGGCGGTAACGGTACTAGAATGCAATCTTGGGTTCCTGGTTCTACATTTACTGTTTATCAGGTTAGTGGCTCTGAGGTGTTAATCGGTAGAAACGGACAGTATACTGGGTGGGTACGTTTGTCTGATCTTGAAGGGTATGCAAAGGGCATTAAGAAGGTTCCAAATAACCAGCTTGCAATCACTGACGAACTTGGCTTAGAGGAACTAGTGCTACACGCTGGCGATAACGGTAGGCTACAATACTTAAGTAAAGGCAGTTCAGTAATACCGGCTGATATTACCGATAATCTCATGAAGCTTGGTTCTTTAGACCCGAAAGACATCCTTGACAGAAATAAACCTAAGATTGGCGCTCCTTATATTATCAATAATAGTATTGAGCTTAATATGTCATTCGGCAATATGATCAATATCGAACATGCTGATAGGGATTCTATACCTGATATTAAGGATGCAGTTAAGGCTCAATTAGATTCTTATATGAAGGGCGTTAATAATAGCTTAAAAAGATTCACAAGATGATATATAAAAAAGGAGAGGTGCTTCGGTGCCTCTCCTTTAATTACATAAAGTAGTTTATAGGAGGTGTGGTCAAGTGATTTACCATCCTAAGATTGAATTTAGAAATAGAAGCAATTATGATGAAAGACTCGTTGTTGCAACATTTAACCCTGATTCTGGAGAAACAGATACCTATTTGACTATGGAACCAGTTTATACGGATAATTTTGATGGTTCAATGCGCACAGATTATGGGGCAAAATATAACGATGTAGCAAAACCGTCAGTTACATTTGTAGATATTGATGGTGATGATATTCAGCCGTTTAAAGTCAGATCTGTTTTAAGGTGGCTTACTGGATCAAGAAAGAATGCTTGGATGGATGTTTATAATATGGATGGAGAAATTGTATGCTCATATCTAGGAAGATTTACAGATATTAAATTGCAGAAAATGGATGCTAGAGTTATTGGTATTAGAGCCGAATTTACATCAGTTAGCCCATGGGCATATTCAGAGGTTAAAACAGTAAAAATGACTTTAAATGGTGAGACAAATTTTAATATAGATAACGAAAGCGATGATTTATATTCATATATTTATCCTCGTATGATATTTAAAAATAATCAAAATGGTGCAAGTTTTTCGGTTAAAAATAATACTATTGGTGAAGAGACAAGTTTTAAGCAGCTGCAGCAAGGGGAAACGATAACAATAGATAATAGTTTTGTTGCGTATTCTGATAATACCGCAAGAATTTTCAATGATGATTTTAATTTTGTTTTTCCTGCATTATCTGCTGGCATAAATAGTTTCCAAGCTTCTGGTAGCGGAGAATTAACAATGTCTTTTAGATATCCTATGAAGGTATCAGATGGATTATTAAATAACTACGAGATTAAAAATGCCGTTATTATTTATGTTGATAATAACATCGTTAAAATTAGAGGAGATATAACATTAGAGCCCCCCACTGGTATTAATATAAAAATAGCTGGCGAGACAATGATTGTACGAGGAGATGTTAAAAACGTCAAAACCGATGTTGGTATCTCTGCATTTAGTGAAAATAATGGCACTCTAATTGTTGATGATAGCGGTAACGAATGCCCATTTGATGAATTTAATGCCGAAGTGCAAGACGGAAGATTAATTATCAAAAAACATTTTAATGATATACAAATTAAAGGATAAGGTGGTGCTAGAAAATGCGATTACCTAAAGATTTGTTATCCGACACATATAAAACACCAAAGGTTATATTATGTCAGACAAATAAAGATAAAATTTGCCAGTTAGATGTGAATGATTTAAACGGAACATTTAAATTTAATGGATACTCCGAAATCTCATTTAATATCCCTTCTATTTATCATGATTTAATTACAGGAGAACAAAAGCGAACTCCATATTATAATTACATCGAGGGGTTGCGCTTGGTCTATCTCGAAGGGTTCGGATATTTCCAACTTCAAGATCCAGAATTATATAGTGATGGAATACAGGAATATAAGCAATTGAATGCTTATTCGTTAGAGTATTCTCTATCCCAGCGATATCTTGAAACATTTATTATTAATATGGGAGATACTGGCGATACAATTGGAAGTATTGATGGAGTTATATTATATAACCCAACAGACGTTGAACATAGCCTTCTGCATTTAATATTGAAAAAAGCATACGGATGGACTATTGGTCATGTGGATGCAGAATTGGCATCACAAGGTCGTAGCTTTGAGGTTGATAGAGAGTCTATTTATGACTTTATCATGAACGAAATGTGCGATACATTTAAATGCTATGTAGAGTTTGATACTATTAATAATATTATTAATGTATATTCGGAAAATGAAATTGAACGATTTATAGGCGATGGAACAACAACAACATTTAAATTGTCTGGCGATTTTTCAGATACAAGTACAGTAACTATAAACGGGCATATTATAACGCAATATACGTATAATCAAGAAACAAATAACTTACTTCTTTCTATCGCACCGGCACAAGGTGATATTGTAGAAATAACCAATGATTTTAAAAGTAAATATGACACGGATGTTATTGTTGCATTTGAAAATTTATCTAATGAAATGCATGTTAATTATTCCTCCGATGATATTAAAACAGTATTGACTGTAAAAGGAGCGGATGATTTAGATATTCGCAGCGTTAATTTCGGATTGCCGTCAATTATGAATCTTGATTATTACTGTACGCCAGAATGGATGGGAGATAAACTTTATTATGAATACCTTGCGTATATGGACAAACAAGATAAATATATGGGTGGTTTTTATAGTAAAGATATCAGTGGCTCTACCGAAGAAGTTTTTGACATATCTCCAATTAAGCAGGATTTTGTTGTTGGGCATACTCAAAAATTTATAGCAAATGGAGACGCCAGCTCTCTTAGTGTGGATAGCGAAAATACAATTATGGATATTGATAAAATTTCTATTGAATTTGATATAGAAAGCGAAATTGAGGAATTCGATATTGAAAGTGAATCACAGCAATTTAATCAGCCAGAAATTTTATCAGAAACTTTTACTGCAAACGCACAAGAAAATACATTTACACTTACTAATGAAATTATTGTGCCAGAAGACACCAAAGTATATATTGAGGGTGAACTTATAAGTAACGATCAGTATACATATGACAAGTTAACAAAAGAATTAACGATTGCCGCGCCGATGTCAGATGGAGATACCATAAAGGTTGAGACACCGAAAGCCGCACTTTCTACTAGGTTTGCTTTAAAAAATCCATCTAATAAAATTGTAGTGGTTAAAATTAATGGTGAGATAATTGATAGTAGTAAATATCAAATTAATGGAAGTTATTTATTATTTACTGACACCTCAATTTTACAATATGAGGATACTATTGTTATAGAGTTAATTAATAATAAATTTACTCTGCAGAATTTAAGAGATAAAATTGTTTCTGTAAAAATTAATGGCAAAGAAACCAATGCGTATCAATTGCAAAATGCGCTATTGACAATTAATAGTGCATTGAAGGATGGAGATGTCGTTTCCGTCGAGTCTATCGATACTCATTTTGATGTATCGTCACATAAAGATAAATCTTTAGTTAGTGTCTATATTAATCAAAATGAAGTACCGCAATCTGATTATAGTTTAGATATTAATACTTATGTCTTAACTATTAACAATCAAAATATTACTGCTGGCGATAAGGTCACTATTAATATGGTAAATAATGTTTTTACTATTCCACAAAAGAAAGATAGATTATTATCGGTTAGTATTGATTTTGAAGAAATTCCAAATAATATTTATAGCTTTGATGAATCTACAATGAAATTAACAATATCTTCATTACCAACTTTATTTGCAGGAGAGGTAATAGAAGTAGTCTCTATTGACACCTCATTTCAAATAGATATAGACAGAAGAAAAATAACTTCTATTGTTATAGATGGTGTTGCCATTAAAGAGGATGGGTATAATTATATCAATAATAAATTAACTATAACTTCATCTTTATTAATGAGTGATAGTAACATCGTAGTTAATTTTGTAGAAAACTATTTCAATGTAACATCATTTACTGGGAAGATAGAATCAATCTCTATAAATGACAATAAAATCACAGAATATGAATTTGATTCTAGTAATAATATTTTAATTATCAATGATGATTCTTTAACTGTAGGCAGTACGATTCAGATAAACACAATTCAGACTACATTCCAATTGCCAGAATTTATAAATTGGAGTCCGACTTTTGTTGCAATTAACGGAACAAAGACTAGCAATTATACATTTAAATCTGGTGCGTTGACTATTTCAGATGCGTTAAAATTTACAGACATTGTGTCAGTTGAATTCATTGATAATCATTTTACATTATTAAATGAAATTGGACTTAGGCATATTGTTGAAAAAAGAAATGCTGGTTCTCTTGAATTTGAGACCCTTGTAGAGGGGCCAGACGGGTATGAATATAATAACGGAACCCGTGTCTTAACGATATATGTCCCTCTTAATAATGGAGATAGAATCAGAGTTAAAACAATTGATTCGGTAGACGCATTATTAATCGTAAGTGCTAATCCTCAAGCCGGAGAAATTTTAATCGATGATGTGACCCCTGTTCTTAAGTCTTATACTCCTAAAATTGGAGACTATGTTATAAAAGTAGAAAGTTATACAGAAGTTTTAAAGGAATTATATAGACTTATTGATAATAGATTGACAGAGGAAAATTCTGTACCTGATGAATATAAAATTACAGAAATTAAATTAAACCCTGATAACTACGACCAAGCAGATATGTTCTTGCCCGAAGCAGATATTGAACATCTCGGTGAAGTATATAAGATTGTCAATCAGAACAAAGTAGAAGAAGACGGGAATATCACTTATAATGACATCGCTTGTAAATATTATGTATGTGAAATGAAAATGTCTGTGCAAGTTGACGAAGACGGGCACGAAGAAAATAAATATACATATGTTTGGAACGAGAGGGATTTAGTTTTTGGTAGTGATGGAATCAATTCTTTGAAAGAAAAAATAGATATATATTCATCTATTAATGATGTACAAATTGCAGCAGAATGGGATCAAAAGCCAAAAGATAGTGAGGAATATAAAAGCTATATTGATAACTTAAATAAATTGCAAGACGCTAAAAAACAGTTAGAAGAAAAACAAAATATGGTAGACGGAATTGCAGAGCAAATACAAAAAGTTAGAGAAAAAATTCAATTTATATCAGAAGACATTGATATTAGTAAAAACTTCTCACCAGATAGTCTAGATAGATTGTCATTATTTTTACGTGAAGATGAGTATACAGATGATTGTTTCTGTACAACAGATATAGATACAGATTTGGATATAATCAATACGCAAAAAGAATTATTAGTAGCTGGTAGCAAAAAATTAAAAGCAATTTCTAAACCAACTTTATCCTTTTCCGCATCAATGAAAAATATCTATGCAATGCCAGAATTTGAGCCAATTTTGCATCAATTTAGTCTCGGCAATTTTATCAGAGTTATGATAAGAAAAGATTTTATTAAAAAGGCTAGATTGCTCGAAGTACAATTAAACTTTAATGATTTAAGTAATTTCTCCTGTACATTTGGTGATTTATTATCAGTTAAAGACCAAGGAGATATACACGCAGACTTATTGGCACAAGCTGTAAATGCTGGGAAATCTGTGGCGAGCGGTTCTTCGTATTGGCAAAAAGGATATGATATTGCTACTGCAATTGATGAAAAAATTAGGCAGGGCCTTATTGATGCAACTACATCTATTAGGTCTAGTTCTGCGGGGCAAGATGTATCATGGGATAATTATGGTATTCATTTGCGCAAAATGGTAGATGGTGTTCTAGATAAACATGAAGGCTGGATTACGAATAATAAATTCTTATATTCTGATGATAATTTCAAAACAACAAAATCAGTATTCGGTAGTTATACAATTGAAGGTGAAACATATTGGGGTGTATTGGCAGGGTGCGTTAGCGCTGGGCTTATTGAAGGCAGCAGTATCATTGGTGGAGAAATCTGCATTGGATTACAAGATGACGGAACGTATGCGTTTAAAGTAGCTAAAGATGGCACTGTTACAATGAATAAGGGAGACGCAGCAGAAAAATTATCATATTTTAGTTTTGATGGCGATAATGGTCTGATTGTTGGAGAAAATAAAAACAAAGAATATTTTTCTAGAGTGTCTGCTCAAAGAATTGAATTTTGTAGAAAAGCAAGGATAAAAACTGTAACATCAGAACCAACATATAAAGCAGATACTTATTATGACTATATATTATATGAACACAACGACAATGGTGTTATGTATTATGATTATTATAAGAATCCAGATTTTATATATAAAGTTGAGTCACCTTTCTATGAAGCCAGAGCTATTAATGAAAATTTTGTAGACCCCGAAATTAAATTTGGTGTGCCAATAACTTATTTTGCTAATGACACTGCATATATGAAGAAAGCTGAAGTAGAAGGAGATATAAAAGTTGGCACAAAATCGTCAACTCCTTCGATATCTTTAGGCGAAAAATTCAAGATTCAAATAGAAAGCAATGGTAGTTTATCGATTGTTGCAACATAATTATAGGAGGTGAGCAATATGGCAACTGCATCAAGTGGTGCGTTTGAAACAAGTGTATACGATGCTGCTGGTAGCGTATATCCAAATAGAATTAGAGTAGAATGGTCTTCTTCACAAAGTGTGGCTAATAATACATCCACTATTTATTGGACAGTGAAGTCTGCTGGCGGTTCATGGGGATATGTTATGGCTGGCCCAGTTACGGTTAATATAGCTGGCACAACTGTTTATAGTAGAGCGGATAGATTTGAAATGTGGGTTGGAGCGACGCTAGGGTCTGGTAGTTTTACTTTAACGCATAATTCTTATGGTAATGCTGTTTTAACAGCTTGGGCGGAAGCTGCAGTTTATACATATGCAGTTAGTAGTACGAGGTATGGTTATTCTGTAGATCTTCCTCAAATACCAAGAGCGTCAAGTATTAGTGTTAGTGGAAGTACCATGGGTTCTCCATTAACAATTTCTATTTCAAAAGCTGTATCTTCTTTTACCCATACACTAACGTGGCAATTTGGTAATAGAACTGGAACTCTCGCGACACAGACATCTAGTTCATCTATATCGTGGACACCTCCGCTAGATTTAGCATCTCAAATACCGAGTGCTACATCTGGGTATGGGACAATTTGGTGTACAACCTTTAGTGGGGGAACTAATGTTGGGCAAAAATCTATTAATTTTACTTTGAACATTCCTTCCAATATAGCGCCAGTAATAAACAGTTTTAATCCGTCTATAGCCTCAACAAAACCGCAAAATTGTGGATTATATGTTAAAAATAATTCAACTGTTAGGTGGACTGCTTCGGTCTCTGGAGTATATGGATCTACTATTAAAAAATGCGTTATCAGTGGCCCAAATTTATCTTATGAGACAGCGGCTTCTACAAATACGTACAGCGCAACTAGCTCAATTTTAACCACCTGCGGGAATAAAGCATATACTATAACAATTACAGACACACGTGGGAGAACTGCTAGTAAAACACAGTATATTAATGTTGAAGATTACAATCCACCAGTTATTATTTCTTGCAATTCATTTAGAAGTAATTCTGACGGTACAATTAATAATGCTGGAGTATATGTAACTCATAAAATTAATATATCGTTTTATACTCTTAAAAATACAAATGCCGTAAAAATTGTTATTTATAATAAGAAAAGTTTAGATTCTACATTTTCATCTAATAGTGTAACAATAAGAAATGATACAAGTAATAAAACAGAATATACTTTTACTGATAAAACAGAATTTGCGGTAGATACTGCATATGATTTTAAAATTGTGATATCGGACGCAGTTGGAGGAGCACATGAAGTAATTTCTCATGTTGGGACAAAAAATCTTCCAATCAATATAGCATCTGATAATAACTCTGTTGCAGTTGGTGGTTATGCCCAAAAAGTTAGCAATAATACTGGAAGGTTTGATTGCTTCTGGAATGCTCATTTTGTGTCGTCTCCAATAATTGATTCCGATAGAAACTTAAAAAATAATATTCAGGATGTCAATATCGATATTATAGATTCTCTTCACCCGGTACAGTATAGATTAACAAATGACAATTCTGATATTATTCATTATGGATTTGTTGCACAAGACGTTGAACAAGCGCTGATAAAAGCTGGAGTTAATAATCAGAAAACTGGGATAGTTTATTATGACGAAGATGATATAACCAAAGAACGTTCTAACTATGCATTGGCATATGATGAGATTATCCCTTTATTGGTGAAAAAATGTCAAGAACTGCAGCGAGAAGTGGATGAATTAAAAAAGAATCAATGATTATGATAAAAAGGTTAAAAGGAGATAATTTATTATGAATGGGTGATTTATTATGGAATTAATTAAAGATATTGCCGCTGTTATTGGTTGCATATCTGCCTTTATTGCACTTGTTACTACAATTTTTAAACCAGTGAGAAAAAAGATTGTAAATTGGATTAAACATACATCTGAAGCAAGTGAAACTTCTGCTGCCGTTAAAGAGATTAATACTAAAATTACAGCACTCGAAGGCAATGTTGGAGAGATTCTTGAACGTATAGATAAAATAGATGATCGTATTAAAACATTGGATAAAAGAGTTTTTGAGAACGAACGCGATAGAATTAAGGCAGAATTATCCGAATATGCTTCTAGATGCGCACGTGGAATCAAAATATACCCAGAAGAAATGACGCATATAAATGAAATTTATTATAAATATCATGAGATATTGGGGTGCAATTCATTTGGTACAAAAATGTATGATGTAATAGTTAAATATTACGAAAGTCAAGAATGGTTAAAAGGTTAAAATTTAGGAGCTTGAGAGAAATCTCAGGCTCCTATTTTTTTGTCTTGTTATTATAATTATCTATATATTCTTTTAGTACCATATTGATTAAATTAGTTACAGTTCTACTTTCTTTAGCTGCAATTTGTTCCAATTGAAAACGTTGTGAAGCCTGCATCCTTAGCGTGAAATTTACACTATCTTTAGCTTTTATTTCCAAATCTATCACTCCCCTCTCATATTATTTTACTTCATTCTTGCGTCATTTGCAATGCAAAAATAAAAAGAGTGGTTAAAACCACTCTTATCTAAGCTCTTTAATAATTTCCATAGATTTTACTTCTGTTTCTTTTAGTAAATGTGAATAAACATTCATGGTTATTCCTATACTACTGTGCCCTACCATTGCAGAAATCATTGGAACTGGCACTCCATTATTTATCATAAGACTAACGAATGAATGGCGTAATGCGTGTATACCACATTTTTCGATACCTGCTTTTTTTAAAATCAATTGAAATATAGCTTGTATATCTGATTGATGCATGATAGTGCCCTTTGGGCCATGTATTATATATCCGTCTGGATCATATCCCATTTGTTCTTTTAAATCCTCTAACGCTTCCAACGCAGCGTCTGACAAATATACTGTTCTTGATTTACCGTTTTTAGTAAAAGGTTGATCAACTAACATTTTGCCTTTTCCTGTTTTTCTATTTCTAACATAAACTACAGTATGAGACACCTCAACAGTTCTTTTTTCAAAATCAATATATTTCCATTTTAATGCTGATGCTTCTCCAAGCCTTAGCCCTGTATAAAGTAAGAAAACAAAAAATGCACCATATTTATATACTCTCCTGCCGTTTTTATATTTAGAGTAACAAGTTGTTATAAGAGCTTGTCTATCTTCGCCTGATAAAAATTTTCTTTTTCTGGTTGGCGCAAATAATGCTTTACTTGGCAATTCTATATCGTCCAAAGGATTTTTTGTTATTTTCCCTCTTGCTATTGCATATTTAAAGATTTGTTTGAGCGTACAATATTCTGCTTTAACGGTTGAAAAAGAATATCCGTCTGATTTCATTTTGTTTATTACGTGTGTTTGAATAATATAATCATCTATTTGTTGTATTGATAGATCTCCTAAATTTGGAATTATATGAAGTTCTAGTTCCCTCTCTAATCTGTCAAAAGTTGATTGTCTAAGAGTATGTTGCTTAACATTGTGCAACCACGAATAAGCAAAATCTTTAAATAACGCATCTTTCGACGGAGTTATACTAGATGACAACATAACTTCATATTGACGTTTCTTTTCTAAGCATTCTTGCTTTGTACCATAAAAATATTTTCTACCTATTCCTTTGTATGATACAGATAATTTCCATGTACCATTATCTCTTTCTGTCCATGAGCCTTCACCATTTGCTCTTTTTCTAGCCATAAAAAACACCTCTTTCTAACATACAATACAAAATTAATGTATGATATATTATTATTATATTTGTGTTTTTTGATGTCGTCAAGCCACAATTTCGTACCACAATTGTACCACAATTTTTGAATTATTTACGGTTACAATACAAAATTAATAGTGAATCAGGGTGAATAGAAAAATTTTCCTAAACACCCTCAGCCCTTGTGTTTTCTAGTCATCCCAGTTATATCTTGCATTTGATAGCATTAACTTAATTCTATTCTCTTGATTTATCTTTGATTGAGATGGATCGTAATCAATTATAGGTAAAACAAAATAAAAGCCTTGCTATGACTAGGTTGTAGGACTTGTAAAATTATAGCGTACCACATCATATACCACAATTTGATTGTACCACAATTTGCAATGCATAGCAAGGCTTAATAATTATTTTTTATATGCCAATGTCTTTTTCTCGAACCATGCATCAACTTTATCTTCAATGACAAGAAATTTGTTACCGATTCTTACCGAAGGGAAGTCTTTTCTTTTGACAAGATCATATACAGAATTGATTCCTATTATACCAGGATGTTGTGCGTTTAATTTTTCGTATAATTGTTTAACGGTAATATATTTCATTATATCATCTCCTTGAATATTTTTAAATAAATATGGCAATTATTTAAATGGTTGCATAATGCTTTTCATCTATATAATTTACGGGGCGACAGGTTATCTCTTCCTGCCGTCCCGTATTTTTTATTTAATTGTCATACTCCAGTAGAGCCATAACCACCGATTCTGGCTGTTTCGGTATTGTCATTATCTATTGTTAAATACTTAATAAACATGCCCTGTCCAATACGATCCCCGGTATGTACCGTATAAATGGTTTTGCCAAGATTGAATAGCCTAAATCCGATGTTCCCATCATTATCAGGATTATTTGCATAGTCGCTTTCGATCCATCCTTGCGTATTTGCAATCATAACAGGCTGCTTACCCATGGAACTACGAACATTAATTAACAAAGCTTCGTCATTCTCAAAAATAGCTTTTATATCTGTCCAAATCATTTGTGAACACATTGGTTCAATGTCTACACTAATTGGGCTATAAAAATCATATGCAATACTATTCTTGGTAGCGCGGGTGGGGAGTTTAATTTCCCCACCATTTTTTCTGTGCTTGTCTTTAACTACTTCAAAATGTCTCATTAGAACCAACCTCCCAGCAGCTTAGATAGCGCAGGGAAATCATCAAAATAACGAGCTTCACCAATCTGAATGGAGCCATAGTCCTTGATATAATTGTCAATAAGAACATTTAGTGCCTTGTACTTCTTATCAATTTCTGCCTTACGAGCAGCCTTTTCGTCCTCAAGCTTTTTCTTTGCAAGTGCCGCTTCCGCCTTTTTGCGGTCGGCAATACACTGAGCTTCGTGAACATTTCTTTCTTCAATTGTCACAAAAGTCTTTCCGCAAATACCGCATGTATATAGCTTGTTATTGACCTTTGTATCATTCTTCATATTGTTATCCATATTTTATTCCTCCAATAAATTAATTTTGTATTGTATTACCCACAATATTGTCGATAAAATCTGTTGTTATATCAAGATATTCTGCTAATTGATTTATAGGGTCATCTGGTACAACTCCATAAAAATAATGAAATTCCCTATGACAATTTGCGCAAAGACATACGCATTTAGAGACTTCTTTTTTGATTTTTTCATCATTACAACGATAAGAATCACCAATTGTGAAGCATTTTGTAGATGGATCGATATGATGAAAATCAATTAAGTAGAACCTATTCTCACCACATTTAATACAAGGGGTTTTATAAGAATCAAGTTTTTGGCGTTTATTAATACTTCGTTTTATTATGCAGTCCTTTAATTTTTCTGCGTTACTTTTACGATATTCATTTTGATATTCTTTTATCTTTTCTTTATTCTGTTCTGTATATTGTGCAACATGGTTAAGAATTTGTTGTTGATGTGATTTATAATATTGCTTATTATTTAATTTATCACAATATTTACATTCGTTTCTATACCCGTCTTTACTGTCTTTGCGTTTATAAAAGCAACTGATTGGCAATTCTTTCTTACATACAACACATGTTTTTAATTGCATTTTGACCACCCACAATTACTACACAAAACACATCCACCTTCATATCTTAAATCTCCGCCACATTCAGGGCATTTATTGCCTTCATTATTCGGTTTATGGGTTACTTCTGGTGAAGTTACTTTTGAAAATTCGTCATCGTCGTCATCAAAAGAATACATATTATTAATCTTTTTTTGAAGGTCTTCTATTGCCCATCCTATTGCGCTAGGACACGACGTTCCTTTGGACGTATCTCCACGATCTTTTTTTCTATCACAGAATGAATGGCAAGGACGAACACTTTTTGCTGTTTCAATAATCGATTCGATTGGAACTCCACCACGTAGCGCAAGAGATATTAGCTTAGAAATAAATTCAAGATTTCTTTCACATCCACCACCTTTTCCCATATTAATAAACGTTTCATAAGCCCTACCATCAGCTTCATCAAAGAAAAGCTCTAAATGAAATTTACCACAGCCACTGGTGATTTTGCGCTTATAGCCGATAAGATCATCATTTACACTCATAATCGTACCACGAGGTAATTCAGTAGAAATATCTTGAGTATTTTCTGTATTGTTGCTATTATTTGTTGTCGTTAAAATGCCAAGGCGTTTACATCCATCTCTAAACATCGTAATGCCCTTACAGCCAGTTGACCACGCAAGTAAATACATATGAGCTACATCTTCTTTTGTAGCAGAATTAGGCATATTTACTGTAGAACTAATTGCAGTATCTACATGATTTTGCATAATTGCCTGTGTTAGCACTCTATTTTGCCAAGGAATATCTGCAGAGCCAACAAAATAGTCTGGAAGGATATCTGTATGATTTGCATCCATATATTCTTTTGCTGCTTTACAATAAACATCGTAATAAGTATCTTCACCGTCTGTCATGCCAACAGTTCTGCGTGTATACTTAAGTGCAAACTCAGGCTCACATCCACCAGACTCTCCAAGTAAAGTGGCAAGAGACCCATTCGGAGCAATTGAAATTAAAGAGCAGTTTCTAAGACCGTGTTCTTTTAGACCATCAATTTCATCTGGCGAAAAATGCTTCTTAATAATATCGCTATCAAATACGCACTCCTTATACTTTGGATATGTGCCTAATTCTTTTGCAAGATTATTGCTTGCGAATACTGCTCGTTTGAATAAAAGTGAAAATACATCATCAGTAAATTCGATTGCTTCATTTGAACCATACTTAAGTCCAAGCTTCATTAGAGCAGTTGCATATCCAAAAATGCCGAGACCAATGTTTCTATAATTATATGACATATCTCTTTGCTGCTGTAGCGGGTGCCTATTGTAGTTTTCGTCAATTAGCTTATCAAGAGTTCTAATTCCAACATCAATAGCATGAAGGAAATCTTCTGTATTCAAATGCGCAGTTGGAGTATATGGGTTTACAACAAACTCAGATAGGTTAAGAGATGATAAACAGCATGCCCCATGCTTTGGAAGTGGTTGTTCTCCACAGGGGTTGCAAGTTTCAATCTCATATTCATCATCATACTGCATTAGATTATAATTTCTAAACCTATTAACAAACAAACATGCAGGATCTGCCCAATCATAACAATTATCTACAAGCATATTGAAAATGTTAATTGGCGTTACATCATATTCTACTTCATGACCAGCATAATTACGCTTTTCATGCAGCACGACAATTTCTCCGGTATCATAATACTTCTCAACGGCTCTCATAAATTCATCATCGATTTCAAGAGATAGATTCGCCTTTTCAATCTCTCCGTCCTTTGACTTAATCTTAATGAATGTTTCTGCCTCCTTGTGCCTAGCATCGATAGAAAGCATAAGTGCTCCCTTTCGAGCACCGCCCTGAGAAGTCCCTGCGGTAACTTCATTAAAAATCTTCATAAATGGTACAATACCATCAGAAAAATATTCTTTCTTGATTGGTGTGCCCTTTGGACGAAGCTTAGTAAGAGAAATGCCCTGTCCTCCCTGAGCCTTAAATGTTACGCCAATGTCTTTTGCAGCATCCATAATATCAGAATAGTCATCTTCAACATAGCCTCTGGAGTAACAATTAAACAGGCTACCAGTACTATTTGTACCACGATTAGCAAGTGTTCTACCACCCATTAAAAATTTCTTTTCAATGATAAGTTGTTTTAGCTCTTTATCTCCAGCGCTTACTCTATCTAACCATTCGTCAAAATTTTCATTGTTGTATTGATATTTCTTATGCCAAATATCAATACCGATTTTGTTATCTTTACCAAGCCATTGTTCTACAGTCACAGACATCACTCCTTATTAAATTTCTTATAAAAGTCTTCATTGTATGCTCGATATCTTTCTTTAATATCGGTCATATCTACATCTGGATGTTTTTCATTGAACTTCTTCCAAAATCCGCAAGTTTCAAACTCTGGACATCCTGCTCTATATAAGCAATTCGGCATAAGCACATTTGCTAGTTGTGGTTCGTAATTATATAGTTCATATTTCAAATTTTCTGCCGCTTCTCTAGCTTCTTTGGTTGCCATAAAACAAAGTCTTTTACGCATCATGTCAATCAAATTTTGGGCGTTTGCATATGCGTCATGAGTGACGGGAGAATCTTGCGGCTTCTTTCCGCGAGGAATTTCATTATTATTTCTGTCATCGCGCTGTGAACTAATAAACTTTTCATGCTTATGGCGGCTTAGTTCCGTACTTACCCAATAAGGAATATTTTCCCACGTCCAATCAACCTCAAGACATCTAATAGGGGAATGTTCGCTAATTAAAAGTTCTTCCTTAAACTTATCTGTTGGCTCTTTTTCTGTGAATTTCTTATTGACAGTTGTTCTACAATGATTCTTTATTCTTGTCCAAGAATCTGAAATATAATTAATTCTTGTATTCAATTATTCATCAGCTCCATATCTTGCTTATAAAATTCTTCCACTGCCTCAACAATTTCATCCCAATTCGTACAACGCTTAATGCTATACGCTTCATCATGCACATCAACATTCCAAGGCTTTTCTACAAGGACTCTATTGCAATGTAAATTATTGATAAGATTATCTGTATGGTCATCTACCATAACATCTACGTTTAGAATACTCTTGTCGCCAATACAGATAATATGGCGTTCATCAATGAACTTGAAATAATGTTTCAACCACTCAACTTTCCATGGAAAATTTTCGTAGTGTGTACTGGTTGCAATGTAAACACTAAATCCATAATCTACAAGCTTTTTAGCTCCCCACTGAGAATGATATGTTGGAGATAGAGAATCCCATAGTTCACGTTCGTGCCACAGGGCCTTAAACTTTTCTGCATCTTCAAATGATAGGCACTTATAAACATCATATTGAGTGAAAGTTTCTTCTGAAATATCTGCACCATATCTTTCATTAAACATCTGACAAGTTCTTTCAATAAGGTTATTCAGGACGCAATCACAATCTAAAGCTACAATATATTTCATAATAAACTCCTTTTAATTTTGTACTGTGCCAATTCTTTCGGTATTAATAATCCATCTAATAATACTCCCAGCTTTTGCACTGTCAATATTAGAAACTGCATAATCATACCTATTATGAATCTTCATATTTGCAAATTGCTCAAATTCGTCAGCGGCACGTCTAGCATATGTATCCATGTTATCTCCGCGCTTAATGGCTCTTTCTCTGCGAATTGCTTTTGGTACATTGATATAAATACGAACAAATCTATAAGGGAGTCCCATAGATTGTAACATATCAGCACCTTTGCAGTCGATGATGTAAATATCGGCATCTTTTAATTGTTCTTTTGTTGCCCAATAATAAATGTTATTAATACACGTTTCTGCAATGATCTGCTCAGATTCCTTGGCCTTCACATAATCATCATAAGTAGAAAATACGTGACTTGTATCTGGTTCATCTGGACGCTTTTGGCGTGTAGTGTGGCTAACCAATTTCTTAAGTCCAGTCTTGCAAAGCCTATCGACAATCGTATCTTTACCAGCGCCACTCTCCGCTAGAATTAAGAAAATAGTCTTTCTATCATCCATGCCATTTCACATCCTTCACATATTCTTCTTTTTCAAATAGTACTTCATTAACAGGCTTAGATTTAATTGCGTCCATAGGGAGCAATCTCTGTCCAACTGGAATTTCCTCATAGGCTTCTGCCATAATTTCATCAAACTGCTTTTTATTAAGTGAAATCATATAACCATTATCAAAGAATGGGCAGCAATAACTCATATTCTGATGATCAAAATAAGTAAAATTATAATGTCTACGTCTGATAGTTTTCACAATTTCCTGCTTATGAGCATTTGTAAGACACTCAGTGCAATGACTGCTCAAAATATCAGACCATCCAACAAGCTTAGGCATCTGTCTCCTCCTCGTTATTCGTATCAAATTTTGGCTCTTCTACCGGATGGTCAATCGCTTTCTGACAAAAATCACGAACCTTCTTTACAAGTCTCTTCATGTCTGCCATAGTACGCTTGCCGGGCGCATTCATTGCATTATCAATAATACCTGCAATTGTTACTGTCATAGCACGAGCACCAAGTAGCATGTTTTGTGTGCGGATTTTTTCTAGTGTTTCAGAAATCTTGTCCTTTAGTTCATCTGCTACAGCCTCTTCTGATTCTGTTGTAGGATTCTCTTGCTCCTGTTCTTCAATTTGCGTTACATTCTGTTCGTCCATATTATTCCTCCTTCATTAATTTTGTACTGTTATTATAGCACGATTATAATATTTGTCAAGAGGTGCAATACAATTTTTTATACTGCCACCCAAAATTTAATCGCCCAATATCTTCATTAGTTCGTTTTCGTCTGCAATTTTAATTCCAAGTTGTTGTGCTTTAGCAAGTTTGCTACCAGCTTTATCTCCAACAAAAAGCACATCGAGATTTTTACTTACAGAACTAATAAACTTTGCCCCTTTAGATTCAAGTATTGCTTTAAGCTCGTCTCGTGATTGACTAAAAGTTCCAGTTATACAGAATTTAAGCCCACTTAACGAATTATCGACACTCTTCTTCTCAACAATAAAATTCATCTCAATAGGCAATAGCTCTGCCATTGGATCTTTACTCTTCCACCAATCGTGCAATGATTTATTCGTAATCTCTCCGAAATCATCAATCTGCCTAAAGTCATAATCGCTGGACAATGCCTGTATAAATTCATAATGATCACCATTAAACTTCTTACTGATAGCCTTTGCCGCAGACAATCCAATATTAGGAATACCAAGTGCGGTAATAAAGTTTTCTAGCTTCACGTTCCTTGATTTTTCAATGGATTCCAATAGATTATCAATAGACTTTGCACCGTATCCATCGAGTCTAATAAGTTCACTCCTGTGGTCACTTAGATGATAGATATCTTTGTAGTTATGTATAAAACCATGCGAAATTAACGTCTCCAGGGTACGTTCTGACAGTCCATCAATATTCATACATTTACGACTGACGAAGTGAGTAAATTGGGCCAATTTCTTTGCTGCACAATCTGGGTTAGTGCACATTAATACCTTGCTATTGTCTGTATATTTAATCTCAGTAGGTTGCCCACAGCAAGGGCAAGTAGCAGGGGTCTTTAGTGTGTTACTACGAATTAAATTGTCATCAATCTTAGGAATTACCATATTTGACCTATATACTGTAATGGTATCACCAATACCAAGCTCAAGTTGCTCAATAATGGAAAGATTATGAAGTGTAGCTCTTGTGGTCAAGGCTCCGTCTAGGTCAATCTCATCGAAAACGGCTACGGGAGCAATAATTCCAGTTCTTGTTGTGTTCCACTCAACATTTCTCAAAGTTGTTTCGTATACATCATCCTTGAATTTGTACGCAAGAGCACTATTACTATGATGTTCTGTTGCCCCAAGGTTCTCTCCATACTTGATGTCATCAAAACGCCCAACCAAACCGTCAATTGGATATCCAAGCTTCTTAGCCTTATTGACCAAAAATTCCTTTGCATCCCAATCAAAAGAACTAGTCCATGGAACAACAGTAAAACCTAACTCGTCAATAAGTACTAGCTTACGCAAGAAGCTATTTTCATTATCAAAGCCTTTGATTATGTTCCAAGCCACAAAAGTTAGTGGTCTTTTTGCACACTCATTTGAATCGAGTAGTCTGATACTGCCAGATGCAAAGTTTCTGGGATTCTTGTATACTGTAGAGAATGGCTCAAAGTCCTGATATGTGCAAATAATTTCACCATCGACAATGAGTTCATCCTTATATGGAATCTTTTGCGGAACTGTTTTTACAGTTTTAATGTTATGAAAAATGTCTTCGCCAATCTTACCATTGCCACGAGTTTCTGCTGAAACCAATTCTCCATTAATGTAGCGAAGCGAACAAGTAAGACCATCCATCTTTTCCATACCAATAACATCTTTGTTTCCAAAATATCTGATGAACTCATTCCAGTCCTTAGTTTTTGCTAGGGATAACATAGGGTGATTATGAGTAACCTTCTGTAGTTCCGACTTTACTTCATACCCAACTTTATGTGTAGGCGATGCCATCATAACAAATCCAGTCTCCTGCTCCAAAGAGCGAAGCTCTTCTAGGAGAGTATCAAACTTATGATCCTCCATAATTGTATCACCAGTATTGTAATAAGCATTTGATGCTTTGTTTAGCAACTCAGTTAATTCTTTGATTCTTTCAATTTTTTCCAATGTTCAATCATCTCCCCATCGAATCTATCCTGTTCCAAATCTATTTTTACAATCTCATAAATAAACTGTTGTGCCAGCTCTTGTGTCCATATTCCTTCTTCTACTTTTTTATTTGCATAAGGAATAAACATCCATGCACTCATTCGTCTTTTCTCTCCTTTTTAACCGTTAGAAACATAATGATCATCATGACCAAATCTTGTATACGATTCACATTTGTATTATTCATCTTCAAAATGAATACATCCAGAACATTCTTTGTTCCGCTTCCTCAATTCATTCACGGCATCTACTAGCTCGTTGATTTTATCAATCAATTTTCTACCAGTTAAAACCTGATACCCATTGATATAAGATTCTGCGTAAGTCAGTTTCTCAATCTTATCAGGCTTCGTAAAATCGTACTGGCCGATACGGGCATATTTGCTTAAATCGCTACAGTAGAATTCAACGCCTTCAGTATCAGTTATTACCCATCTAAAGTAATAAAGTCCACCAGATAATACTTGGTCAATATATCCTTTAGCACCAGATACTGTTTCAACATAATCACCTACATGAAATTCGTAATTCATATTCATCCTCCACTTATTTTCTGAACTTACCATTCTGAGTGCTCACCTTAATCTTATTAAAATCACTTAACATTTCCTCAAATGGCTTATGCGCAATGCTTGTATGATTTGTAATCGTCAGATCGCTTCTCTGTCTTGGAATGTAGGTTCTATGTTCTTGTGCATCCCGTAGTTTTACTGACGCACCCTGAATGGATTGGATCTTATTCTTGAATGACTGTCCTTGCTGACTTTTGAGATAATCATACATATCTTTAAGTAATTCATTTTCTTCTTTGGCTTTGCGCCTCTTAATACGTACATCTCTAACTTCTTTATATACCAAATACCCTTTATACATATCTTTTGGAGCAGATAACTCAATTTCATGTTCTAGATCCATAAGTTCTTCTTCCGCTTGTTTGATAATCTCAAGGTTTCTTTCGTAATTATTGATAACATCTTGGAAAATAGACACAATAGTTGTGGAGTAATTGTTAATGATATTCATAATTACCTCTCTCCTTGCATATGGTACATAATCCAGTTACAATGATCTTGAATCTAGTATAAAGCTCCTCAATAGAATTAGCCTTAAGACTTAGATCTAAGCCCGAACAAAACGTGCAATAATTTCGTTCTGTATCCAGTCCATTTTCCTTCATATATTTAGTGAATAATTCTAGTAGACTATTATAATATGCGCATTCAGCTTGTGTATCGTCAAACATATATATGGTTTCAACCCCTAAACTATACTGCTTAGTGTCTCTATCGTAATAAATATCAATATCATTCATGGTATACATATTTGCATCGGACGCAGATAAATCATCCCAAGATTTGATGCCCCAAATAAATTTCAAATTACCACAATTGTATTCATCATCGATATAATCTGGATACTTTTTCTTGTATACTCGAATTAATCTCTTTTGTCGTGCATTTTTATATCTGAATAAAATTTCCCACCACAATTTCTTAAACATGTTTATCCTCCGTTACGATAAAATCGTAGACATCTTCCCAAGAATAAATCTTTACTGGCTCACCATTTACCTCGACATCGCCAAGCTTAAAATCTCTAAGCCAATCTCTTTCATAGACAAAATATCCAATCCAGTCATCCTTGTCATTCATTGCTTCTTTAAGAAGATCAAATGTTGTATCAAAAATACCAGTAACATAAAAACTACAGAAGTCTGAGTCTAACGCCTTAAATGCTTTATCTACTGCGTCCATTTTTCTATCAAGATCCCGCAGCTTGTTCATAGTATTTACAAATGTTTCCTTACTAATCATCAAATCACTCCTTTTTATTCAGCCAATCACAATACTTTTGACATTCTTCTTTAGATTTAAATCCAATCTTTTCTCCATACCCAAGTTGCTGGTGTGCTTTAATAGTATCATCACAAAAACTATCAAATACAAATTGGATTTTAAAATCTACAAAAGAATAATCATCGTATTTAGAGTGACTATAAGTTTCTTTAAGTCGATAATATCTTTCAGATGGGTATCTAGAGTCTTTAATTTTATAGCGTAATGTATCTATATAAGTTTCTTCTGGCTCATACCAATAGTCTAGGCTCGCGCAATCGCATTTCTTTGTTGTGGTTTCACCATTAGGCCAAGTCAATACCCAATTTCTATTTGCATCACACCTATCGCACTTAGGTTTCTCATGCGGCTTATGCTCGGCAAACCAAAGACGCGATTTATCGAGCATATCTTTAAAAATATCTTCAATTGCGGTTGCATAAAATTCTTTTTCTACTACGCGACGCAAATCTCTAGATTTATATTCCAAATCGCGTTCTTTTTGATCTACGAGATGTGCTTTATCCTCAAGCTCTTTATTACGTTCTTTAAGATATTCATTTTGACTTTTAAGAGATTTTAGCTCATTCTTTAAAGAATCTTTTGCAGCATCAACTAACTTTTGTTTAATTTCATCAAATAATTCATCTGCTTCTGAAGGTTCCCACATTGGCTCGTCATAATCCCAATAACTCATACTTGTTACTCCTTTGACTCATTAAGTGCTTTTACTTCATCAAAATAATCCTTAAAGCTGAACCATTTATCTTTCATGAGATGCCCAATTCTAAGAATCTCTCCGCCCCATCCTTCAATTTCAACGCGCACATATTTGTTCTTAAGCTCTTCCCAAGATTCTACTTCAAGTGTTTTCATAAGCTCAATAATTGCACCATAGCCATCAGAGGAATGATGTTCTCCAGTTTCTGCAAACCAATGGTCGAGGCAATACCCACCAAAAGTACAACCCCAGCTTTCTCCTTCGACAAGCAAGTCTGCGGTTAGGCAACCATGCTCTTCGCCAAGTTTAGTACTAGTAATTTTCGCATTTAAAATTTCAGTTTTATTCATATACATAAACTCCTTTTATACTCCGCTTATACTCTTATCGTGCAAAGGTTCTGTTGGTACAAAGTCCTTATACATGTTTGAGTACCCACATTCTTTACAGTCACAATCCATTTCGCAGCCGTACACGTAATAACTCTTATCGCAATAATCGCATACCATTCTCCGATCATTGAGCAGAATCATATACTTGATTCTATCTATCGGAGTCATATGAGACGCTTCGCATATCTTGCATTCTTTAGAGCTTTTAAACTCCTGTCCACAAGTGTCGCACTTATAAATAGTAGTCATATGTCACCTACTTAACAATTTCTTCTAGACTATTGGTTTGTACGTTATAAACATAAGGCATTCCATTCGGCGCGTAATAAGGAGACATATAACCGTATCCAAAATATCCGGCACATTCATTAAAAAGTATATATACGATTTTTGTATTCGTATCATAATACAGATCTTGCATCATTGTAGGCTGTAGCCTACCACCAGTGTTTGTTGCATAACTTTTAGAACCAGTGGCTGCGCCACATCCAACTAGACAAAAGACAAGAAATATAGTTAAAATCAACACAATAATTTTATTTCGCATCAATCTTGCTCCTTTCAATAATTTGCCGTTCTACCATTCCTCAAAAAGTTAAACATATCATCAATATTATCCATAAGAGGATAACGTTCCATAGACAAGGAATCTTTTGCGAACATTCCTTCGACCATATCAATATAGAAAGTATAATCGCCGTCTTCGCCCATAAAGAAACTATCCCATTCTTCCTTAGACATATGTTCTTTAACATGAAGCTGTTCGATTGCTAGATTATCAAAACTCACAACGTCAAACCAACTGTGTCCGATAATTTCAGGGAAGAGGTAGCGGTTTAAATCTTCCTGTAATCCAAGTACACTTTCATTGTGACTCTCATAATAACTTTCACCACGTCTTAGATTCTTATATCCAAGAATAAGAATTTTAAGCCCATTTCCAGCAAGAGCATCAAGATCTGGCATAGAAACGATACCATTGATTACATGAATAACGGCGTTTGGAATCTGCTTAACCATATCAATGAATTCATATGTCGGCTTACGTAGAGAGATCCCAAGCCCATAAATTAGCCTCTTATCAATCCAGTCCTTGATTGTATCAAAGTGCTTCTCAAAATGAATCTGATTGACCGTCATATTAAGAATAATGTCCTTCTCTTTTATCTTGTACATGAAAGGAACCAAATCAGGATGAGAAAGGTCGTTACCATTGATAGCCAACTCAGTATATGGATGAAGGGTATCTAGAAATTTAGGGTTTAGAATATCACCATGCTTGCCGTTAGGTGTGCAACCTTCATAGCAGAAGGCGCAGCCTCCATCACACTTATCTGTAATTTTAACATCACAGTTCTCTGCAAAAGCAGGAGCCAGATTATCCAAATCATTCTCACGAATCTTAGTTCCATCACGAGTATCAAATGTTACAGTATAATTGCCGTTCTGATATCTAACAATAGATAACATATTAATTCCCCTTAAAAAAGTAATCATAATGTTCTGCGTCGTGATTTGGGTTTGGAATAGTTTCATAATTATCATCCCAAATAGTTGCCTCTGCGCAATAGCACATACTGTCTTCGTCATCAGAGTTATCATTGCCAGTATAAATGCAACTATTGCCAAAAAGATATCTAATTAGAAGGTCTTCGTTTGAAAGCAGTGCATTAATTAGTTTTGCACACTCTCCTGCGTGATCAACATACGCATATCTATAACTAGGAGATGCAAATTCAATATATTCATAATCGGGATTGTACTCAGACTTCTGATATTCAACTGGCGCGAATTTATATTGCACCCCATACTTGTCAAGAATTTCTTTAATCTTATTGATTCTCTCCTCGTATTGTGCAGGAGTAGAAGAGTCAACAATTGCCGTATGCAAATATGATGCGGTGTCTCCTACGCAACCTTGTTCCCAACCGTACTCACCAGCTCCAAAATAAACATGTCTACCGGCTACATTTGGAACCTTTTCTTTACTAATTGCAATGCTGTGTGTGCTGGACGAGTTCGATTCAAACACTCCTCTTCTAATAGTTCTCATATATTTATCCTCCTTTAATTTTGTATTGTTCTTGTTTCTGCCATTATTATAGCATGAATTTGCTATTTGTCAAGTTGTCAATATGCACAAAAGGTACGGCGAAAATGCCGTACCAATTGGTTAATGTGTATAAACATTTATACATTTATATTTGCGAATTCACCATATAATAAAATACTAGCACGATCCCTTGCAGCAGAAGCTTCTTCTAGTGTATCATATACCCCTAAATGAATTTGTTTATAATTTTGAAATATGTACGCTCTATATTTACCATTATTCATTTTGCTAACACCATTTTTGCCAGATGTATTATTTTTAGATAACGATGTATTATATGAATTTTCAATACTAGAGCATATTCGTAATTCAGACTTTCGATTATCAAATTGCCTATGATTGATATGATCTACAACGATAGACGAATCTTCTACTCCCATAATTAATCTGTGCATAAATTTCATTTTTCCATCGCTTAAAGATACTAATCTATAATCTTTCTTTGTTTTATTTTTTATGCACCATGTATATTGAGATACGAGATTAACATCTTCTGTATCAACCAAAAACATATCTCCTAATCTAGTGTATCCAATTGTATAATCATCTTTTTTAATATATATATTATTTTTGTTTTTATTAAAAATGGCTACATTTGATGCGATTTTATCTTTTTCTGCAAAGTCCATAATGTTTTCATATAAATTTATTCCAAATATATCTTTATATTTTTCAATTGATTTGGAAGATTTAATATTGTGAGCAATCATATGATATGTAATATAAAAAATTATTTTAAGCATTTCATCATATGTTTCACAATCAACAATATTTGGATGTGTTAAGACATAATATGCAGATACATTCTCATGACGATAATAATGAGAAATACCATTTTCATCTGTTGTTTGGACTTTCTTTTTCATACAATCATGAAGCATTGCTGCAACTCTACGAATGTCCCCTTCTTGATATTGAAACATGATAGCTTTAGAATGGTCGTATACGTCATAAAGATGATGATGGTTATTTTGGTTAAATTTTTTCATATAATTTATTGCCATTGATTCGAATGACTTTCTATTAAATCTAGGCTTAGTTATAAAATTTTTGTATACGATTTTAATTTCATTCCATCCTTCAAAATAATATGGACATTGAAAATTCATGTACATACGCTTGATAGCTTCTTCTGGAACCTTACGCTCTCGTTGTGCGTTACGTTCAAGACAGACTTCATAAGGCGTTGCCATGAGGATTACAATTTTCTCACAAGAAATTTTGTTAAGAGACTTAAGGAACTCCATACGGCGCTTGTATGAAATATTACAAGCATCGTACACCGCATTCTTTTCAGAAACAAGACACTCTCTAATATGCTTATGTAGTTCCTTGAACAGAGTATCATTATCTGTTTGATGATTCACATCTCCGAACATTTCCTCTCGAAATGAGTCACTAGAGAAAATTTCTGCATCATATTCCTCGGCAAGTTTCTTGGCTTGCCAACTCTTTCCACTTGCGGGGAGCCCACACATGACAAAACACTTAACCATTATTTTCTCCTTCTTCTCTTAAAAATCCACCAATAATCTACCATTGCAAAATCTCTGCCGTAGTAATAAATGAAAATTGAACCTTCATCTTCTGCAATGTAAAGTCTGCCATTATAACTTACTCCACATTTCTTTGTGTATTCAAGATGCTCTCTGCTAATTTTGTCAACATCTTGCTGAGATGCACCCCAATTACCCTTAAAATAAGGTTCTATCCAGTTATTAAACTCAATTCTGTGTGACTCATAATCTTTTCTCTGTTGTATAATTTTATCATACGCTTGCTTTAGTTCTTCTATTGTGTGTTCTTCTTTTGAAAAACGAAAGTCTTCTTGTTCTTTTGCTATTTCTTCAGAATTGAGAATTGCGTTGAAAAAAGCGGTGCCAGAAATATGATCTATTCTATGATGAATATAATCGTAATCCATATACATGTTGAATTCTTCATCATTATATTTTGGCTCTGAATCATAGAAGTGTTCCGTGTGTTCAGTAACATAATAATTATTAAAGAGCTTATCAATAAATCTGTTACTAGGTTTTAATTTTCGGAACGCAAGCCCATTAGTACAATCTCTTTCAAGTTCTTTTTGAATCAAGTCCTGACGAATGTTAATCATTTAATCACCAATCTCTTTCTTGATTGCAATCTTCATAATTTCATATTGCACATTGTCTAATAGAACATTAATAGTTTCATCAACGCTCCATTCGCCTTTTAAAAACTCGTCACACATTTCGTCAATGTGGTCAATTGACTTTTTTGCCACAATTCTTGCTGCATCCAAATCAAAAGATGCCCCGGTCTTTACTTGTTTGAGAAATTCTGACATTTTTGATTGTAGGCATTTCTCATAGGATTCGCCATTGATATATCTTTCAATATACTCTTCTACACGCAATAGGTGGTGCAGTTGTTTCGGATCATAAAGATATTTGTTAATCCATTCCATACGAGACGGGTAATGATGCTCCATTGCAAAATACTTTTCTTTGGCAATTCCTCTCATAGACTTAATAGCTTGAACAGGAGAATAACGTGCAATTTCTTCTCTGGCATCAATAAGCCTGTTCCATTGCTCCTCATATATAGGATTGAGGATTTTATAAGGAGTGAAAATGATTTCCAAAAAGTTTAAATTCTGTTTCCTGAACGTCTGAATATAAAGTCGAATATCTTTCCAATCCGTATGCTCGTCATTAGCGCGAATATGAGTTGTACTAACAGGATTTTTATTCATTGCAATATCCTTAAATGTTGGTGTTACAATCAGTTTGGTGTCAACATCTGAACCTTCATAATCAAGCCCATAATTGCCACTGCCTTGATAGAAGATGCCAACAATTCTGTCCTTCGGAAAGGATTCAAGAGCCTCATTATAGTGCTCTTGAACCCTATCCATAATCCACTGATCTGAATGATAATTCATTTTGTCATCACCTTGCTACTACTTACAGTAGCCTTAAAGAAATTTCCAATAACTGCTAGAGCTCCACATACAACAGGAATTAATTCTGGAACAAATCTAGTCGTTCCAAATAGTGTGTTTAGACCAGATACCATTGCTCCACCAACAATCTTCATCAGAATCCAGCCACCAAACCAACCGGCACCGAAGATGATGATAGGAGAAAGAATCCACAAAATAACTACTCCAATAATTCCAATAATTGGCCCAATATTATTCTTCATATTAAATACCTCCATTTAATTCATTAATAGCTTTAACCCATTTATTTGTATCCCAAGACTTTGCATAGTCCCAAAAGATTCTAGAATCAAAACAATGGAATAGAAAATCCTTCATATACATTGGGCATTTCATAACTTCACGAGCATAAGCACCACGAGTTTCAAACTCTTTCATGTTAAAAATTTCTCTCAGCTTATCAAATGCTTTATACCCAATCTCATACATTGCTTTCCCCACTTTCTTTAACTCGTCAGTATAATCGGATGCATAAGTAAGGAACTCTTCCTGTTCTCCATCAAGCACAATTTGAACAAGACGTTCTGTATTGACTACTCCATTATTACGAGCATAATGAGCCATTACATACTGCGGGCTTTTAATTTTTACTCTGTTAAAGTTTTTGTCGCAGACAACATAACCCTCCTGATTCCATGGAAGTGCATTTGCTGCCTTCTGTACATCTTCAAGAGAATGAAGAGAATAACGCTTAGGCATTTCAAAATCATAGCTTATATCAGAATCTTCTGGATTCCATTCTTTCCCATCTTCCATATCACGTATACCAAGAAAATATAGCTTAGTGTCTTCATACGGAATTACAACACGGTTATAAGGAGACACGAGTTCAAACATATATGTACATTTTGGATCTAGCATCGTAAAGAACTTATGCTCGTCTTCAAATACACGATGAATTGCCGCAAGGACAAGCTGCCCAAAATTCTGATACTTCACATCATTAAGTTCCGCTTTAAAGGCATCAATTGTACCATTGGTACAAATATGCCATCCATTATCATAAAACATGCCAATAAGCGATCCATCAACTTTTTCCTGCACAGAAGCAGTTGCCCAATCAATGTCTGAGCAATAAGACTCGCCGTAATTGCCGAATTTTGTAAATTTTTCGCAGACACATTCCCAATCACTCTCTCTGAAAATAATTCCACGTGCTTCACGAACCAGAGGAATTGTGAAGTCAGAAGAGATTTGATTATACTTGAACATGATATAATTGCCATCACGAGAAATCTTTAGATTATATGGATCTGTTGTGAGTAATTCTTCCCAATTTTCGTGAGACAAAATGAAGTCTCTTAATTCAAGATGATACATTACGAAAATTCACTCCTTGAAAATTCAAATCCATCAGGATCTTTGAAGTTGTCGTTTGCAAACCAATTATCATATTTATAACTTTGTGGACTTCCGCTAATATGACTAACAGGACAATAATCTGGCATGTTCTTGTCGTACCATCGAAAATATTTGTTTTGTTCAATTTTCTTTGGTTCCTGTACTCCAAGAATGCCACCATTGAACTTTAGTACTCTATCATCAAAGGCGTCCCAATTGTATTCACATCCGTATTCATCATAAATTTTAAACTCATTTGTATCATACGCTGCTTTATACTCGGCTACAGAGTTAATACCATCTTTATGCCCTTGGAAAAGCGGCAACCAACCAAAACTAGTCTTGGCTACGTGAATCTCATATCCGAAATATGGCGTATCCGTAAGCTCATAAGAATATGGTGCATACCGCTGAGCCATTTCTTTATTCTTTGTAATCATATAGAAGTTAGTTCCCATGTGCCTTAATTCTCCTTATAAATCAATATCGTCATCAGCCTCAATCTTTTCTTCCGCTTTCTTCTTACAAGCTGCAATAGCATCTAGAACATCTCTGCGACCAATATTTTCCTCACACCATTGCAAATAGTCTGGATGTTCACGATACACATCGATAATTTTTTGTCCCTTGTGCTTGCCGAATTGCATTACATATTCTTCTGGATTAATAACCACAGTACGTGGTACTTCAATATTTTCAAAATCCATAGTCAAAGACTTACGAGATGCTAAGTAATCTGCTAAGTGTACCAATTCTTGATGCATATCTTCAGGCTTAGGCAAGCATTCTCCGGTTTTCCTGTCAACATTGAATTGACCCATATGTGATTCGATGCAATGAGCGATTAGTTCAATCTCCTCGTGATTTAGATATTTACCATCATAACTACGAATGACTGCGGCCATTTGTAGAGGGTGATCGAATTTAGTATACTTGTTTCTTTCATAATCTGACTGAGTTCCACTTTTACGACCATCGTGAACCATCCCCGCCACACGCAGTAAGTCTCTTTCCCTGCTAGGAATTATTTTGTTATACTGCTCAAGTTCAAGGAAAAAGTTTAGAAATCTAACTACTGCGATTTGATGTCTCATCAAACCACCTAGACCCAAACTATATTGCGGATGATATTTACCAGTACTTGAAGCTGGTACGCTCCAAATATACTCTGGCAAATTGTCTAGTAGCACAATAGCAAATTCTTTAATATCATCATTCTCAAATGTATTTAGAATTGGTTCTACCAACTTCATTCTTTCTTCTGTCATAATTACGCCTCCTCCTTGCATTTTTTTACACACAGGAAGCACCCATCCAGTCGTATATGACGTTGCTGACTTTCCGCACACCGCACAAGTTTTCCGACTAATAGTGGCGTATTTTTCAAGTGTATTTTCAATCTTGTCATATAATTCATTCATATCAGCAGCTTCTAGGTCAGAATAATCCTTGTCTTCCCAGCTCCAATACACTCTTAGTTCTCCCCACTTTTCCTTCGCCTGTACAATTTCAAAGTTTTCAGTATAACTACCAATAATACCAAAGAGTTCTTCTTTCAGCTTTGGCACAAAACTATTAACCCAGCCATCCGGTAGAAAATCTAGTGCCTCAACTCTGTCTTCAAACTCACAATAAAGGTCTTCATAATAATCTTTATATTCATTGCTCATCTATCATTTTCTCCAATCTTTTTAATGCTTTTTCTCGTTCTCCGATATATTTATCCTCCAATACCAAAGGACTTTTATTGCTCCCAAGCTTTGTAGCAACATTATTTGCAATTTTGTATATATAATATGTATCGCGTAATGCAGTTGTTGTAATATAAAATGTTTCGCCTTTTAGAGATTTAATCTCTGTCATCACAATCTCTTTAGATGGAAGGCCTTTCATTAATCGTCCTCCACAAAATCGACAACCTGTTTTTTCTTATGACAGCACTCGCATTCTGTTTCATATGGCGTCATTACAATTTTCTTAATTTCTTTCTTTGAAAGCTTCATAACGCGAATATAACATGCTTTGCATAGATCAGAATATGCTTCTTTCATAATTGTCTCCTTAAATTTCAAATTCTTCTGTGGCATACCCGCCGTCAGTAGTGTAATGGACAGTCTTAATGCCAAGTTCTTTAATTAATTTTTGGCAGGATGGACAAGGCCGACTCATAGCCAACCCTCCACGCTTATATTCTCTATACACATAGAGTTCACAGTCTTTCCATTTAATATCTTTATTTCCAAGTAATGAAATAAGGCAGTTAACTTCGGCATGTAATTTCGCAGGAGTGTCTTCGTTGAACCTTTCTTTATTCAACTTGCGCTGTAAAGGATGTGTCCGCTGAGAATTACAAGAACTTGAAATTATTCGGTGCTTATAAACCAAGACCGCTCCTACGTTTATTCTTTTGAAATCTGATAGTGTACTAACTGCCTGAGCCGCCCTAAAATAACTTTTATCTTTCTTCGATAGCATCTTCTACGTCTTCCTCATACAATCGTTTATCCTTACGATCCTTGGCCCTGTTGTATGCCTTAGCGTTGCGCAGAACCTTAGTCACTGGTCGTGGACATGTCCAAAAATTTCTCTGTTTCTTGGCTTCTTCCTTAATACGATTGTCCTCTGTCATGGTGTCAATCTCCTTTCAATTAATTTTGTATTGTTATTATAGCATGGAATATTCATTTGTCAAGTACCTTACTGGCGTAATCTGGAAATAATTTTTGGTAACATTTTAGAAACATAGTCGATTTCTTCTTCAGTGTTTAGATGAGATAGTGAGATTCTAATGCTGCTTAATGCCTGTTCGGTTGTGAGCCCAATAGCTTTGAGCACATGAGAAGGCTCTGCTGTTCCTTCGTTACATGCCGACCCAGAGCTAATCTCAATGCCATATAGATCACACATTGTGACTAGGTCAGAACTCTTCACATCGTCAATCCTGAGGTTTAAAATACTTTCTATACATGGAGTTTTTGCATCAATTGCATTAAGTGTGACTCCTTTTACCCCAAGTAAGTTATCCTTTAATTTCTTTGATAAGCAAGAGACTTTCGCGTTGTTTTCATCCATGTGCGCGGTTGTATCTTCTAAAGCTGCCGCCGTTGCAAGGACGCCCAGTACATTGGTCGTGCCACCTCGGATCCCTCTTTCCTGCCCGCCACCATTAATTAATGGATTAACACTAATTCCATTTTTAATATACAGGAAGCCGATCCCCTTAGGAGAACCAAACTTGTGCCCCGAACACGACATCATATCTACGCCAAGATTTTTTACATCAATCTTCATATGAGGGAAGGCCTGTACTGCGTCTGAATGAAATAACATATTATTGTCATGTGCAATCTTTGCCAAGTCTTTAATTGGTTCAATTACCCCTATTTCGTTATTTACAAACATACATGATGCAATGCTTGGTGGGATACAAAAATCATTGTCTTTCATTTCATGTATCTTTGTTTTAAATTTTGTACAATCAATCAATCCATTTGAATCTACATTAATTTTAAAATCTGATTTAATAGAATGATGTTCAATATTAGAAGCAACAGAAAATCCATTACACATCGCCCATGAGTTTGCTTCTGATCCACCAGACGTGAAATAGATTTCGTTTGGTTCTGCCCCAATCAACTCCGCAATCTTTTCACGTGCTTCTTCTACCTTTACTTTGACATTACGAGCCGTCTCATAAGAACTGTTGGGATTATAGAACTCATCCAAATTTTCTAGAATAACTTTCTTTGCTGCTTCACAAATGGGAGTTGTGGCAGCATTGTCCATATACACTCTCATTTTATACCTCCTCTCCAGTTGTGCTGTCAATAATTTTGTATTCTGTCATCCACTCGCAAATATTCGGTACTGTTTTAAGCAGTGATAGATTATTTGCGTCAATCCATTTATTAACTCCATTATGCTTATAAAATAAAATATACTTATCTGTCTTCATATATGCACCATCCTTTAATTAATTTTGTATTGTTTATCCTGTATTAGTATATCATGTATTTACAATTTGTCAACCCATTGCATAAAAAAATAGTTGGCAATAACCCACTATTTTATTTTGAGAAATATACTCCATCTACATATAACATTGGCGTACCAAAACTATGGAATGTATGTATTCTAAAATATACAATATCTGCAATTCTATGTCCAGATAATACATAATCAACAACTTTATATTGTTCTTCTTGTGGCATAACATATTGATAATATGGAGCAACTGCAAAATGATTTTCATAATTCAATACCCATAATCCACCGTATTCGTCACAATGATTAAGAATGGCAGACAATGTAATTACTTGACACTCCCATGATGTGCTTCCGGCTTCACAATACAAGCATTGGGCTAATAGTTGTTTTTCATAATCTGTATATTGTGTATTTGTATCTACAAATTTAATTTCAGACACGTCGCAATATATATTACATTTTGATAAAATATCATCTAGTTCTTCTTGCTTTAATTTTTCTTGTTGCTGCTCGAAAATTTCTTCCTGATATAGTACTGCCTGTTCATAAATATTAAGCTTGTTGATTGGCGGGTTTGTTTCTGATTCATATTCTACGATTAAAGGTTCTTTATATAAACTAGCATTTTCTGATGCTACATAATCTTTTTTATTCAATATATTGATAATAATTACAAATAATAAAAGTCCCAAAATTATAGTTACTTGCTTCCACTTACGCATCATATCACTCCTAATAACAAAAAAAATAATAACCCATGCTACCCGATCCATTGATAGCACGGGTTATAATTTACTTACATAGTTCTTGCTTAAGACGTTCATTTTCTAATTTTAATTCCTCTAGTTCATTAACCATTTGCACAATCGAATACAAGAATGATATTCCCGTTGGATTACCATTTTCGGCCTGAATTCTTGTGGCGATAATGTCTTTCAACGTTTTAGTATCCATATTTACCTCCTTAATTAATATCTGGATGATTGTTGAAAAAATTAAAGAAATAAGTTTCGTCTGCTTTATTATCACAAAATAGTTCGAGATAATCGCCCTTATCTCCAAGTAGAGCTCCTAGCGCAACATATTGAGAAAACTCAGATTTAAGGTTAAATTTATCACCTTCTGGAGAAGTCAAATATACATTTCCAGAACATTGCTTTACAGCATAAAGAAAATCATTGATTTCATTAATGTTTTTAATTCTCATATAATCCTATCCCCTTCTTAATATTTTTAGCCCTACGTCCGCAGAACACGACAGCGCTATCGCTAGTTTTTTACAGAGATAACAGTACAGTCATGAGCTAAACCATACAAACGTAAACATAACTAATAGGGCTTACTGGTCAGGATGTGGAGGCTCGAACTCCAGACCCATTGCTTAAAAGGCAATTGCTCTGCCAACTGAGCTACATCCTGATATTTTTATTCACCAACGAGAACCCACAAAAACTTCTTTCCCCATTTTACTTGAAAGAAATCCAACTCATTAAGTTCTCTCCAAAGGTCAGGCCTATTTCTGCGAACTTCACTAGTACTTTTCACAATGCCCGCTTCAACTAAAATCCGAGGAAGAAATCTTTCTTCTGTCAAAAGAGTAACTTCAGATTCGTTCAGAGCCCAATCTTCTAGACTGGAACCAAAAAGTTCTGCGGGGGGTTCCAACAAGAGGAACGCCAACAATTACGTTTTGATACATAAACTTACTCCTTTCTAATAAGAATTACCTTTATTCAGTCAACCTGTAACAGCAGGTAGTAATTGTGAGCCTTATACCATTTTTCTCTTTCGCATACTTGTTGGAAGTATCATCGAGAATCCGCGAGAGCGGTGGAACGGTAGACAGGGCACGATCCCGCAACAATCAGATTGGAAATCTGAAGCTCTACCAATTGAGCTACTACCGCATATTTTGGCCGTTACCGAGTGGCTTCATGTGGTCAGCAATCAGCCACTCAGCAACTACATTACAACCAAAAGTTAGAACGGACTCAATATGACCAACTTATTCAGTCCACCCTTATGAAAAAATAGGATTTCATTTTTCTCCAAAAGGCTTATCTGGGGCACTTGCAATGCTAAACAGAGGTGCGATAAGACAATTATGTGTTGATGTTTTTTGTGAAAGATCTAAGTTAGGACGCAGGAACCATCTCTTTACAAGATAACATCAAACCTACGGGCAGAGCCTCCACAAACACCACCTAACGAAGCCTTTGTTTCATCGGCTGGCAGCGGATGTTGGTAACGATCCAACCTTTCTCGGGTCAAAGCCGAGTGTCCTTCCAATGAACGAATCCGCCATATATGCGGTTTAGGATAACCGCAAATGGTACCGCTGACGTGTTCGACCACGCAATCTCTTTCGAGCCTTGGTTTTTGAGACCAAGATGTATACCTTCCATCACAGCGGCATATTGAATGGGGTATTATAAACGACCGCCCCATCACCGGTCTCAGCATAACAACCACTAGGGATGTATGTAGTGAGAAGTTCAAGGGGATGACTTCTCTCGCATTTTTACCATCCGAAGACAAATGCTTTGCATACGCTAATCCGTATGCCAGAGATAACACTCCGGCTGTGTCAAGCCGTCCTCTGCACGGAATCGAACCGTTCCTGCTCCTTGACTGGAGGTGTGCAACCTTTACACTAAAAGAGGATATGATGCCGTCAAAGTGCCTGACGGCTAACACCCAATTTGATATGTTGATATCATTATATCTAAGTCATTATTGGGAATGACAAATATATCTTACAATTAGCATGACCCGCTACTCACCACGTGGAGGTTGTAAGATTTGAGTAGCTACCCTAGGTTGGATTCGAACCAACGATCACCCGATTATAAGTCGGGAGCTCAAACCTACTGAGCTGCTAGGGCGTGTATTTTGTTGTCTCTCCAACTGTCACAGTTTCTACTATTTTAACCGGCTATCACGGGACGCCCAGTAGGGTGGACACGCTTGAATTCCACAATTGCCATCAAAGTGCCTGATGGCTGACACCCAATATGAAACGTTGATATCATTGCTTCTAAGTCGTTATTGGGAACAACAGATGGTAATGATAGCAAGCGGAGCCGTGCATGACTCCATAAATACTTAACCCTGATTATCTTGGTTGGCCTCCTATGTACTTCGGCTTAGGAAGAATTTATTACACTACTCACTATCATTTGGTGGGCTGAGTTGGTGCCGACCCAACTATTCCTTAAGGAAACGAATTTACAGTCCGCCGCGTTTGCCGATTCGCTATCAACCCATATAATTGATGTTTTTAACTTTGACAAGAACATCATAACTTGTCAGACGATCAAACCTTCATCCACATGGGAGCCACACGCAGTTCGTCCGTAGTATGTGGTTATCAGCTTATAGCTGTGGCAGTTTAATGACTTGCCAAGGTCAATGGTGCAGGTGAAGGGCCACGATCCCTCAATCCCTTACGGGCGACAGATTTTACTTACCCCTACCATTTTCATGGCCACCATTTGGTGTTTGTGGTCTGGACTATCTTATAACCATGCTTACTTATGTAAGTTTAGGCAACTCCTCTATAGTCTCTACACATTTAGAACTTAGTTCATTTAGCTCTTGATTGGCGTATCTTATTAAGACTTAGCGTTCCAAGAATTAGGGAGTTTACTAACTATTTCGTTTCCAAAATAGCGACCCAACCTTCATAGCTTTTACCTATGAGCGGAGTCTGTTTCGTATACCAATTCCGACACACCTGCATATCATCGAGCAGCTTTAAAGTGATGCCCAGCACTATATTTTGTATTTGCTACTTACCAGCCACGAGGTCAACCTATGGGCTTTGACCACTCACCCAAACCTTTAATCGTGGATTTTGTAAAACTTTGTGGGCTCCACATGAAATATTATCGGTCACGCTTCTATGCCCTCTTTATACCTTTAATAAACGACCTTTGACCAAAATAAAACTTTGATCCTTGAACTTTAAGTCTTGAACTTTCAGCTTTAAGCTTTACAGCAGAATTATTATTAATATCATATTATTCTTTAATATTAATACTCCTGTAAGCATGGAGTCTTTTTATGTATTCAAGTACATAAAGTTTTGCAACCACTTTCTTTAACTTATTTATATCACTCTAAGTGGCGAAAAGAAGAGATAAGTAGTCGTTTAAGGTTTTCGGTAAGCAGCAAATACTTTAATTAATACTCAAACTCAATAACAGTTAGTGCGTTGCTGCAGCTCAGAGCCGCATCAACCTCTGCATTAAACTCATTGATTTCAGCATCAAGCTTTTCCATAACCTTTGCGATATTCATAGGATCTACGAGATCATAAGTGTTATTGTCGATGTAAGTCTGACGCAGAGTCTTCATTGCATCGCTATCAACAGACATCTTAGAATCCTTAGGCTGTGCTGCAATTACTGCCAGAACATACTGTTCGGCCTTCTTTTCAAGAGCCTCGCCGCCATTGCGAACAAGTTCGTTCTGTGCGGCTGTATACGCCGAATTCATCTGATGCAGAAGATCACTCTTAAACTCCATGCCATGATTCTTCATTTCGATTGCTTCAGCCACTGTGTACTCGTTATCACCAATCTTAACCTTAGTTGCCGCATTAGAAAGAACCACCGCTCTCTTCATTGCATCGCGACGAGCAATAAGATTAGTCGCCTTCTGATAGCCGCTACGCATCTTATCCTTGAAATTGTCAACGGTCATACCGTTAATCTTTTCTGCAGAATGCTTGACCGCAAGAACATAAGGAGTCTCATGAATCGCTTTAGTGATGCGAGCATCCATAGTCTTCAGTTCGGCAAGGGCCTTATGAATTGTCATTTTCTCAGTCGTCATTTTGTTCCTCCTAATAAATTTTGAACTTTAATTTTGTACTGTCTTAGACTGTCTATATTATATCACAAATTTTTTATTTGTCAAGAGGTTTTTAAGAATTTTCTGAATTTTTTGTAAGCCGCCAAGATGCTTCAAACATAGCCTTGTTGAGATCCTCTACGAACGCAGTGGACAGTCTATCAAGCTGCTTATAATACTTCCGCATGACCTTGCGCTTTACTTCCTGTTCGCCATGTTCCTTGTCGTATTCGTCACCGCCATAGGGCTTAGATGCAGCCTTGAAGACATCATTCATAAGATACTTGCTAGGATCAAAACACAGGCTCTTTGTCATGCCCATTGCCTTTGCAATCCGGTTAATGCAGTCGTACTTTGTCCCCCGCAGCTCTCCAATTGTGGTGCCATCCTTCAGATGATAATACTTAATTGCCATTTTTTCTTGCTCCTTTTCAATTAATTTTGTTTTGTTTCTTTCAACTGTCCATATTATATCATATATTTTTTATTTGTCAAGTACTTTCAGAAAATTTTCTCTGTCAATTCTCTAGTCTCATTATAAGACAAATACTTAACATTTAGCTCTTTTAGTGCCAATAACTCTTTGTTTTTAAACTCGTTCAGATGTGTCACCGCCAAAGATACATTATAAGAATGCTCGCCAATATCCTTTTTGATTCTGCTTACAAGTTCATTAACATCCAGTTTACCATATCGAATGCTGCCCTGATAGGGATTTGGCACATTAGTTTTATCTTCCATAGAACCATTGATTTCAGATTTATCACATTCACTATCAAAAGCCCCAGCACCATGTCTTGTTAGGTATGTTCTTGTAACATAACACACTTCAACGTTAGCGCCAAATAAATACTTTTCAATAATCACATGTGGGTTCTGAATCCCAGTATTGCTAGGAGTTGTATTGTCTCCGTATCTTGTCTTGTTCTGATCTAGCAGCAGACCTTGCCCATTTTCAAATATAACATTGTCGTATCGTCTCAATATGCGTCCATAATCAAAAACAATATGTGAGCACATAAACTGAATATCATCAATAAAATTATAAATTAGATTATCAGAATATAGAATTTCTTCCCACTGTTTTACGACATCTGAATTCGCAGATACCAATCTCTGCGGCATATATTTATCCCTAATATTTTTAAGGAATTGAATTTTATAGTCTCTGCTCATCATATTAAAGTGCCACAATGACGGCGCTCCAGTACTTTCATACCTACAGATAGTTTCCCAGATTCCCATGCCACAAGATCCATGTCGATTTTCTCCACGACTATCTTCAAGAATTTGATTTACGATCACGTCATACGGCGTTGACCATCTGCAATTCCAATGCGCACAAACGAGTGGCTTAAAGCCTAAAGAATCCAATTCTTCATACTCTTTTCTGAAAGTCATAGGATTCAAAATATATTGCTCGCTAAAATATGTAGGGGCTTCTACAAAAGTGCCAGAACCAAAATGATGGAACACATGTCTAATGCCATCTGGTGTAACCACAGTGTGCCCTCTCTGTGCTCCGCCATTAGACAAAACAACAATACAGGATTCATTCCGCTTTTTTGCTTCTGCGCAGAAATAATCAGTCATCAATCCTTTTCCTTCGTCCCCAAAATTGCTGCCGATTACTACTTTAACATTAGACATGTGTTTATCTCCTCTTACCAAGAAATTCCTTCGCTAGTATTTGCAAATGTACTTGTATCGCTTCCAGTAAATGCATTTGTCACAATCTCAATAATGTCATCTGCAATCTTATTTACAGATGTAGTCTTGAGATGATTCGTATCAAGAAACTTGCCGAAAGTATCCTTAACGGCTTCTTCATAACGACCATACCCATGCTTTACATACAAATGGTAGATATCAAACTTTTCAGAAGCGTCCTTATAAAGCTGAGCTGTCTCAACATCATCCTGTAGATTATCACCAGTCGCAACAGATAGAGTATTCTTAGGCAGATACGGATTCAAAGGTTCATCACCCATTGTAATAATAACACCCTTCTGCCCACGATTCCAACAATCTAGCTTGGTATGATTAAGCCCAAAATACCATGCGGCAGTATAGGACTCATAAGAATTGCCGCCGCCACCGCCCTCAAAATAAATCTTATCAAGCTGTTCTGCGATTCTGATATCTGATTCAAACTGAGACGCCTGAATTGGAGCGTTATCATAAGCAAGATCTCCAATACCCATAATCATAAATTCAACATCTGTCATCTTCCCATATAGGCTTGTCATAACAACATTGATCTGCTTTGCAACTTCCATTGCTGCACTTCCCATACTGCCAGTTACATCGAGCGCCAGAATAACAGGCTTTGTATTAGGATGTTCTGCGGAATCTACACACTCGCGAACAACATTTTTAGGATTAAGCTCCGCCACTAGACATCTCGACTTAAAATTATCCTGAATACTATTTAGTCCTCTGACAACACCAAAATCGTCTACCATTGCACACTTTGCAGTAGTTACATAGCTAGTAAAGCTATCTCTCGTCCAAGAACCGCCACCCATAATTACTCAGCCTCACTTTCATCAGACGTATCAATATCAAAATCAAACATGCCGCTGAACATATCCGACATATTGCCGCCATTCATAAGCATCATCATAGGAAGCATAGAATTCATTCCGTTGCTGGAACCATTGCCACCCTTCATCATTTCGGACATAATCATATAGGACATCATCTTGTCCATGCCCTTCTTGCCCTTCATAAAATTGTTACCGAACATAGATACGATCTTACCATAGAAATAAGTACTTCCCATAAATACATGACGCTCAGGGAGGATGGTTTCTACAGTAGAATCCTCATAATTAATAACCGTAATGGTCTCCTTCTCAGCCTTAATAACACACTTTGGCTTGCCAGACACTAGAATAATGTCTCCAACTTCAACCTTGTTGGTTGGCATAACGAAGAAGAACTCTTCGCCGATGTCAAAAACAAAGCTATCACAATTTGTGAGACGCCCATTCTTCACATTATAGCTCTTATAGCCATTGGAAGTCTTAACTGCAATTCCTCCGCTCATAGAAAGTCGGCACATACCGGGAGCAATCTTTCCGAACATGCCATTGAACACATTTGTCATAACTCAATTCTCCTTTTTGATTTTACTTTAATTTTGTTCTGTGTTTCTCACTGTCTAGATTATAACATGTTTTTCTTATTTGTCAAGAGGGTTTAGTATGTTTTTTTTGAAATTAGTTTTCTTCCATCTTCATTGCTCCTTTCAACGTTTCTCTCCGGAATATCAAAAAGTTCGCAAAAAGTGCCTTGCCAATGATAACATCGCGTTTCAGGTGCGGAGCAAAAACCTCCAATAAACGAGCAATAATGTCGGTTTATATCAAACGAGCAATAATGTTGTTCTACATCCATTGACGAACCTCCTTTGGATTTTCATCCACTTCATAATGAGTGCGATAATAATCTTCTGGCGGCATATAATACCACCACGGATTCTCATCCCACTCCCCATTCGGACGAATATGAAGAAGACAAACAAGATTGGTACAGTAGTATCCGGCCGTATTCGAATAAAGTTTAGCGCCGCACTTTGGACAATATTGCCAAATCATACTCGCTTACCCCCCGCATTGAAGCTCGCGCACAGGACAGTTCCTTCAGCATAGAAATCAGTCGTCCCAACTAGCGCAACGTTCACATTCTCTGGTTTCGTCCAATCCCAAATAGGTTCGTCGCTCTCATACCATGGCTTATCATAACGCTCTGTCTCAGAATTATAACCCCCTACTGGGTATTCAGCATTACCTGGATGGATATGCCGCGCAGCCTCTTCATTCTCTGCTACAACAATTGCGCTATCATATGTATCATAGCCGAGTAACTCATTAACCCAAATCTTATAGATGTTTAGTGTTTCCATTTCAATTCTCCTTTACCATACAAAATCAGGATGTTCAGCTACAAAAGGCTTTATAACAGTTTCAATTGCTTCTTGTGCACGTTTTGCAGAAGGAAAATAAATAGTACCTTGAGTCTTTATACAAGCACAATAGCTAAAGGAATATTCACCGTTTATCTTGTCGTAGATAATATAAGCGTGGTCGTTATCACCATCCCACTGAACATCACCACCATGCATTTCGTTAAATCTCCAAAGAAGTCGATTTAGTGTTTCATGAAGCGCTCGTTGCTCCATTAACTCTTTATCCGTACAGTAATTGGCTGTATTATAGCAATCGTCATCTGTCTTCCTCCAATTCCTTCCAAAGATAGCGCACCAGATGCCACCAAAAACAAAAGCAATAACTGCCAAAATCATAAGTTCCATTATGTTGCCATCCACTCCTTCTCTAAGCACTTTTTACAACAATAAACTGAACCGCCAAGAAACTTTGCTTCACTCTCTGGAATAGTTGTCTCATCTACATCCAGTTCAAAAGCCACAGGATTTTCTTTGGTGTGAAAACCACCGCAGAAGTAACACTTCCGAAAGTCTCTGTCTTTTTCAGGGATCATCTTCATTTTAAATTCTCCTTCATTAATTTTGTATTGTGATTATAACACAAAATTTTAATTTGTCAAGAGGACGATTCGCAGTATGTATAAGTGTTTGAATCGCCTCTTAACTGTGTCTGTATTATAGCATAGATTTTGGATTTGTCAAGAGGTTAATTGCACATTTGCTAAATAATTTGTTAACCAAGGTTCTTGTTCCGGGAGCTTGATCCATTGCCCATTCTCATCCTTGCGGCTCTTATTACGCATTTCTGAGTTGAATTGTAGGAGACAGCCCTTGTCAAATGGATTTTTCTCATACGCCTTTTTCTGTACCTTATATGCAACAGTTTTTCCATCCCAAAGTTGATATACTGTGACACGAGGGCTCCACTTGGTGTTAAGATCCATGACATATCCAACGTTCTTTTTATCTGGCATTACAGTTGAAATATAGCCAAGATACTCTTTAGACCATTCGATTTTGCTCTGAATTGGCACATCAACATCTGGGATCATAGAACACAGCTCTTTAATAAGTCCGTCTTGATCTTGTACACGCCACTGCTTCTCAGTCTCTGTACAATACTTTGATAGTAGTTCGGACGGTAGCTTACACTTATCCTTCTTAAGAAGCTTTTTACCGCCATAAGCGTTATAAAGATCTACTGTGCGTAAAAGTGTACCAATCTTCCCAAATTCAGAGAAAAAATCAAGCTTAATTAAAATATCGAGCATTCTACTATTTCCGGGAAATGCCTTAACAACATCAATGAAAGAATCAAAATGCTCGTCCTTCATTGCGTAAAGCCTATCTGACGTTTCTGCATTGATAAATTTTACAGATGACATTCCTTTGTAGATTGTATTTTCTTCTTTATCGCAGTTATAATCCGCCTTAGAATGTCTAAACCTAATATCTTTTAAAGAAATTCCAAAGTATGGTAATTCATCAATAAGTTTTGCAGTTCTATCCATATCGCCACTATACATTGTAAGAACTACCGTAAAGTATTCAAGAGGGTAATGTGACTTCAAATAGGCTCCGTACATTGAATCGATTGCTACACTTAGGCTGTGAGATGCGTTAAATGAATAATGCGCCGCATCTGTAACAACTTGCCAAGTATCTGCAAATCCATCTTCTGTTCCTACATTTTTAACCCAGCCATTTAATAGTTCGTGTTTAAGTGCATTTAATTCCTCTTCTTTAAATTTTTTCTTTGCTATCTTTTTAATAACATCATAGGTGCCTTTTTCTTCCATTCCTAACCAGACAAGATATTTCATAATACTTTCTTGGTACATAAGATAATGAAAAGAGTCATCTAGTATATCATCAAGTTCTTTAACCCCTGTTGTATATGGTTTTCTCTCAACAAAATTATTAAGCAGAGATGCAAATCCCGGACGTATAGCAGCGACATATGCTGAAAGTTCCGCAAGATTAGTAGGTTTATACTTTTTTAATATCTGCTTATCATAATCTGAATCTGCTTGGTTTATTGTTGTTGTTAATCCTTTTGCGTAGACATCCCAAACTTTCTGATCGCAATTTTTAATTAATGTATTAATATCATCAATAGGTCTTCCAATTAGCTCATAAACATCATGAATGATTTGATAGACAGAAACGGTAAGATAATCATTTTTGAGAAATTTATAAACATCACAGTTATAACCATCAAGGCAACAGCAAATCTCATCTCCAACCTTAATAAGTCCGACCATTTCAGAAATTTTATCATTAGACAATAAGAAACTACAAGGGCTAGGGGCAACACTTTCTACAACGCCTCTAAAGATTTTACTTCCATCAATTAAATCCTTCCACTTAGGATCATTCAAATAGCTATTTAGGTTTTTTGCAATGTCATCATATTCAGAAATATGCATATCATGCGCTTTACACCAAAGTCTAAATGCAGAAGATTCTTGTAGCGGCTTATACGCAATCATATAATAAATGCCATCTTGTCCCAAGATATCCTTACTAGCCTGTACAACAGGTGATGTATCCGCAAAATTAAGATCAATATCTGGTAACGATCTGCTGTTTAAAATACGTTCAGCGGACATAAATCTTGTCGGATAAAGTTTAATAGGCGCTGCAATTCTATCAACTTCTGTTAACCCTAATAATTTATTGATATAGAAAGAAACTGCACTTCCTCTTCCGCTGCGAGTTAAGATAGCGTTATATTCTTTTACTGCTTTTTTAACTACATAATGGTCAAGAATAAAATAATCTGCCATCCCACAGTCTTCAATAATCTTATATTCGTATCTTATTTGTTGAATATATTCTTTGTGACGTTCTTTTGAAACGTTATGTTTTTCTTTATTCCATCCCTCATTAATTAGTTTTTTTAATATGGTATTACTATCTCCTTCTACTACTTTAGGGATTTTAAACTCTTTATCAATAAAAATGCCCTCAGCATTATCAAAAATAAGAGTATTTCGCAACGCTTCTTCTACCTCTTTTTTTGTTAAGACGCCCTGCTTTTCATATCTTTGAAAAATAGTATCAGAATCAGGATAGTCAAGGCAAAATCCACTTTCTTCTTCATAAACAATTCCTTTGGCCTTTAAAAACAAGTCTCTATACTTAGCATCTTCTGGTAAAATATAATGTGAGTCATTAGCATGAATAATAGGAACGCCCGTCGCTCGATGCAATGCAATAATTTTTTTATTATATTCAATTTGGTCTTGGTCATTATGATCTTGAACTTCAAGATAAAAATTATCACCAAAATGATTTCTCAAAGGTTCAAAAAAATTACTTCTCCAATAATCTTCGTCTATTGAAATTGTTTCATAGATTGGAATTTTTTCAATATGTCCAACTTCATCAATATATCCAGGGCCACTATCATATACGGTTGTTGCTTTATAACCAATAATATTCTTTGTTTTTTCAGTTTTCCTCGGCTTAAACATGCGCCCAGCTATACATGCAGTAGTTATAATTGTTTCTGACGGGGTAAGACTTAATAATAGCTTTAAATCTATACGAGGACGATAGTAATATCCCTCTGTATTTGCAATAGACATTATTTTATTGATCTCACGCCTTGCGTTTTCAGTCATTGCAATAAGCATTATATGATACATTTCACGACTTGTTTTATCTTTTATATCATCAACATAATACGCCTCTACTGCATAAATGCACTTTAAATCATTTTGCTGACAAAGAGTGAATGCCTCATAGATATTGCCCTGAAATCCATGCTCAGTTGTAAAATATGTGGTATGACCAAGCTCCTTAGCACGATTAATGTAATCAATTGGTTTTACAACACAATCTAAAGTGCGTAAATTACTATACATTGTATGTTTATGATAATTATTATATCTCATATGGCCACCTCATAATCACTTTGTCTCGTGCCATTATATAAATCTTCTTTTGCACGGTTATATTCTTTATGTAATCTTTTTTCCGCATCTTCTCTAGCGCAAATTGCTTCGTCTTTTGTATTAAATGTGCCAAGATGATAAACCACATTGTCGCTTTTAATAGCAGCCTTCCATTTTTTCTCTCTTTTTGAAAAATATACGCCTTTATGCCCACTCGTATTATTATTGTATAATTTTTCATTTTTCATATTATTTTTATGGCTTACTATACGAAGATTTTCAATTCGATTATCATTTGGCTTCCCATTAATATGATCCACTTCTTCGTCTTTTGCACAAGTATAGCCTTCTGCCTCCATAATCATCACATGCATAAGTTTATAAATATTCCCACCATTTTCTTTATACCCAATACATGTTCTAAGGTATCCATCTTTATGCCTATGCCAACAATACTGCCAAATCAAGTCATAATATTTTTTGTCAATATAAAATTCATAATTATCATTACGTGTGTATCCGATATAAAAATCTCCGCAATCTTCAAATTTATTTTTTTTACAAAATGCAGTTGATTTATCATAAACTTCCCATCGTTTTAAATTTCTAACAATTGTAACAGGAGTAGTATTATATTTATCTGCCAATTGATATGTAGACATTATTTTATTTTTATATAAATAAACAATATCTTCCTTAAACTGTTCCCAATATCCTTTTGGATAATTTGTTCCAGTCTTTCCTTTCATCTCTCACACCTCCTCCATTAATTTTGTACTCTCAAAACGCCTTCTCTTCAATTTGCTTTAAAATACTCTCGGCTTCTTGCTTGCAAGCTAACAGAGAATCATTCTTATCCTTTTCTGCTTGTTCCATAATATAATTTACAATATCGTACTTATAGTAATTAAGCGCCTTTAAAAGATACTTCTGTATCTCTGGGCAACAAGCACTATAGCCACTAGAATCGCCATAATACCCATATGACGCATGAAACAACACAGAGATATCCCCACTCCCAATGCTGTGGTCATGAAAACCAATCAGATGCTTATCATTGCGAGGATCTTCTTTTCCAATAACAGTAAGACCTCTAGCCCTATTAAGATTGCTAATAATCTTGGTTGTTATATTTTTTTGTTCGTTGTACTTTTCGATACAGGTCATAACGTTCCTCCTACTTTTACACTACTTTTCTTTCAACTGTTACAATTGTGTCATTATGCCAACCGCCATGCGGAACAAGCAGAATTTCTTCAATTTCAAATCCATATTTCTTACCAATGCCGCCGCTGTTCCAGCAGCAAGTAATTACAATACCATCTTTCTTGACGATTCTGCCAATTTGCTCCTTTTGTTTGCTCCAGTAAGATGCTTGTGTTGTTTGCATATTTACTGTTTTGCCAAGTGATGTGTAACATTCTGACACTTGACGTGGTGAGTATGGCGGATCATACAGAACAGTATCAACAGAATTATCTCCAAGCATCTTCAAAAAATCCAAAGCATCCATGTGGTAATCAGTATCATATTGTTCATCCAAATCATTGGTAATTGTTCCAATTTTACTATCATTAGCGAATGGATCTACAATAACTCCATATGCATATTTGTTGATTAATTCTCTAATTGGTTTAATCTGAAACGTTTGGCAATTCGGCATAGCCCACACACGATTAATCTGCATTGTTGTCCTCCATTAATTTTGTATTGTATTTATATCACGATTTTTCTGATTTGTCAAGTTTAACATAGTCATTCATTGTAAGCTGGAAAAATTTATTACGACCATAGTATGGAGCTGCCAAAGTTCCAACCCCAATAAATTCACCATCATTATCCATAGTCTTCCAAGATAGGTCATTCCATTTGACAAGAATAACTCCACTCTCATCAATAACCTTTAAATGCTTTTTTGTAGAGAATGTACTTACTTCATAATTATCAGTTCTAATAAGCACTGTAACCGCTGGGGAATCTTTTCCGCTGATACGATTAAAAGCGTTAAGCTGCTTAACAAGCTGTTCATTTATCTGTTCCGCTGTAATTTCAATATCAGCCTCAACATCGACACTAAATTCAATATCTGCTAGTTCATCTTCTATGGCATTTCTAAATTGTTCAAATTTATCTTTATCACAAGTAAACCCAGCCGCTGACTCATGTCCGTCGCAACGAGCTAGACCAGTATCATTTACCATAGCCATAAAATCAGGAACTCCTATAGCTCTCATACTACCAGATATTGTGTCTCCATAATCTCTAACTACTATAAGTGGGCGCTGGAATTCTGATAGTAAACGGTTCCCGACCAAACCCGTTATATCCGCATCTGTGTCGTCAATGAAAAACACCATAAACTTTTTATCCAATTGCTCTTCACCTTGCTTCATAAGGTCTGGTAACATTCCATTGACAATTTCATTCTGCTCTTCACGACATGCTTTAAGCTTTGGATAAATTTCAGCAATTTCATCCTCGTCTTCTGCCAAAAACATTTGAGCAGATAAATCATTATGCCTAGTTCTAATAGCAGCATTAACTAGTGGAGCAATACTAAATTGAATAGCCTCTGTATTAAACTGATAAGTACCAATCATTTTCTTAACAATTGGATTTTGATATTGGCTCAATCCCTTACTGACAATATAACGATTTTCTGGTTCTGCAAGCGAACAGACATCTGCAACTATCCCAACTGCTCCATACCACCATAAATCATCTGCATAATCAGTAAGATTCATTTCATCACAATATAAGCAGCACTTAAGAACAACACCGGCTCCTGACAGTTGACTATTCGGGTAATCTACTGCGCTACTTACAAGAACAAATGGAACGTTACTATTTAATAATTCTTGGCTCGGAATATGATGATCCATCACAATCAAAGAATATCCAGAGTCAGTAATTTTTTTATATATATTAGGATCATTGTTAAGACTATCTACTACAATAATAATATCTATCCCATCAAATACTTCCAAATCTATATTCTGTACACCATGTTCTTTCTTGTCGTGTACAAAATATGAAACATCTGCACAAGCTCTTTGTAGATATTTTGTCATAATTGCTCCGGCAGCATGGCCATCTTGATCTTCGTCCCAAATTACGCAAAATTTATATCCCATTGCTATTCCATCATCAATAATTTCATACGCCTTATCTATGTTTTTTAGTTTTTCAAATGGAATTAAGGAGTCCTCACTTGGATGCAAGAACTCCCGAATGTCATCAATTCTTCTATCATTAAGTATGGTTTCTATAATTTCACCATTATTCATATCACGACAATCATATTTAGCCTTTAATACTTTCTTCATCAACATCACCTAACACATCTACAATATCTAAATAATCATCAATAATATCTAAAATCATCTCTCTGTTGTTATCATCCCTAAAGACGCACTCTCCACGACTTCTTGCTTCTTTTTGTCTTGCAATAAATTCTTCTTCTGTTTCGTAAGGATATTTCATTCATATCACATCCATTAATTTTGTATTATACACTCATGTGGACTAATATAAAACATTCCGCTTCTGTAATCTGCATAAGCCACTTTTTTCTTCTGTTTATATATTTTAATATTGCTTCCATCTGAAATAGTCATCCAAATGTATTTTACATTCTTTCTCTCACCTCGCGCATACGCGCGAGTTGCATCGTGGAAAGATAGCGATTTCTCTCACCTCACGCGAATGCGCGAGTTGCATCGGCAAAGATAGATAAAACTACACGCATTATATCGCTTGCTTTTATTTAATTTTACCAATTCTCGTATCGACGCAACTCGCTATTCATATGTGCAGGTGTGCTGGCGGTCTTTTGTGCCAGCAATTTTATGTGCGAACCTATCGGCAAATCAATGTTTACTTACTGTTCGCACTTACCTTACCGAGTGTTACAATAGCGGATAAATCCGTCTTACATGCACTTCTCGGTCTTAGGGTGTAGAGCCACCCCAAAAGCTTGAGGCAATCACTCGACTACCTCAGTATTAGCAATAATATCTTCAATACCAATTGTCGCAATATTTTTTGCTGCGTTAAAATCAGCATTTGAAGAATATCCACAACTAATACACTTGAATGTTTTCTGATCTGGACGACTTTTCTTGCAAATACAGCCGCATTCACTACATCTCTGAGAAGTATATCTTGGATTAATTTTTACAACATCGATACCCTTCTCTTTTGCTTTATACTCAATTTTCTGCTGCAAATCATAAAAAGTCCAGTTCTTCAAGAACTTATCTTTTTCAGAAGTAACACCACTCAGATCCTCCATCTGAATTGTGCCACAACCATTTCTAAATGCAACATCTACAATATACTTTGACCAACCATGGTTAATTGTTTGAGAAAGATTTCTGGACTTATTTGAATACTTATCGTAACAAATCATCTTCTTTTTTCTTCCATGCCCAGAGTTACCATCAGATAAATATTTACAACTTTGTTTTGCGATAGACAACTGCCGATCCATCATCCATTTTGTAGCCATAATTCGGTTGTCTTTAATTGAATCTCTTTTATATTTGTCAAAGTTAAACGCCATATATGCAGGAACAGACACTCCAAGATCAATCCCCATCACCTTTGATTTATCCAATTCAGACGTTACCGGTTCAAATCCATAGCACAAATTGATAAAAGTTTTCTTGTCCTTATAAATGATCTTTGATCCGCAAATCTTATATTCTTTACTTACACATCTTTGAAGAATATCTCTGGAAGATTTATCCCCCGCCTTAAGCACAATTTTAATCTGACCAGACTTTAACCCGAATTCTTTTTTGCCCCTGTTTGATAAAAGAGAAATCGTTGCGATGTAATCTCCAGATTCATTTACATCTACTGATAGGCTTTTGTTATGTAAGTCAATAGGCTGGTTTGCTCCCATACTTGGAATAGAGCAATTGCCCTTAAGAATATCTGTTTTATGTGCATCATAAGCCGAACATGCTTCTCTTACAGAAGTTGTATAATTTGCCGTGTTAGAAAATGCGACTTCTGTTTTAAACTTATCATACGCATATCCAGAAAAAACTTTATACCCACAATAATCAACAAGCTTTGGATATTCATTATGTTCGTTTTTGTACTGAAAACAGTAAGTAAGCCAGTCATTATAAAGAGCAATTGTTTTATTTTTTGTAAAACGAACCTCTTGCCGCAGCTTATTTAAAATATCGCCAAGTGTTTTCCAATCAATATCAATTGGCTTAATAATTTGATATCTCATCACTTTATTCATTGTGGGTTCTCCTTCGTTAATTTTGTATTGTCATTATAACACATAATTTCTATTTGTCAATAACTATCGTAAAAATAAGCAGTTACATCTTTATGCTCTTCCATATATGTCTTTAACCATATCAAATTAATAATGCTTCTCTGAATATTGCCGTAAGCCTCTTCATATTCCCATATAGAATCAGCGTTATCATCATAGTATGCTTTATCAAGATATTGCATTAAAATCTTAACAATTGGTAGAATATCTTCTGATTCTACTGGTGTTCTGCTATCATTATCTTTTATACAATGTAGCTTCGCTAGAATTTCTCCTCTGATTCCCCAACACTTTCTAAAATACAGCAAGTCAACATCCTCGTCTCTCCAGTCAAACGGTAAATTTACCCAATACGGAATGTCGTTTCTCTTAATATTTCTGCATACAAGTCCATTGTCTAATCCCATTGCATGTCATTCCTTTCTATTTAACTTATCATACTCCTTGCAAAACTCTTCATAAATAGGATACCATTTAGTTGGGTCTGTATACCCAGTAATAGCTAACACAAATGCCATACTACGCATACGCCGATATTCAGCCTCATTGTATAATTCCAATACGCGGTGGCCTAAGCTGTCAACAACCTTGTCTTGGCACTCATCTGCAGTTTGTATTGTTTCCATAATCTCAGTGCTCATATCATACAAGACTTCAAATAAATCTCCCCATGTTACTGGTTTATCTTTTAGGTCGCCCAGTTCAGCAATCTTTGCAATAATTTCTTCGTTCGTCATACTGGTTGCTCCTTCCAATAATTTTCCATATCAATTCCATGAAATACTTTTTGCCCTCTATAAATTTCACTTTTGTGAGGAGGAGATTTCCAGTTACGTCCCTCTGAACATTTTACAATATAATGATCATTTTCGCCCTTACTGTAAAGTTTCTTTGCTTGTTTATCTGTCATGTAATATACACAAGAACTGGTTTCATTAATGAAAAGTCTATAACCATTAAGATACATTTTACACCACTTGAACCGGATTGCTCTGTAAATCCAGTTAACAAATCCTAATTAAACAAATAACAGGTATGTGATTGCCATTTTTCTTTACCATCATTGTGGTGCGCAATTTTCATTAACATGGCTTTCTCCTTTCGACTCATACATATAACACGCATCTGTATCTTCATAGCACAGATGTCCAAAAATAAATGTCTTACCCATTTCCTACTTTTTAGGTGTTGGATGCTGAACTGTGCAGCACAGATTCCAATCACCGCATCCAGTATAGTGTCTACAGGTTCCACACTTATTCATCGTCTTCTCTTCTATCATATTTAGTACATTTATGACACTGAAGGATTCCAAAAGGTAAATCTTCATTCTTCTTTGTACAATAATATTTATAGCTTGGATGGTCAAACACATCCCCATGCCAGGGGGTTACATCTTCAATTTTGAGGTATTTACATTCGTTATCCATAATTAATCCGCCGCATTCTTAGAACACTCTGGGCAATAATCTCTATTACCGTCCACATAGTGAATCCACCCTGCTTCTTTTGCTTTATCAAGAGCCTCATTATAACTACTTGCATATGGACTATGTTTACCACACCCATCACAAACTCTATAACTTTTAGATTTTGTCTCTATACCACTTACAAAACGTAGGGCAAAAAGAGCTATCCACCATTTATTAAACAGAATTGCAAGTACAACCCAAGCAATTATTGCTGTAATATTTTTAAAGGCCCATGCCCATATAAAGTTTTTATCCATAATAACCCCCATCTTCTTATAAACGCTTACAACCTACTGGATTTCCGTGACAACCCACTTCATAGACACATTTATGACAATCTCTTGTAAACGGAACTTTATCTCCAAGTGAGACATCCCTAACGTCAACAAGCTGCTCTGCATACTTATGCGCAGCCTCTTCTATGACTTCTGGATGTTCTCGGATATATTTATCAAACTTATCAACAGCATCTACGTATGCTTGGTATAGTTCTGGTGTCAGCATAGCTATTAGCTCCTCCATACATACGGCTCTACGTCATCAGCATCAACAAGTGCTAACTCTCCATAGCTATCAAATGGCCGCACGATATAATAAAGTCCTACACTCGTTCTAAAATAATCTGCTACTTCACCGCATCTATCATTTCCCCACTCTACTTCTGTTCCGATCATAATATCATCTTTACTAATATAATGTTTCCTCATATTCAATCCTCCGGCGGTTCAATATATGTCCAACGGTCTGTATTCCTGATATCTTCCGTACATCCATCACGCCACATCCAGTTACTACCAAGTCTAGAACATAAAAATGTTGCCTCAGCATTATACTTATTATTGAGATTCCAATAAGCAACGATTAATTGCTTACCTTCTTTTGGTAATTCTTCGTTTGCTTTATACCAAATCATTCCTGTACCTTCTTTCTGAATACATCAAACTTTCTGAAAAACTTTCCATATGGTAAGCAACACCAATATATTACCCTATACCTACCATTTGAAGTATTTTCGTAGTAATGCCAAAATCCAAAGAACGAATAAACCTTTTGCCATAATGTCTTTCTCATAATTAATTCTCCCTTATTTTTATGAATACCAAATACTAGACATACTCCACAAAATATCACATCCATCTTTATAACCTAAGCTTTCAAGACATTTAATCATAAGACGATCTATATCAATATGACCATCTTCTCCTGCGTAACCTTCATGCTTGTCATAAATTTCCTGCGCCTTTTTAGCGAATTCTTCAGGTGTCATAATTATTTCTCCTTTAATTTTGTATTGTCATTATAACATAAAATACTAATCTGTCAAGTATATTCTACAAGCTGTTCCTGCATTATTTCATTAAATTTTTCTGCTCCCATATCCGTAGGAGAACACTTTGATGGAATATCAAGATCTAATGTGCTATCCCAATAGTAAAGTTTAACTTGTCTCATTGTAGCAAGCGATTTTAATAAATCCAAATTCTTTTTTATCTGCTCAAATTCAAGACCCTCATCAAGTGCCATAATAATTCTTTTTGGTTGCAATTGCAATATTAGCTTTGATTGCGCTTCACTAAGATTGTTTGAGCCAATTGCAACAATATTTCTATATCCAAATGTACATCCTTGTAGACAGCTTTTTTCTGCTTCTACAATAACAACATCATTTCTATATAAATATTGATAATTGTGACTATATCCATATAGGCTGCTTGATATATTGCCGCCTACAGGATAAAAATATTTACTCATACCTTCTGGTGGCGTACCATTATATCTTGATTTAATTGCAATAATATCGTCTTTTGCATCTTTCCATGGAAAAATTATTGCATTATCTTCTGGAGAAAAACATACATTAAATTCTCTCTGCACTTCAAGACTTATTCCGTCTTTAAGCCAAAGTTCATTTCCAATTTGAACATACTGCTTCAAGATTTCTTCTGGGTATGTTTTTGGTTCAGGCTGAGTTTTGTTAATAATACAGTCGTAAACTCCTCCAAAAAGTTTAGGTGTATTTCTTCGTGGTCTCCAATCATCAGACAAATTAAGAATACGTTTAACTGTCAGTAAAACTGATTTGAAGTCAGCATTCTTTTCTTTACATAACCATGAAATAATATTATTTACTTCACTACGTGCAAAGTCTTTCACAAGACACGCATCATTATTTTCAAGCCTAATTGATATATTAAGACCACTCTCTGGTCTATCATCTCTAGCGAATCTTACCTCGCGTGTATTTACTTTTATTTTGCCGCACTCATAATAGTCAAGGAGCTCGACAATTGCATCTGAATTTTCATTTAGTTTTTGCAAGATTTCATTAAGCACTCATTGTCAAGCTCCTTTCTATATTATTTACTTTATATTAAAATTCAATTGCGGTCTTCTTTCCGTCTCTAGTTTCAGTATAATAATGCCCGATGTTTTCGATGCCCCCGTGTGCAAGAACCCATCTTGCTGCATCTGCTGGAGTTTCAAACTGGTCTTCACAACCATAATAGATATCATATGCGGTTGGCGAATCCTTATATCTAAACGCATTAACAAATACATTTTCTTCATTTGTTAGAGCGTCAGATAGGTATTCTAGTGCTTTGTTGTACATATTGTCCAAAACTGCAAAGCACCAATCTTCTGGAGTGTTGCCAGAATCAGCAACATATGTAAGCACAAGTTGGTTGCCGTTGCATTCACATAGTGCATCGAAGCTAGTCAGGTTTCTGTTTTTATCTACTGTGAGTTCTGAGTTGATAATGTTAATGTCAGCGTTGTAAGCGGTATAGTTAGACATTGAATTACCTTCTTCAATTAATTTTGTACTATGATTATATCATAGATTTTCAGTTTGTCAAGAGGCATAAGTATATTCCAGCCACACTTTTTATCCATTATTTACAGTCTTATGCGTAGGACGGCAAAATGCCGTCTCAAAAAACGAAGCATAATCTCCATCATAACGAACTAAATAAGCAACACCAGAGTCTCCCGAATCAATACCGCGTCTTGATTTTTCCACAAACAAACAACGATATACATTCTTTGGGTCTGGCAAATACGGCTCTTCAAACCACTTGCCATCGGCTCCTTTTTTACTTCTGAATGGTTTTAAATCGATTTGAGAACCAGACACTAATTCATCTGGATAAATCTTTCTAAATAGAATTAAATTAGACAAAACCTCTTTAATTGCACGACTATTACTAAGGCATGATGCGTCCATCCACAATCTTCCCAAAGAGTTAATTGCCAACTGGATAGTCATTAACCCAATAACATCATATCTTTTTGAAATAGCATCCAAATCTTTACTATCCACAACCAATTGTAGCCAAAAATTATCATTAGTTCCATTTGAGGTAGTGATCTTAAATGTGTCTACTAGAAACGTTGTAATGCCATCACGTTGAATATGTTTTTTAATAATACGGCAAGTCAACTTTGAATCTGCGTCTGATAATGCAACCATTTTAATTTGTCTCGCGTAATTTTTTCGCCAATATTCTCTTGCACTTTTAATCATTTCCTTATCTTCATCATTAAGATTACCGCTTGCCAATTTCTTTTTCGGAAGCTTTTGATATTTGAAATAACGTGACAAAATCCAAATCAAAAATCCTTGTTTAAAGTCAGACAAACCCATTTCGTTACTCACGATTAATATCTTTTCTCCCTTTTCAACAAGAGCCATAAGAATTCCTATCATAAAGGTTGTCTTACCGACACCACTATGCGCACCAAATGCACTTAAAGTGCCACTTTTAAGTCCTAGGATATTATTTGATAAGAATGGGAATATTGAAATTTTATTTCCGTTTGCATCAAGCCCAGCGTCCCCAAAGCTTACACCAACTTCTTCACCAGACTCAAGACCATCAATAAAAGCTTCGTCAAAATCAATGTAGCCCTCATCAATAATTTTATTAGAAGATACTGTTCCAAGTGTACTTAGCTGGCTTTCATAAAAATCTAGAACTTCTTGTGATGTGAATTTTTCAAACAGTTTATATGGAACAACACTTTTTCCATTCTCCAAAGTAATAGGCCCTAAAAGATTAAATCCCTTTTCTGAAAGCCTGAGGCAAATATTACTTTTATTTAAATCATCTAAAAAAACATCAAAATTTTTCTTATTACAAATATCAATTAATGATTGAACTTGCCTCCATCCGCCAAACTCTTCTAGGCGCTCTTTAACTTCTTCATTTGTATTTGTTAATACAGTGACTTCATCAGCTACAGTACAGCCTCTGTCTCTTAAGCTTTTTAGCATTGAAAATAGGAATCTTCCGTCTCTCGTCACATAATCACTAGGCTTCAGCATAGAATCATCAATCAGCAGAAGATCTCCTGCAATACATCCGATTGTATTTCCCTCAATTTCTCTGCGTTTTTCTAGCAGCTTATTATCATATTTGTCGCATACGCCGACAATGAAATCTCTTTTATCAATTTCCATTAACTCACCTCGTCTTCAAGTTCACTTAAACCTCTGCGCTTTTTCTTGCAAGAGACAGTTGGCTCATATACTTCGCAATCTCCCCTGATTTTTTCTGGTTCTGCTTGCTTTGTTACCTCATAATCATGTAAACTATTCTTCAGCACTGCGGACAGATACCTAATCTTTGCATACTCAGAGCCGCTTAATCGTCCAATTGCCCCGGCAATATAATCATGATTCTCTTTTAAATATGCCAGAATCTTTCTGTTATCAGCAACTTGATTCCAGATTGCCCATTCACGCCATAAGGCAGTATTGACGATTTTGTAGTTGAATATGTCACAAATTTCATTGTAAACAGCATCTTTTTCTGCTTGCTCTTTTTGGGCAACAACCTTCTTCTCTTCTGCTTGTTGACGGCAATTTTCATTGCAATAGAATAGTTTTGCCTTTCCATTTTGGACGCTAATGGCAGAGTCTCTCTTAATAAATGTGCCGCAGTTTCTGCATTTAACTTGCCTCATTCCCATTCTCCTTTCACTCATATTTCTAAACATTGGAGGAGGCAGAACCTCCACCTCCTCCGTAAATTGTTTATTCAAATACTGCCAACATCTTCTCAATGGTTGCCTGATCGTTGATCTGAGCTAGAGTCTTGTCCCCGCGAATTTCCTTTACTGCCTTCTTCTGCTCTGCTGTGCCAGTTTTAAAAAGGCTGCGTAAATTTGCCTTGGCGGATTCTACATCAAATGGCTCTTCATCATCATCTACATCAAAAGGCGGAGAGTCTAGATCCTCATCTTCATCGTCTAGAAGAACTGCTCCCATATCGTGAAGCTCCTCTGCTTCTTCCTTCGTAACAGTTACGTGATCTTCAAGAGATTCATTGTTTGCGTTTAGCTTCTTGATTTTTGAAACATCGGTTTCGCAATTTGGATGCTTACTCTGTTCTTCAAGCGCATCTCTAACTGCCTTAATAAAATTGGCGGCTCCAAAATCGGCTTTTGCTACAATGTACGGGAAATGGCTCTTACAATCAACGGCGTTTTCCGTATCTGCAAAGACCATCACCCTCTTACGATCAGTAAGCTGACCAATCTTCTCCATCTTCTTAGTAAAAGCATTCTTCTTCTCCTCAATGTTATCAACAACGTTTTCGTTATAACACATTACGACCAAATTCACTTTGTCCTTTAATGCGTTATAATATTTGTTATCAAGATTACATGTAAGTTGCTCAAATTGAACCTTCGTAATAACGTCTTCCTTGAGTTTTGTCTTTGTGTGGCCTACGAGTAGTAGCGAATAACCCGCATTTTGTAGCTTCATGATCTGGTTTAGCATCAAATCGCAAGCTCTGTTCTCACCCTTTTGGAATCCCTTGTAAGCCTGAGAAATTGACTTCGCTCTATCATTGATGTCACAAGTCTTATTCCACTCTGCCACAACATAATTCTCCGTAATTCTTGCATATTCGTCCATGGAATCAATAGCTACGAACTTGGTCGCTGGATAATCTGCTTTGTTTTCACAAAGCTCCTTTACAATGTCAGTAAAAGTCTTAAAATCAGGTGCAACATCACCGAATGCATCATCAATATGCTTTGGCTTATTTTCTACGCCACAAGTGATAATAAATGTGCCTTCATTGCTGCCAGTGATTAGCTTACCGATTTCATAAACCATTGTAGTCTTACCAATACCACCAATTCCGTTAATGATATACGAATAATCTTCAAAATTCTTACTTAGTTTATATGTGCGTCCATACTTTCTTGCCATATTCTTATCTCCTTTTATCAATTAATTTTGTGTTGTAGGGAGAATTAATCTCCCTTATAGATCGTCGTCATCGTCACTAAAAAGATCAACTGATTCATCATCTTCTTCTGTTTCTTTAACCTTCACAACAGCAGGGTACATATCATCGGTCGTATATGCAGTTTCCTGCGCTCCCTTAGTACTACCAAGACCTGCAAATCTTAGTTCACTCACTCTAGGCCCAGCAATACCGCCACCCATTTCTCTTTTGACGGTTTCAAAATCTAAAATTCCCATTTCGATATCTTCTTGGACTTCTGGGTCAAGATCTTCAAGGCGAATTTCCTTTCTTTCTGCGCCGTCCACTACATCTAGATCAAGATTAATGCACTTAATCGCACCGTCATCACACGCAAACTTCTTCTTGAGTGCATCTACCTTCTTCTCAGTACCAGTTACAACAATTGTCATAGGTTTGAATCCAAAGTCCTTTACGCTACTGTTGTAATACTTAACAAACCCATTTACAAACACCTTTTCATTCTCTGCATAGTTGCTATCATCCCATGCATCCGCACTAAAATAGAATTCAGTCTTAAGAAGCAACTTCTGTTCTACATCCCCGCCCATCAGTTCGATTCTGCGTACATGATAATTAGTATAAAACTTCTGCTTGTCTGCACTATACTGGACTTCGTAATCACCAGTAACCCTAAACACTTTCCCAGAAATCTTATCAGACTGTACAAGCTTTGCACAGTATTCTGCAAAATCGGACTCTGCGATAAATACTTTTCGCTTATTGTTACTCTTCTCAAATGCTTCCTTGGCAGCCTCTACTGTATCACAACCAGTTTCCATTTGCTGCTCATCAGTAATAGCCCCACTCTCTACAATATGCTGTAGCGCATAGCGCATCTTCTTATTGCCAAGATCTACGACAAACTTCTTAAATCCAGCGACCTTCTCGATTTCCTCTTGAGAATTTCTCTTATCCCACTCAATAGTAATTTGCTTGCCCTTAGTTACCTTGCCATTTGCATCAGTAGTACTTTTACTAAACGTCTTCACAGAATTCTTCTTTGGATCAGTCCACATACCGCCCTTTGCCTGTACCATTACTCTGTTAAATCCACTTACTACATTAAAATTAGTAGTTACGTTACACCACCCAGATTTATACTCGGTCTTCGTAATTGGATCAAATTTTTCTGTTTTCTTAATTGGCTTAATTTCTCCATAAAATTCAAACGTATCTAACATAATTATATCTCCTTTTAAATTAATTTTGTATTGTGTTAATCATAAATAAAATCGCTCATCAAAATTTGGGTTCATATACAAATATTTTTCTAACAAATCCGTTCCGACATACAATTGCGGAGTTTCCGTTTCACATTGCCCACAATATAAATCTACAAACATATTTTCTGTTTTATATTCAAAACGTGTCTCATGTATATCCCCGCATCGTTGACACTGCCAATAATATTTCTCGCTCATACTTACGCTCATGTCCAAACCGACATCCAGCTTCCCCCTCTCTGCAAATATGTTAGTTACAAGGGCACCAGACCCCTATCTTGTGCCCTTATTATACCACATATTTCCAATTTGTCAAGACCTTAAAATGATTTTTATACTCATCATTTTCCCATTAATTTCCACCTTTCCGTTGTTAATATCATATGAAACAACATCATCTTTATCAATATAGATTGCCTGTCCACGTACACGGAACCCCCATCCCGTTTCTGTTTCTGGTATAAACTTCATTTGAATATGTTGCTTACCGAAGAGCTTATGTTCGGTATAGATGTCTACATTTTTATCTTTTGTTTCTCTTAATGCCTCAAGTATTTGTCCCATGATTTACTCCCCTTTTTTGCTACTAAAATTATACAAATATTCTAACATATTTACCCACAATATGCAAGAACTAATGTTCCCCTGCTATATATTACTAATTAATTTTGTACTGTAAGTATTTGAATAATGAGCAACATAATTAAATATATTGCTCGTATTTCTGTGCTATCGTATCAACATAATAGTCTTCGGCAAATCCATATTGAATTGCTAATTCTTTTCCTTTTGAAGTTTTTAAAAACTCTCTAAGCGCTAAACCTGTTTCCTTTATACCAAGTTGAATATAATAAAACATTCCAGATGCGCTAAGATTCTTCATGGTTAGTCCTGGTATATCTAAATACTCTCTGAATATTTGAATACGACGATAGAAATAACGGAATTTTTGATCATCAGAATCGACGCCTCTAGTATTTGCTCTTTCCTTGTAAAGTCTTCCTTTGCCTTCTACTTCAACTATTCGCATTGTATTGCCATAGCTCATGATCTCTGTTTCAGCAAAAGCCTTTGGTAACAATTCTTTTAATCTGTTGGTCATATAAAATTCTTTTCCATTAACGCACAGCATATCACCTTGTATACATTCTTCTGAAATCGAATATATATCAATCATATTTTTGCCAGATATACCCTCCCAAAGTAGTTCAACTATGGCTTTATCTGACCAGTTTAAAAGTTGCGCTTCAATATCATCAAGTTCTTCTCTACTTAATAATATATTTCCGCTTTTATCAATGAGATCCACAACATCTGCCTTTGTAATTGATTCATATTCATTTTCTCCACGCATTAAACGTGAATAATGCTTCAATATGATGGCGTAATTTAATAATGAATTTACAGATTTCGCTCTGAATTGCGCAAACATATCCAATATTTCTTCTCTTGTAAATTGTGATACATCTTTATTTAATTTCTCTTCAAATGGTTCCGTCTTTCTGAAAACCGCATAAAGGCTAGTCTTTGCAACTACCTTACTTTTTAAGTATTCCTTTATAAATGCCTCTTTTTGTTCTTTGTCAAACATCTCCTTTTCAACTCCTTATGGTTTACATTATACAATACAATATTAATTTAGTCAAGATTATTTGAAAATATCGCCCAAAAGCTCGGTTGCCTTTTCTTGCTTTTTATCCGAAATCGTCGCATATCTTGCAGTCGTTTCAATTTTGCTATGGTGTAGTTGTGCCGCAGTCAAGTAAATATCCCCAGTTTTTTCATAAAGAATTGTTGCGCACGTATGTCTCATAACATGTGGAGTTACATGCTTATTAGTAATTCCCTTTGAATACTTAAGCAGTAACTTTCTTACCATATCGTAGCTGATGCGCTCTCCTTTTTGAGATACAAATAATGCATTGCTCTGCACATTTTTAAAATATTTCCTTCTATCTGCAATCCAATCAATTAAAATCTTTTTGACAGGAGCACTAAATTTTGCATCGAATGTCTTGTTTCTCTTTTCGATAACCCTAATAGTGTTATTGTTCAAATCAATATCTTCCATATTGATCTGAGTAATTGCAGCAATACGTAATCCAGTAGATACTCCAAGCATAAAAATACATAGATCTCGATTTGCCATTGAATCCCTTGCATTCGCCTTGATATTCAATACAATTTGATTAACTTCTTCTTCTGTTAAATATGTTGTGGCTGGCGCATCGGTAATCTTTGGTCTACTCTTTCTTGGAACTGGATTGGACTCAATATTGCCGTTGTCTTCCAAAAAACCAAAAAAAGAATTCAACGCATACCAGCTTGCAGCGCGGAAATTGCTTGAAGTAGGAACCTCTACTCCATTCTTGGTCTTTGTTTCGAGTGTAATCATATATTTATTAATGGTAATTGGTCTTACATTCTTATAAAAAGTACCGTTTCTCTTGCCTTTTGTTGCAAAGTCCATAAACGCCCTAATTGTTTTTAAATATTCTTGAATTGTTCTATAGGACTTCTTTTCTGCTCTAAGCGCATAATAATATTCCGAAAAAATATCTGGCAAATTTTCAAGCTGCTCTTCAATCTTTTTAAATTCTTTGTTTTCATTTTCAAGTCTTCCGCTTGGCATAAAAATCACTCCTTCGTATAATATGTGGCTTCTTCTTTAACTTTTTTGCGCCAGCTAAAGAAAAAGAACGAAATAAATGCCCACCCAATAAAGTTGCCTTTGAAAATACTTATGATAATCATAAGAAAAATGTACCAAATCCAACCAAGAAATAGTTTATTGATCTCGGTGTCTTTCGGCACATGCTTTACCACCCCATTATATACTCTTTTGCCATTTACAACAACATCCTTTAATTCGTCTTCTGAATAAGTGAAAACATTTAATTTTCCATTTTGAGAATATCTCAAGACATGCTTTCCGTCATTCGTGACACCAGTATACAAAGCGTCAACAATTTGTCCATTTACTTTAATCGAATACCATTTCCCTACATTCACTCGATCTCCTCCAAATACTGAATTGCCTCCTCCAACGAATCAATTGCACTGTCTAAACTGTCCTGCGCAGCTTCTGAATTATATCCGTTTTGAGATTCTTTAATTCCATCCGGCATATTATCATAGCTTTCCATTTCATCTGATAGAATATCGGATATTGTTTTTTCAATTTCCTTAATTACATTCGCAATTTCTTTTCTTCTTGCATTGTTCATAATAAACCTCCATTACAGTCCATATGCTTTGCACATATTAGCAATTTCTTCTTTTCTATTCTTTCTCTTTTGCTTTGTGCGCTCTCTTTGCGCCCACCACTCATGCTCTTCATTCTTTACCAAATACCAACACTGCTTGCCAAGGCAATTTCTGCCCTTAATCTGCTTGACTGTCATATGACAATTATGCCTTCTGCAAAATCCTGCACAATTTTCAGAACAACCGCCATACAATGTTTCCATATTTCTCTTCCTTTCTATGATAATCTTACCACATTAATTTTGTTTTGTCAAGAATTTTGAGAATATTTTGTCAACTCGCCATCCTCTTTTCCATTGCCTTACGATAAGGTTCAAATGCTTCTGCTTCGTTATAATTCATATCATTAAGAATTTTAACTCTCTCACTTTCCGTAAGAATTCTTGTAACTCTAATTCTGTCTGCAATTACCCAAAGCCTATTTCCAGATTCTCTAAAATTATAGAATCCTCCATCTGGTAGTCTATCTGTAAAACACTTTTTAGGAAGTTTTTCTACGACAGAAGTATAATCAATATCTGCCACATATTCTACTTCGCACCAAACTCTCTTGAAGCGTTTTCCTCTTTGGCTTTTATAAGTTCCATTTGCAGACATAAGCCATGGAGCAGAGGGGATTACCGCACCCAAATGCCACCCCGGACGATGTGCAAACTGAGGGTGATATTCAACTATTTCCGCCATAACCCATTCATGCATTGGTGTTTCTGTAGTCTTAGAAATAAAAAGAGGGAATAACTTATTATCATCCCTCATTTCAAATAACTTATATCCTTTTTTGATAATATGTTGCATAATTAATCTCCTTTCAATTAAAAAGAGACCCGTTATTCACGAGTCTCTTTTATTAAAACTTTATAACATTTGCATTATCATTAAAACAATGACACTTAATTTCTTTCCCAGTAAGTTTGTTTCAAATATATCACAACTATTAAGTTCCCCCAAACTTCATATATTTTCACCTCTTTCTAAAATTTCATTTACATTCTATCATAAGATAGAAAATACACAAAGACGAACAATTTTCAGTTTTCTCACTCGTCTTTATTTCTGCAAAATCTTTGCAAGTTCATAACATTTTTTCAAGTTTTTATGATTCAGATCGCATTTCAATTCAACCGCCTTCTTTAGTAACTTCATTTTGCGTTTCATATTACGAAACGGCTTGCCAATAATACTCTTCATTTCACACAGCCAGCAAACTTCCGTAGACAAACTATCATAACCATCAAACGTATAGAAATAATCCGTATACACAACATTTAATTTATGCCACTTTCCACACTCACTGCACTTATAATCCCAAGTACTCCATTCACGAGAGTTTTTAGGAATCTCTTCAATGAGATAATCATAATCTCCATAATCATTCTCCTCTCCCTGAAGTACAGGACTCTTCCACCAATTGTTCATAATTATTCTCCTTTCTTATGAAACTGATACAACTTACCAAAATCTCTTAACATGTCTTCAATATCAGCAATCTGGCACTCATTGAATTCTGCCTTATGATCCTCAAAAAACTTCTGCTGCTCATCTGTGATAAACATCACATTTCCCTCATCATCATAAACACATTTATATGCATCAGAAGTTCTAATACAAATCCAGCCATTTTTCAAGAGAACATCTTCACATAATTCAAATGGCTTTGTGCGTTTTAAATTAAACTTATCAACCAACTCTTCTGCCTTAGAAACGTGCTCCCATCTAGAGCAAGGATATAAAATTCCTTTTGTATCAAGAAATCCACAAATCATTTTTAATCCTCCAAGAAGTTATCTTCCACAACAAGCACATTTACTTTGTGCGTGTAAGCTGTACAAGCATCAATCATAATTAGTTCATCCTTGTAATAATACGGTTCAAAACATGAACCATATCCAAATTCAGGAATACCAGCTTCCATTGCCCAGCCAGTCGAACAGTGCCAGTGGCCCGCTATGATTGTTTTCCCTGTTTTGTTTAGCCCTTTCATTGTAAGATCAAGCGGATTTCCCCATCTTGCAGTTTCCCAAGCAGAAGCATGAGCAGTTCTCCAATCTGGATTATACTCAAACTTTCTATTTCTTGTATAATATACGGGATAATTATCATTACATTTTAGGGCAACGAAGCTATGCACGAATATATAGTTTTCTGTTTCATAGTAATCAACCATTTGATCTAGCAGCGGCTTCATCTTTTCAATTGCAACCATGCAAGCGACATCCCAGTTTTTTGCTTCTGGAGCCAAATCCATAATAGTTTTTGCCGTACCATTTGACCAGTCATGAGACATAGGATAGCGGCGCTGACAAAACTCTTCGAAAAGGCTCTCGTGATTGCCTTTGACAAGTACCTTATTTGGCACATTCATTAAATAATCTAAGACCTGTTGACTTTCATCGCCCCTATCAAAGCAATCTCCACAAATCACTAGCAACTGTTGCTCATTCCCAGACTCAAATCCAGCTTTATCAAGCGCTTCTTTCATGGGCGTATAAAATGAATGAATATCTGATACTGCAAATATTTTCATTTCCGTTCCTCCTTAATTTTGTATTGTTCCCTTAATACAATCCCATGCATTGGATAGCGCGAAATCCTCATCTAAATACTTATTCACATACCTTCGATACTCATATGCCATTTTATCAGTTAACTGCATAATGTCGTCATAGCTCTTTTCGCCATACCATTCATCGTCGCTAAAATGTTCATCAATGTAGCATAAACAAGTATCTCTGTCAAATTCGTGCTCTTGTTCTAGATATGCCGTATAAAGTTCGTCTTTTGTAAGTTCAAATTCGTTTCCATTTCTAACAATTTTCATTCATCTTCCTCCTTAATTAAACCATTTAATAGTCGGACTTCCACTAAACCCCTTTTGCCAGACATACCAACAATACGCTACCGCCGAATCCGCTTTTAGATTTCCATTCTTATCCTTTTTAAACTCTCCATTCTTGGCGCACCCAATACGAGAAATAGAAACGTAAACAATCTTCGGCGGATATTTCTTAAATAATTCTTTTCTGCCTTGCCCCTCAAGGAACGTTAGCTTAAGGAACATGGCGACTTTATGTCCGTCTGTCACAATATCCATTGCGTGTTCGACAAATTCTTTTGCAAGACTATAAGGTGGGTTTGTGATTATGTCCATATTTCTCGGATCATTAATACTAAAAAAATCTACGTTTCCAATACCATATCCTCTGTCAATAAGGTCTGTTGCACATACTGTATGCCCATGACTTTTAAGAACTTCCGCAATATGGCCTTGTCCGCAAGCGGGCTCCATAATTACCTTACTAAACTCCTCAAGTTCAAGTAGCATTTCTACTGCACTTGGAGGGGTGGCATAATAATCATTTACTTCTCGTTCAGTTTCACTATGGTTGCTCGCACCATGGCAAGAATAAATTGCCTTGCTATTTCCTGTCCAATCCTTAGCTGCCATAAACTATGTCATTTCCTTTCTGTTATTCGTCAACTAAAATTACTGTTTCTCCGTCTTCAAACTCTTTTCCACATATATCACAACAGTGTCCATGTGGGTCATAAAAATCTTCTGTTGAATCAAACCATTGCCAATAATCAAATTCTGCTTCCTTGCGCGGTTCATCTCCTTTAAAACATTGTTTACAAATAATCATAAATATCACATCCTTATATTAATTTTGTATTGTTTAATGTTGTTTAAATACTACTGATTTTACGTTCTTGCGCCAACATACTTTACATGCCGAACAAGTAGTTTTTCCATTACCAGGACACATAAATGTGTTGTTTGGAATATCTGGATTATTTTCATTTTTCTTAAAATCGACATACGCCATAGGAAGATTATACGGATTTGGAACATTCCAGCTTTTATCCCATGCAGAAAATCTAATTGTTAAATTCTTTGGAATCTCATTTCCATTATCAAGAAAATTATTAATCATTTCATACTTCTTCGTATATGCAAGAAAAATAACTTCTGGATGTTTTTCTGCAACACGGCACATCATTGCAAGGAATCTTGAATCTGGAATTTCTCCCGCATCATTGTATCGAAACATTCCAACTCCAGAAAAAGTCAAAATTGCATTTAGCTGTTCTTCAAATTTATCTGGATTCTCAGTCCACAATCTCCAGTTCCTATGATATGCCCCGCACACACTGGGATATGCTTGATGTCCACGCATACAATAACAAATTCCGTTGTTGCGGCATGGAGCATCGGGCCTACACGTAAGTACTGGCATAGACATTGTTAAGCAACCAATACCCGTTTTGTGATTTCCATTGTTAACAGAGATCAAATCGTTAATGTGTGTATAATAATCAATCTTTTCAGCATAACTTAATGCCTTTAATTCTTCTCTTGTTTTCTTTTCCATAATTTTCTTCCTTTCTAATTTAAAGGGGCTTTATTCAAGCCCCTAATAATTTTGTGTTGCTTACCAGCTACTGACATATGCAATCATTTGCGTTTTAAAATCCGTCGTTGCAAGAACTTTTTCAATAATTTTAATTGTTTCTGCAACGTCGTCCACATACCATTGGTCATATGACGTGCCTCCAAAGAAGAACCCGCTACAAGACGGAAGCAGTTCCTCAGCTACAGAAGAATCAATTACAATCTTACCATCCTCATAAACAGGCTCCCATTTTCCGTCAATAAGACGCTCTCCGTTTTTGACCTTGCCATACATCATTGTGCAAGAATCAAGTACTGTCTTACAAGTATCAAGCAGCTCTTCAAGAATTTCCTTTGTGCATTCGTGATGATAACAACAATCATCCTCGCCGTCCTGCACATGATTAACTAGCCATGCGTGAATCGCGTTTGCCTTGCGCCAATAACCAACCTGTTCCATGATTCTGTTATATCCGTATTTGTGCTCAGTATCCCAAGCAGAATAACGTTTGATATAGAGTGGCTTGTAAAAGTCAATCACATCCTTGCTCGGAAGTTCGCTTTCGTCAACTCCATACCATTCTTCCATTGTACAATTTGCATTTTTATCATTGTTTGCCTTCGCTTCCAGCCAATCAAGATAGTCCTCAATTGCATTTACATCACTTGCAGTAGCATTCTTGTAACGAGGCATTCTGTTCAAGTACATATCAAGTCCTATGATAACGCACATCCTTTCAATTATTAATTTTAATTTTATCTCGCACGACTGACTGTAACTTTATTTCCTGTTCTCAAATCTTTCACAAACACAAAGCATCCTCCACTAATCCCATAACAATAATAGAAATTTGCGATTTCTTTCTTGATGATAAAGCCATCATCATCGTGTGATTCAAGATAGATTGTATAATCATTGTTGTTTCCAATTCCATTTGCGTGATAGCATTTTGAGAACTTCAATCCATGCTTTTCAACATCTTTTTTGAAGTTGACAATTAAATCACACGCCCTATGGTCATTATACTTATAACTCCTAAAAATATTTTCATTTTCCTTGATGTGTTTAATAAACAGTCTATTGATAATAGACATACACTCGCTTTGTTTCATTTTCAAATCCTCCTTTAATTTTGTATCGTTTTAAATGCATCCACCACAACATCCCCACGGGACATTGGCATTGAACACTTCATCAATTTCTGCTGCATATTTACGGAACTGTTCGGGAATCTTATTTACGTCAATTATCCATGCTCCTTTCCACGTTCCTTCATAGTTCGGATTGATACCACCACCACTGCTCCAAAACGGATAATACTTTGGTTTGTCTTCAGAGTGGAATCCATAGCCAAATGTAATTTTCTCTCCATCAATCTCAAGTGTCAGCACACCACTACACAGGTTGGGCCATTTCCCAGTGTAAGAAACAAACTTTACATGATTAGTTTCATTATTGTTGCTATTAATCAACATTTTACTTTTCCTTTCTTTTAAGTTCTGCAATATATCTTTTAGCTTCCTGCAAATCCGCAATCAGTTTATCAATCCAGTACTCAGAAAACCCATGTTCATATTGCTTTGTGCCACCATAACCATACTGCTTAAATGCAATAGTTCCATCATCCTCTGAACCGAGAGCAACTCCGTACTGATTATCTCCATATTTAATTACCTTTACGGGGATAACGCCATCACCAGCAGACATGAAGATAATGTCATATTCATCTCTCAACTGCTTTAGAGTGTTTTTATCCCAGCACTGATCTTCTGCCGAAAAATACAGCTTTCCCTCAAAATCGTTGTTTTTACAATAATCAACATACCTAATCATTTTATTCTCCTTTCAGCAGCTGCTCAATCAGTTCCATTGTCTTATCGTCTTCCAGATAGAAACCGTCGCTTCCAATCTGTGCCTGAAGATTACATACCAACTGCATAAATCTCCATTCTGGAACCATGTGCCAGTATGCCTTGAGCATATTACAAAACTTGTCAATTCTCTTTGGATCTCTCATTGTTATCTCCTTTCAATTCTCTATTCTCTCGGATAAGCCTATTGCACTTTGCCTTCAGCCTTTTGACTTCTGCTTTTAAATTTTCAATTTCTTCGCGACAAACGAACGCCATAATATTTTTACTCCTTTCAAATCATACAATTATTGTGACTAATTGTTTCCCTATCTTCAGTAAACGCCCTTCCACAATAAGGACAGATGCCAGTATGACCAATCATAATCACGTTGTCTTTTGCCAAACTTCTTTCTCTTGGATAAGACACATTACAATAACTAAATTGAAAATAATCTTTATAATGCAACCCGCAAGAGCTAACATTACCTGCAACATCTCCACTTGTCTTTTTCGTCCACGTAGTATCAGTAATCCCAATCAGCGGCGTAATCTCATTCTGAACATAATTACGGAATACTTTGTACAAATCTGTATTACCATCATTCCCTTGTGGATAGACACGTCCTTGCACAAGAATGCTTTGTCCATAATGGAACATGCAGCGATAAATCTTACCGTCTTCCCAGTCAGTGGGTACATGGTCATGGACAAATGTGATAATCGACGTTGCATCAAGCATATAGCTCACAGTACCTGCGCAGTACATACCATGATAACTATTTTCCATATGTCTACGATTCTCTTTATCAATCGTATGACAACTCGCCCAGTTTACGCCAAAACTCATAGTTAAGTAGTCAATAGGATTCACACTGATGAAGAACTTTAGCTTTCGCTTAAGACCGCTCACAATGTCTGCATACTGGGCAAAGAGCTTATTATACGTTGGCGACTTATCAACTCCATAAAAGCCACACATTCTATTAAATGCGCGGCTTGTTTTCATGCCTTCATGAATGTTATATTCCGGCAAGAACTTCGATGTTACATCTGCCTCAATAGTTGGAGACGGTGCTCGACCAAACGTTTGCACAGCTTGTACAAATTTATTGTACGCATCTAACGAGGCTTGCGTCATTCCATTACTTGCAAATTTGCTTTGATTATCAGAGGAAGTTTTCAAAAGCGCAACTGTTTCTTTGTGCATTAAATCTCTTGCCTTGATTGACTTTGTCCCTATTCTAAGATAATCCTCCAGTGCCTTACCTTTTTCATCCTTATACTTAATGATAACTTTATCTGCCTTGACATTGACGGGAAATACATTACAGAGCTCAAACACGTCCCTTGCACTATTTTCTCTTGCAAGTTCAATGTCAATCATCATGCGCATATCTCCCATGTAATGCTCAGATTTCTGTAACAGCTCAATCAAGTCTTTCTTGTTGGTGAAGTATTCATTAAGCATAGTGCAAACGCCATGCTCACTATTTCTATGATTGTACTTAGTGAGCAATGCCATCACATCATCAACGAGCTTGTCGGTGTCACAATACTGACCCCATGCATCTTTCAGGTTTGCCTTTGTAAAAGTGGCGTGCTGAGCTACTGGAGTACTAGAATCATCAACGAAATCAGAATCGCCCCACATCCACTGTCTGTTGTCTTCTTCAATCTGGTATACAACTCTACCCAACGTATCTGACCTGGCGCTTGCAATCGTAACAGTTCGACCATTATATTGCTCCATCCCACCGCCATGTCCATATGCATAATTACTAGAACAAGTCCCCAGACCTTCTCTTACAACTACGCGATCTCCAACATTGTATCTTGCCATAATTTAGTTCCTCCTTTAAGCATACAAGCTTACAATTTTGTCTTTGATTCTTTGCATTGTTTCGTGCGGCATAACGTCTTCTGCTGGATTCCATTTACTATATGTGCCGCTCCAAATCTTATAAAATTCATTATACTTTTTTGAATATACAACCGTCCAACTATTGCTATAACGACTAACTTGAAAGTAGTCAACAATATTCATTGCGTTTACGATTGCAACAATGTTATCTCTCCCCTTGAGAGTATACAATGCAGTTCCGTCTCTTTTTTGATTTCTTGCTTTGAAACCAGTATCGAGAATGCGGTCAACAGTAATAATATCATCAAAGATGCCGGGATATTTCATGAAGATGTCTTTGAATCCATCCATTCTTGCATCAATGCAGCATTTATATTGGCATCCGTCCCTCGCTTCCTTTGAGTTGATGTCATAACCGCGATACCATCCTCGGCGGCACATGAGTTTCATTTCCTTTTTGATGGTTGCGACATAGCTGCCATCATCCTGCAATACATATTTGATTGACTTTGTTTGGGAATCCGATTCTTTTAAATTTCGGCATCCAATACACGTTGCAGAAGTTGTGCCTTTGAGCCTATGTTCCTTGATGGCTTCTTCTGTGTTCTTAAGAATAGCGCCGCAAGCAGAGCATTTGACAAATTTATTTCTGTTATCTCTTGAGATGGAAACAACATCGGCTTGCCGCACGCTCTTACCATCTACGATGAAATGCGTTTCGTCTTCCATTTTACCGTTCTTCCATACATAACATCCGTCGCCAAATTGTCTTAGCAAAAGTTTCATAATATACCTCCAATAATTTTGTATTGCGTAAGATAAGGGGCAAATGCCCCTTGCTTACTTTGACTTTTCTTCAAACTTGTCGAACCATTTGTCTATTTCATCGAACTTCTTATTTAATCTTTCTTCCATTTCAAGTAGCGCCTGAAGTATTACATCAACCACCTCTTGCAACTCTTTGTTTTCCATTCGCACCAACCCCCTTTTGCCTTTATTATATCACCTCTTTCTCAAAATTCAATATGTCATATTCAACAAATTTTCTTAGCCGATTCTCACAAGCCCACCAAATTTTTCTTTTACTGCAATGCTGCCAAACTCGCTGAAGTAGTCAATGGTTTTGTTCCATACATAAACAAAAGCATATCCTTCTTTGATGTCGTTTTGATCCATTTCCCACTCCTCATGATAATCCGATACATACAAGAAATTGTACATATCCATTGCTTCGCCATCAATCATTGCAGGAGTATGAATCACATGATACACAAGTGCATTGTTTTTCTCTTCAAATTCTGCCACCTTTGCGGTAAGTTCTTTGTCTGCACTGAATTCGTACAATCCACCAGTCGGCTCAGAAAGCTGCACTTCGTTTCTGTCCTTAAATGCTTTGATACATGGAGCAAAAAGTCCAAGTGCCTTCATGCGGTTGATTGCTTCTGCCTTTTTGATCTCTTTTGATATGTTCATATTTATTCCTCCCTTTAATTTTGTATTGTATTTTTCGTTTCGTGTTAGTTTGCCCCATTATAGGACAAACTATTTTGTTTAGTCTAAAAGCCCACACGCATTTGCAATCATTGCGATAATTGCAAAGACTACGATAGTTCCAATGAGAGCAATAATCCCGTCTTTTGTTTCGTCCTTTCCGAATAGTAGTACACAAGCAATGATAATAAGTAAAATAACAACCATTTGTTTACCTCCCTTTATTAACAAGACCTATACATTATTCGTAATTATTTTACCCTTATTATACTGCTGTGTCAACTTGCTTTACTTTACCTCCTCATTAAGATAACTATTCAGTAGGTCTATAACTTCACCAGAATGCTTTACAAGGCATTCATTAGTCTTCGCAATTCTTTCTGCAAGGTCGAGTGTTGCCTTCCATTCTTTCATTACGTCTTCATACTCAACCAGATCATAGCCCGTGAGTAACTTGAAGAACCATTTGCGAATTTTTTTCATTTTACTTTACCTCCTCATTCAACAATCATTTTCAGCTTATCAACCTTTGCCTTTGCAACTGTCTTTTTGCGCTCAATCTCTGCCAACTGGAGCACCGCCGCATCATACTCCATCTTTACCTTTGCATAGATTCTGGACTGAATAGCGTTTGCATAGTAGCTCATGTCTTCGACATAGCAATACAGTTTGCCATCCACGGCAATCTTGCCATCGCGCAGTTTATATGCAAAATTATCATACGGCATATGCTTTTTATCGGCACATTCCTTTGCACTAGTGAATGCCTCACCAGTGTCAAGACACATGACTGCCTTTCCTTTACGACGATCGCTCTCCACAATATACTTAGCCTTGATGATGGTGATGTTTTTCATAATGTCAATTCCCTTTCTGCCAGTTGGCAATAATTTGTTTTGTTGTTAGATATAGTTATATACGTTACTGTCAACCATGACGTCAATTACATTTTCGAAAGGAATGTCGGGGCATTCCATAACGAATTTGCCGACTGCCTCTGCCTTGGAATGTGCAATCGTATCATACCAGCACATAATATTATTTTTATCTACATATTCGACAACATAATACTTGCTGCCATAATAGTCATCATACATATCATCAATCCAATCTGCTGCGGCACTGCAATAGCTTTCCACATAATTGAATTTGTCGTTTTCCGTTGTCCTTTCAAGAATCTTGCATGCTTCCTGAATACTCCTTTCCATTTCAGAAATCACAACATATTCGCTTGTGGTATGTGCTCTGTAATATCCACAGCTGAGATTCACTGCCGCACACCCAATGAATGGCGCAACCTCGCAAATATCAGAGAACGAACCGAATGCTGTCTTATAGAATTCCTTTGTGATGAATTTTTCAAACTCATCATTTGCGCACTGATAAAATACCGCGTCGTTTGCGTTGGCACGGTCGAACTCAATGATGTAATTAAAATCGAGTTCCTTTGCAAGTTCTGTTTTAATGAATTTCCCTGCGCCAACACATCCAATCTCCTCATCCTCGCAGAAAAGGACTGAGCAGTTATATTTTTTGAGAATCTTAAAAATCATGTATACACCACATCGATCATCTCCTCCAATTCCATTAGGAGAAGAAATAATGTTCTGTTCTGTATCATATTCAACCATGGTCGGCAAGCTTTTGTGCACTGTGTCAAGATGTGCCATCAAGAGCACGGGGAATTTGCCTTGTGCAAACACAAAACCATCCCCGCTGACAATTTCGCCGTGTGTTTTTACCAGTTTCTGTTTCACATGATTCTTTAGTGATTTCTGAGACATGCGGCAGATTTTTTCAAACTCTTTATTCATATTCATTTACCTCCCTTAAATAGCCTGTTCTTCGGCGTTTGCCTCGGAGTTTTCTTCTTCATCGTCTTCTTCCTGTGCTTCCGCTTCTTCAAGACAACTATCACATAGCCAACGTCCGTTATGCTCTGTCAAGTCTCCGCTTCTGAAGTATTCTCCACAGTCATCGCAGAAACAATAATTCTCTTCAAGACAATCGCGGCAAACGTAATCTTCAATGGAATCTACATATGTCATGCGGCTTTCCCTATGGTACTCTCCACAATCGTGACACTGTCTGTAGCAAGTTTCCAAACAATCGTCACACACAAAATAGCCACCATCTACTTCTGTTACACCGCTAACAACGTAGCTCTCACAGCAGTCGCACCAGCTTACACAATCGCTGCAATACGGCTCTCCGTTAATCCAAACGACTTCTTCGCTATCACTTTCAATGAGACAACCGCAATTTGCGCAAGTTACTTTACTAGCGCAGCAAGAAATATTTCTCTGTTTGTCATGTTCATAGCCGCACTTGATACAAAGCGGTGCATGACCAACTGTGAAGTATTCTTCATTCTCGCTTCCCTTCGGACGAGAAAGTGTGCAATTACTGTAGCTCTCATAGTCTCTATAGTGAGTGCCTTCGGATACCACATATTTGCTTGCCGCATCAGTTCCCTTTGAGACAGTCCACAGATTCGGAAACTCAAAGATTTCGGACATAATCTTTTGGACAATTTCTCTGTAAGGAGTATATGCACCACCGTTTCCGTCATTGTCTTGCGGGTACAGTCTGCCCTGTACGAGTTTGTCTTCTGCCCAATGGAACATCTGACGGTTAATCTTAGGCTCATGCCAGAAATCTTTCCCTCCGTAGGCTGCGTCCACAGTATAGAATACCATGGAAGGCTTATCCAACATGTAGCTTACAGTGCCAGAGGAATACATCCCCTCATAACTGTTCGGCATATTTCTCTTATTGGTCTTGTCGATGGTATGGCAGCTTGCCCACGAATTACCAAACGACATGGTGAGATAATCAAGCGGGTTCACAGAAAGAACGGTATGCCTTACAATCTGAAGCGGATTGATTGCATCAGCATACTTTGCAAATTCCCTATTGTAGTCGGGCAGCTTATTGTAGCCAATGTATGTGAGCAGCTTGTTCATAACGCGGCTCATCTTCTGTCCGTTGTGAGCGTGAATGTCAGGCGACATTTTATTAAATTGACATGCGGTCGCCTCGTCAATGTACTGGTCAGAGAATTGGTACAGATTGATAACGAAATTGAAGATAGCTCCAGGAAGTTTTTGACCATAAGACGTGCAATAGTCTTTCATGTCATCAGGCATGAATTCCCTTACTGCAAGTGCATTGTCCAAATCCAGAAGCCATTTGGCAAAGTCTCTAAGCGCATTGGTGCTTGTCTCGCGTGCAAAATTGTGGCTGAATACAATCATGAATTTGCCTTTGAGATAGTTCGGATGCTTCTTGAAAGCGGTGATAAGGTCTGCCTTGTTTTCTGCCCATGTGTCAATGATCCTGTCGAGCGCTTCCTCGGTGTAGTCGTAGTCATACTCATCAAGCAGATGCTTCATGTCCTCAAGAAGCATTTCCTTTTCTTCCTCAGTGATAATTTCTTTTACATCCATTTTATTTTCCTCCTTTTCTTCTGCCTTGAACAGTTTGAAATATTTTTTCACAACAATAAATTCGCCGGATGTTTCATCGAACACCTTCATGGTGTGTTCGCCTATGATTTGAGTTACAACGCCAATCCATCCACATCCTGTGATGCTATATGGAGAAGCAGGAACACCAATTACCTTGTCACCAACATTGAACATGATTTAATCCTCCTCAATTTCTCTTTCTGCCTCGCTTACGAATGCATCTTCAATGATATCGCTTTCCTTTTCGGTAGGCTCAGTTGCCTTCATGGTAGAGTTGGCGCAAGCAGTCATGGACAGGATAACGAGCAGGGCAAGAACGATAGCAAGAATCTTTTTCATGGTTTTATTTCCTTTCAGCAATAATTTTGTATTGTTTAATTTTCGGATTTTTCTTTGAGGGCGGCAAGTTCAGCAACTGCCTCATCTCGCTCTTTGATAAGAGCTTTAACTTCGTTTATCAGGTCAATGACAAAGGTTCTTTTTTCGCCACGACATGTTTCCGCTGCGACACAATTACTGCATGACCTATTCGAACAATCACAAATAGCATAAAAAATGCCGAGTTTATCTTGAATGGTCATTTTGATTCCTCCTCTGGATAAAGTTCTTCATCGAGCAGAATGTAACCCAATGCCTGAAGAACAACAGGTGCTTCATCTGGTTCAATTCCGTTGTCAATCAGACACTGTTCTGCCTTGAAACGATTGGTTGCAATACAGTTTCTCATGTTGCTAACTGCATCGTTCCAACCACGGGCGTAGTCCATAGAAGGTGACTGTGACATAAAACGTTTATTCATTTTGTTTCCTCCTCGTTTTCCAAAATCACATACAAAGCATGAGTTCCTTTTGGGAATGTGAACTTTTTAACTTCCGCTTCCATATGTTCTGGACGGATATATCTTGTATCGCCAACAGCTTTATCGCCAAGACATTTTCCGTTTTGCCAAAGCACAATTCTGTCGATGTCTGTGCCAAGTTGGTAGAACATATTGAGAAATTCGATTAAGTTCATTTGCCTTAAACCTCCTAAAATTTCTCCATCCTAATTACGACTTCTACTGTGGAGGATGTCCCTTGCTCAATTATGTACATCACATCTATCACTTTATACAGTTTACCGCCTACCCTTACCTTTTCTCCCTGTCTGGGAAGATGCTTCATCGTTCCGTTGACAAGGGCATTGTCACCAACATAGAAATAAACCCTAAACATTTGTTTTAAGCCTCCATTTGTTCTATGATGTTGAGTTGCTTAAAGATACACTCCAAATCTGCATTTGAATATATGTCTTTATACCAATATATAGCACCTTTCTGCAAGTAACCGAGTAGGAGGGACGTTTAGTCCCGTCCTCTCACACCACCGTGCGTACCGTTCGGTACACGGCGGTTCAATCGCATAAGTGCACAGACTCGTACCGGTCTAGGATACTGTAGTATCCTGCCCGTGCGAGTCTTTCTTTCGAGATTGCCCTTTGTACATGACCGTTCTTCGCCATGTGCCAGTAGGCTTTCCGGCAATTGCTTACCGCCCTTGCCTGCCACTCTGGTATCCCCAATTGCATAAGGCTCTTTGCTCTTGTCTTGGGTTTCTTCCATTGTTTCCAGATGTAGCTTCTATACCGGCGGCGCAGCCACTTGTCCCATTCTCGCATGGTTGTCTTCATACTCGCAATTCCGAAGTAGCCCAGCCAGCCCCGGATGTAGACCTTTACCTTCTGCATCACGACCCGGACATTTCTGCCCTGACTGCGGGAAGTCAGCTCTTTTAGCTTGGCCTTGGCTTTCTTCAAGGACTTTGTGTGCGCTCGAATGTAAATGCCGTTCTTGCCCTTCCCTAACGCAAAGCCCAGAAACTTAAAATTTCGGATTGCAAACACGCTGACCACTTTACTTTTCCCCACATTCATCTTGAGTTTTAGTTTCCCCTCAAGATACCGCCGGGTGGTTTCCAGAAGCCTCTCTGCTGCCCGTTTGCTTTTGGCCAGTACCACAATATCATCCGCATATCGAATGACAGGTACTCCCCGTCTTGCCATCTCCCAGTCGTATTCGTTCAGGTAGATGTTAGCAAGCAAGGGACTAAGTGGGCCTCCCTGGGGAGAGCCTTCTTCTGTTTTCACCAGCAGTCCGTTTTCCATCACTCCCGCTTTCAGGTATCTCTTAATGAGTTCAATGACCCGTTTGTCATGGATGTTCTTCCGCAGAAGGTTCATGAGCAATTCATGGTTCAGGGTATCGAAGTATTTGGACAAATCCACAAGTACCGCTTGTGTATAGCCCTGCTCCGCATATTCCTTCACCTTTTGAATCGCCATCTGCGCACTCCTGCCCGGACGATAGCCGTAGCTTAAATCCGAGAACAACGGTTCGTAGATTGGGGTTAGCTGCTGTGCGATTGCCTGCTGGATGATGCGGTCTACGACCGTTGGGATTCCCAACTTTCGTACCCCGCCATCCGGCTTAGGGATTTCCTTCCGGCGCACCGGCTGGGGCTTGTACTTCCCTTGCCGAATTGTTTCCAGAAGTTCTTCCCGGTGTTCTCTCAGCCAAGGCAGCGCATCCTCGACGGTCATTCCGTCGATTCCCGGCGCTCCTTTGTTGGCTTTGACCCGCTTGTAGGCTCTGTTCAGGTTTTCCCTACTTAGAATCCTTTCAAGCAAGTCTGCACCGCCCTGTTCCTTTCCTTCCTGACTGCCAACACTCTGCGCTCCCGCATACCCTTTGTGTTCCGCACTATCTCTTTGTGGGCAGCTCAGGCTTCCCTGATATTCTGCGTTCTTCATGTTGACCTCCTTCCGAAATCTACTAAGGACTAACGATTGTTCAGCCCTTTCCGGATTTTTTTTCCGGTACTATGGCCTCTGCTGACTTCTTGCCGTTCGTTGTTACTGCGCATTTTTTTTTGCGTCGGCAAGACCTCCCCGGGTACTCACACATTCTTTCCCTCTTTACCTGCCGCATTTACCGAAAGCGATTCCGTGTAGCTACTGGGCTTTGTTTTGTTATGCAAACTTACCCTCGCTGACGGCCTTATATGCGATTTCTGTTCGTCAGGCCAGAGTTTTGCCCATTGGGAGACCTTTCAACTCCCAAAATCCGGCTTTCTTCAGATTCCACCTCACGATGGACACCCTTGCCTTTGGCTAGCCCTTCCCGCTACCGGGCGGACTCGGGACTTTCACCCTATAGAACGTGCGCTCACCGGGCGCACATAAGTCAAGGCACAGTTGATTAACTGCGCCTCGTCCTTGTTGATATTGAGTTCCATTTGCCTTACCTCGCTCTCACACAAAGTTCGTTGTCGTAGAAACCAAAGGCAACAACTTCCTTTTCACAGACATTTCCATAGGACAAAGCAACCTCAACTTTGCCTTTAACAATTGGGTCGAGATTGTCGTCATTAACAACCAGAACGCCATTCCAATTGTCATAAAGATTTACAAAGTCACGCAGTTTCATTTGCCTTACCTCCTTAATAAATTTCCCTCATCTTTTCCATTTGCTCCTCCGTAAAGATACGGCGAAGCCCTGCATATTCCTCACCACAAGCAAGGAAAGTTTCCCTTGCAGAGATACTGTCGGTACTGTAGCCGAACTCGGCACAGAAGTCGCTGAAGCTGTCGTAGCTGTATTTCTCTACGCAAGCAAGGATGTCATACTCGGTGGGAATTGCGTTTGCCTTGAGTTTTGCAAGTTCTGCCCTTGCCTTTGCCTTTTCATGAGACCTCAGACAATCATAACTTGCTTTATACTTCTGTTGAGCATAGGTTCTCTCGGAAACTTCACTCACCTCTGTGTTGTGCAGGCTGTCCCAGAAGTAGCTTGTGTATTTGCCTTTGGGAGTTGTAATGGTGAACTGATACTTGTTGTGCGGCTTGGTTTCGCCCAACCAATTAGAAGGGATCTCCTTTCCGATGAAGTTGATTTCCATTGTTGCCTTGCAGTCCGCAAGGAACTGTTTCGCTTGAGCTTGATAGTCAGTCATTTTACATTCTCCTTTCTATTTGCCTTAAATGGCATAAAGTCGTCTGCCTTCGAGGACACCGCACAGTTCAATCAGGCGGCTTTCCCTTAAAGAAAGAAGCCCTCCCCTGCCACAGATGTCAATGATTGTGTCCTCATAAATTGCATCTGCCTTTGGGAACGCGGCTTTAAGCTGACTCATATATTCATTTGCCTTCATTAAAGCACCCCCATTTCCCTTAATGCAGCTTTTGCCGCAGTTGTGATATGGTCGTCATGGCAATTGTACTTGTCATACCAGTCGCAAACAATTTCGCTTGGGATGGTTGCGTGGATGCAATCCCAAGCAAGACGAGTGCCGAAGTCCTTGTAGTTCCCATTTGCCTTGAGTCTTTCGGCATACTCAGGCAAGTTGGGGATTAGCGAGAATCTTTCCCTTATGTAAGAGAGTTCACTTTTAAGTTTCATTTCCATTCCTCCTTTGATAAAATATATAATAAAGCCCACCAACATTTCCGTTGATGGGCTTGATATAGATTTTATCTGAACAGACCAAGAGGCAGTTTCTCTTTGTAAGTCCACCCCATGGTTTCAAGCGTGTGAGACACAGCGCCGACAGTAGGAGCTTCGAATTCTCCCTTGATGGGAAGCGGATTGATCGGGCAATTGATGCGGCAGATGAGTTTGCCTTTTTCATTGAAGCGGACGAGAAGAATGAGACGGACTTCTCTTTCCTTCGCATACACAGCTCTTGCTCTCTGATACTCGTCAGAGTACTCCATGTTTGCGCCTTGTGCATACTGATATCCGTTGACATCGAACCACTTGCTCAAGTTGTCACGCTTGGTGAAGATGAACGCCTTTCCGTAGGTAGGCTTTTCGTTTGCCTTGAGCAGAGCGATGGCATCCTCATTCAGTCGAACGTTACACTCAGTCACGCCGTAATAAGGACACTTGGTGCAGTCGTCCTCGCCATCCGAACCAGCACACAGAGCCAGAGCCTTCATCACATTTGCCTTTTCCATTGTTATTTCCCTTTCTGAATAAGATTACGGAATCATTTCCGTTTGGAATGGGACTTTTTGTTCTGCGGAAATCCCTTAGAAACCGCTATTCAATTTGCATTCTAGCGTGGCGCATCGGAAAAATCACGACTTAATACGTGCCTCTTTGCCTTGCCAGATTACGTTTCGCTTATAGAGATTCAATTCTATGCAGGATGATGTCATGGGTGATGCGGTCAAGGATCACTTCAGGATCTGCACGAGGACGCGCAGCCATTTCGCTTTGGAATTGCTGTTCGATTGCGGCATCCCATTTGATGCCCCAATCTTCAAAAACGCGCTGCTTTGCTTTGATGATTTCTCTTCTGCTTCCGGGCATTTTCCTCTTCCTTTCTTTCAATGGAAATCAACGTCACACAGGAATAGATGCACACGAGCAAGCCCAGCACAACGATAATGTTGCGGGCACATTGGTCTTCAACAAAGAGAGTTGCCCAAATTGGCGTGAAAAAAGTCACTCCGCAGATGATAAAGTTAATGATCTTCTTCATGTGATATCCTCCATAGATTGCCGCACTTGCGGTTTAATTCGTCTGTAAGTTCGCGCAAAGATTTAGTGGACACGTCGATGCTCTTGATGTCATAGCCGTTGAAACAGAACACAATCGTACCGTTGTGTCCTTCGGTGATTAGATATGAGTCTTCCCATGGATGTTGTGGGTTCACCATGCTCATAGGTTGTCTGGATTTGTTCAACACGTTGAAGATGTCTGTCCAATCGCCCGGACGCATTTCGTCAGTCATTATATCACCTCCAATCTACACATAATTATAGCACGGATTTAGTGCTTTTTCATCTCTTCGGTGGCAAAATATGCCATAACCATTTCGTGGGTGCAACTGATTGCGCAGTGATCGCAGTCAATGCGCATACCCTTCATGCAGCAACAATCGCAGCTATACTCAAGGGATTTTTGAGCCTGTTCTTTGGTTGATGCGGCGTACTGGAATTGTACACCTCTTTGTTCAAATTTGGTCATAAAAATACCTCCTATCTTTCATAAATATGAAGTTCTCCGTCGAAAGAAATGATATATGTATCGCCGTTGTCCTCGACAAGTTCGGCGGACACAATAGTGTGGTGGCGCACGTATTCGCCATATGCGAGGCACAAAGCACACACTGCAATGATGATCAGAATACGCATAATGATCTTCTTCATAGATTCACCTCCTGCTTAAGTTCATAAGAATACCCACAAGCACATAACGCACCTGTGGGCATGGTTTATGAACTTAAGTGATAGTTTTAGGGCGTGGCCTAACTCCTACGCCCACTTTATACACATAACCATCAAAAGTGTCACAGATACCGCAGCCTTCACTATCAACCCAAACCCTGCCACCCTGAGCGCATACTTCGGCAGTATGTGCTTTTATTGATAGCTACCCTACGGTCTGCAATTGTTCCCCGCACACTATATGTCGGTTGCCTACGTGTAGCCTAGCACGCGTATTTCTATCCAAATGGCAGGTACGTACTTGTACCGTTTTCAAAGGTGCGAATAAATACACCAATCCCTTGGCGGTTGACCTCTCAGGTTTATCTGCGAGCAGACCATTAGGGCGCAAAGTCCCCACGGATAGTATACAGGCATATAAGCAGGATGAATGACCATATTTTGCACTACGCCGAGTTGTCAGCCATAGCACTTGCATGGATCATGACATAGATATACTACGTCCCAATACGGGTGTGTCGCACTGATTAAGGGTACACCTATACCCCGCAGTGGTAATGCTCCACCACACCTAGAGATACCCGTTCGTAGAGAGTCCTCACCGCCTATGTGGTCGCAATGATAGTTAGTGCATTGCATCCCCTATTCCTAGGGGCATAGTTGCCCGCAATATTCGTCACGGCGCACGGGTATACCAATCCCATACTACTAGAGCATAGCCCTATTTTTTCGTTCAATTGTCAAGGTGCGAGAAATATAGCGAGTTATCGCCGCACACAATACAACACTTAAAGATAGCGAGTTGTCGCCTATGCAAGTATAGCGTACACAAATAGCGAGTTGTCGCCTAATAACTATACTTGTGTGATAATATTGTATTGTGCCCACTCTGCATTTACACTGACTTGTGACAGTTTTACCATGTGGTAAAGTTGCATTAAGCGCCCCGTAAAGGGGCAAATATCGGTTGACATAGTATGGTGGTTACTTAGTGGCAGATTTTGCCTGTTTGTTGTTGCGGCGCTTTTCGGCACGTGCGGCTTTAAGAGCGGCTTTTTCGGCCTGAATATCTTCAACGGAACGCAAGGACTGTTTAAGGATAGCATCGCCTAGCATAAGCTCAACGTTACGCGTAAAGGTAGATTCGGACTGAATTTCAACGATACGCTTGCAGTTGCCTGGAAGATTTTCAAGGCGGGAACATTCAGCGGCCCATTTGTCATAGGCAGACTGATTTTCGGGCGTATCGTCGTTGTTAAGACGCTTGCGTGCAATGTTACGCTCACAATGTGCATGAGCCATTTCTTCAGAAGTGTCAATAACACGGAAACGAACCGCGCAGGAAATGACACTTTCTGCAATGTTAAAAGCATTGAGCTTTGCGCCGTTCACGTCGCCGATGAAATTCAAAACGACGTGCAAAGCGTCATAAAGTGCAGATTGGTCGACAGTTGCGGCTTTTTCCGCGTCGCCCATATGGTCGTAGCGATACTTATAGATAGAGTATGCCGGAATAAGCATAGCTTTTACAGCGGCGATCCATACACGCGCGGCGGTTACGCCGACACTTTCGCCATTGATACGCGCGGACTTATATTCGCGATTAGACACAAGAGCCTCTGCATAGATAGACATAGTTTTTTCCATAATTTTACCTACTTTCCGGGCTTTTGCCCTATAAAATGATTTTTTGTGTTCCTTGAAAAGTGACAAATTCAAGAAAGAGCCATGTCAACCGATATTCATTTTTCAAGGTTCACGCCGTTGCGGTTCGGCGGCTTGTGTCCGCCGTTCCCCTCGGGACAACTACATTATACCACGGGGAAAAAGAAAGTCAAACAAATAGATATTTGTTGATAGGGGTACATAAAACTAGCAAAATGTTTACTTTTTGCCACATTTTCATAAGGTGATTATCATATACACTGACTAAAAATTAAACCTTCTCTGACCTTAAAATCAAAAAAATATATCATCCCTATAAAATACCTAATAAACCTTCTTAAATCACTCTCATTTTTAAAACCATAAATAAATCATTTGTTCGAAAAATTCAATATCACATATCGTCAAGCACAAATATATAATTAATCATAAAACAAACTTTTGCTCAAAAAATAATCCCCCCATTATTTAACCACATAACTATCTAAATCTACAATTTAATAAACAATCTGTTTCTAATTCAAAATAAAATTACTAAATATAACTCAAAACATCATCCTCTATTTTATACAAACATTTACACATCAACCAACCATTGTCCAAATCCGTCTCAAAACATTATTTTGGATGGTTTGCTTTAGCAAGCCAGACAAAGCGAGAGTCCCATGAGTGGGACGGTTTTTGTAGACGAAGTGAAACGAGTCAACAAAAACTCGCTAGAGGGTTGATATAATATATACACCGCGCATATTGCCAAATCAGCCTATCATATACCAGAACGCTTCCAACCATCTCCCATATCATCCATATAAACTACACCCAACCAAACCAAAACACCCTTCAAACTATTTCTCTTTTGCCTTGATATTATATTAATATTTTTTATATTAAATATAATTATATTAAGTGTCCTAAATTTCGGAATTTTTTTTCCGAAAAATAGGACACACTTTTTCCGAAAAATAGGACACACTTTTTCCGAAAAAT